CATGGGTAGGGCGCCCCAGTATCCCTAGGCGCATGGGTAGGGCGCCCCAGTATCCCTAGGCGCATGGGTAGGGCGCCCCAGTATCCCTAGGCGCATGGGTAGGGCGCTCCAGTACCCTTAACTGCCCTGCCGAAGCTCAGCGATGCGCCGATCGGCGATCTGACTGAAGCGAGCACGCAGTTCAGCCTGCTCGTCAGCGGGCGCCGCCTTGATGTAGGCCTCCACAGCGGCGGCGTCGCCGTCGATGTTGACGTTGGTGTTGTTGTTGTTGTTGTGGTTGATGGTCACATCGGGTAGCTCCTGCCGCTCCTTGGCGATAAGCTGGCTGGTCTCGCGCAGTTCAGAGATGATGCCCTTCAGGGACTCAGCACTGATCTGCTCAGCGCCCTTACCGCTCTGGTCCAGAAGTTGTTCGAACTTGGCTTCTGCCACAGCGAAGAGCTTGTCGTTGACGCGGGTCATGCGGGCGATTCGGATGCGCTTGTTGGCAATGCTCATCTCTGTGATCAGCTTGTCATAGTAGCGCCAGAACTCGCCGCTGGGGTGGTTCATCCACCTGTAGATGGTGGTCTTGCCGACGTCATACGCCGACACGACATTTTCGATCGTGTTACCATCTGCCAGCGCTTCGCAGACGGTGAGCTTTTTCTGGTCCCAGATCCACTCGCCCGGCTTGGTGCTGTTCGCTGGGTCTGTTGAACTGGGCAGTGCCATTTCGTCCGGGTGGATGATGGCACTCAGTGGTGCTTTGGCCTTGCGACCATCGTTGTCTTCCGCATAGGTGGCCTGAGCGTCCATTTCAGCGAGAACTTCTTCCCACGGGCGCCCCAGCTTGGCGGCCTTCTTCTTGGCGTAGCCGATGCGGTTGCGTCGCCGCTTGTCTTCGTCAGTCGTGTTCTTCCCCAGATTAGCCCGGCGGTCCTTGCTGTTGACGGCGTTCGGCCGGGGGGATGCCTTCAGTATCTCTTTGGTTCCTTCAACGGCCCGGTTCAGGGCGTTGATGCCTGTTTCGACGGTGCGATCGATGACCTTCGTAGGCCGTGGCGTCTTGCGTGCCATAACGGGCGCCCCCTTGCAGTACAATTCTGTACAACAAGTGTAGCACAAAACCCCGGCTGGGAAAACCAACCGGGGTTTTGTGTTGTCAGTACAGGGCACAGACGCATGCGTCTTGGGGCTTGCGGCAGTCTGGGCACAGCCCCAGAAGCTCACGCAGGCTCACCACGATGGGGGTCATCCGGCGCCACTGGCTCATGGCGCCGTTCAGACGTGCCTGCGACATGCGCCCCCGGCTTTTCATTTTGCTGATGCGCTCAACAGTGCGCTCGGCGCCACTGTGATAGGCTTCAGCTTCACAGAGTGCCCATTCAAGCGCCTTGCGCTGGTCATCGGTTAGGTCAGCCATGGGTGAGCTTAGGCCTTCTTGCCGTGCATGGGCGGGCGGTCCATGTTGTAGAGCATCTTCTGGGCGATGATCTGGGTCATGTTCACGTTCTGCAGGTCAGGATGGCGCCCGAACTCGCCCACGGTGGCGGCCCAGCGAAGCTGGATGTCGGCCATCTCCTTGAGAAAGCCTACCCAATCACCCACACGCAGGGCTTCCAGCGCCTCAGCGATCTCTGACACGATGAGCACAAGCCGGGCGGCGATGGCTGTCTTGCTGGTGGCAAGGGGTGTTTCGGCGTCTTCCCGATAGCCCCTGATGTACTTTTGTGCGTAAAGAGCCAGCCCGTCTTCGTCTATGTCTTCAAGAGCGATCCCCAGTCGCGCCAGCGCGTCGGTGTGATCCCCACCAACACGAATGTCGGCTGTCAACTCACCAAGTGCCTCGATGGCGGGCGCCAGCGATACAAGCTCAGTCATAGTCGGCATGGGCTTGTCGATGACCATGCCCGGCAGGTCATGGAAGCCCTTGTCTTCCATGATGGCGTGATGGTGCTTGATTAACCAGCCCAATGGCATGTCAATAAGCGGGGACTCAGCGTAAGTCTGCAGGTCTTGCCTGAGCAGGTCACCAAATGTCTGCATGTTGGAATCCCTCCGTGTTCTTAGGGTAACACAAAGCCCCCAGCTTGCGCCGGGGGCTTTGTGTGGGGGTTGTTGGGTGCTAGGACTCGACGCCGATGCACCCGTAGGTGCGGATCCAAAGGTCGTACTTGTTATGGGCGATGGTGTAGTCCGTACTGTTGAACGACTGGACGACGGAGCCGCCTTGGATGCGGTTGACGAAGTAGTACATCCCCCGGCTCTCAAACGTCACGACGCAGTTGTTTAGGTTGATGGAGACCGGGGGCTTGATGCCGGGTTGCTCCGACGCATAGACCGGGGCGGCCGTCATGCACAGGGCGAGCAGGGCCATCAGGGTCAGCAGGAGCTTCCGCAGGCGTTTGGTCATGGTGGGTATCTGCCTCCTTTTGTTGGGTCTGCTAGTAGACTTCGACGTGGTTGTGTCGAAATCCTCCTAGTTTTTGGAAACTTTGTACCAAAGTACAAGGTGTAGGGGTAGGCAGGGCACTAGGCACAGGTAGAAGTCCAGCCGTGCGGTATCCGGCGAAGCTGGGGTGGATGACCAGAAGGCGCCCACCCACAGATCCGCCAGCTTGGACTCCAGCCGTAATTGCCACGGGCGCCCGGTCTTGGTCATGCAGAGGATCTTGGTGTGGCCCCAGTATTCAGGGCCGTCCCGGAAGAGCCGCCACGCCAGATGAAGCGTGAAGAGCCAGCCATAGATGTTGATTAGGGTGTTGATGGTCATGATGTGCGCCTCCCAGCCAGCAAGATCTCGCACCGGAGGTTCTGGATCTGGTCGGCAGGGAGGGCACAAAGCCGCTCCACTGCCGCCACTGCGAATTCATTTACAGAGACCTGACCAATCTGCTGGGCCTGCAGGACTTCGATAGCACGTGCAACTAGCGGTTTCAGCGCGTCAGGGAAACGCACGTTGATCGCCCAGCGCTTCATGGCGTTTAGGCCTCCCGCCGGAAGGTGATGGTGCGCTTGGTCTCGCGCTCCAGCACCCGGCCCAGCCGCTCAGCGTAGGCCAGAGACCGATCATCCTTGGCGATTTCGTCACTGTGTTGGAGGAGGATCCGCATGACCTTGAGGGCGCCGTACTCCATGTTCAGTTGGGACAGAAGGCGCCGGGCGGCGTCACTGAGACCAACGTCGAACTCAGCGCCGAAGGTTTCCTCGATCTCCTTTTGCTCAGCGCTGGGTATATGACCGAAGCCATAGATCAGGGAATGTCGCAGGACACCTACGTAGTAGCCTACAGGATCCTGCAGATGTTCCTTCTGGTAATGACGCTGTGTGATGTGGATGGCGTCGGTGACCCACTGCCGGGCGTTGAATCCCTTGCCTTCCACCGTGCGGTAGGTCTCATGGATGGCCGTGCGGTATTCCTTCTCCTTGTGCGGCCCCATCAACGTCTTCCAAAGTGCCCAGCACTCCGCGATCTCCGGGGTTGCCGGGGCGTCGGCCACGCTCGGCTGAGGCGTCGGGGTCGGGCTGGGTGTAGGGGTCGTAGGGCCAACCGATGACGTTAGGGCTGATGTTAGGGGCGCCACGCTCGGCTGGGGCGCCGGGGTCCGGTCACCGATGACCACCGGGGGCAGAACCGGGGCGGCCTGTTCTGATTCCCACTTATAGCGGATGTCCCCAGCCCGCAGGCGGTATATCTGCTGGTTCCTGCGAACCAGTGTCAGAAAGTCGTGGCTGACCAGATCCGCCAGAAGCTGGTTGTACTGCTTGGGCGTGCAGTTGCCTACCGCAAAGGACATGATGCCGTCTTCAGCGGTTACAAAACCGTCCTTGTCGCTGTAGCGGATCAGACCCTGCAGGGCCAGATTCTGCTGGGCGGTCAGGCACCGGAACGAAAGCGGGTGGGGCAGGTCACGGAGCGGCTGGGGAAGGCTCGCGGCGTAGGGCGCTGTGGTGGTGGCGGTGGGTGTCACGGTAGCTTCGACCTCCTCTTCTTCTTCTTCGAGCAGAAAGCGCTGGACCTCTTCTGCCGTGGGGCCGGGCGGCCCCTTCTTGGCCCGCACGACACTTGGGTTCCGATGATAGTGTTTGACTCGACGGCCCATTACTGCAACAGCCTCCGATACTTCATGTAACGGCTGTGCGCACGGCGGGCGGCGGCCCGCTTGAGCAAGCGGTCCATGGGCGCCCAGACCCGGCTCAGGGCTTCAGCGGCCAGCCCGGCGCACATCAGGAACAGAGGGAAGATGGCAAGCTCGAACGGCGGCATACTGTACCCTTCCTTCTATGGTAATTTGCGCTTGGCACCACAATTGGGACACCGTGCACCGGATCGGGTAGCAGTTGGCTTGACTATGTTGCCGTCATTACATTCGTGCAGAAGAATGCCCTTGGGGTTCACGGTCTCGTACCAGTGTCCATGGGCATTTGGAGCGTTGTCCTGCAGGGGTTTGAGACCGATGGCGGCTTCGAGTGCACGCTTGACAACCCAGTTGTTGAAGCTTTCCCCGCGAATCTTCATGATGTTGTAGATGCTGTCAAACTGACCCCAGTCACCTTTGCGCAAGGTGATTTGAGATACTTCAGCTTGGATGGTTACGGTTTCAGACACGCTGTACACCTCCCCCCGACAGGTTGTCCAGTATTGTTCGGGAGGGCGAGGATAAATCCCTGCCCTCCCGTCTATGGCAACTAGAGGCCTTCAAGCTGGATCAGCTTCTGCAGGGGCGGGGTCAACGGCTGGATGAAGCCATCCTTCTGCAGTTGCAGGGTCAGGAACATGGCGCCTTGATCCAGCACAAGGATGCCCAAGTAGTCCATGGCGTTGGTGCCCTTGAAGTCGGCTACCGTCAGGTAGCGCAGGTACCCGTCATCGTCATGGAAGACCTCGCAGGCGACGAACTGGGCCTGCGGGATGATGGCATGACGGGGGTCGCTCAGGTTGGTCAGCCCGGCGTACTGGAACGTCCGGCCGTCCGGCAGGCTGAAGAAGCGCTTGTGGGCGCCCTTGGGGGCTGGGTTCTCGGACGTCAACCCTTCGCCGTGCAGGTCCGGGTTGAACTCGAAGGCGGCCTCGTTACGCATGGTCGGGGACCTCCTTGGGGGTGTTAGGTTGGCGCAGGACCAGATGTGGGTGGTCATGTGGGTGGGTCGGGACTTCAACCAAGATGTAGTAGTCGGACCCGTTGCTGGACAAACCGGGCGCCGGGAAAGCGGCGTTCTGCCTGCGCTTGACTTCATCGAAGATCTGGTACATGTGCTCCCAAGCGGTCAAGTAGGCGCCGTTGGTGTAGTACTTGCCTGACTCCTTGAAGTAGGTCAGGACCACCACATGCTTCAGGTCAGCATGCGGCCATGCGCAGTTCTCATCCTTCTCAGACCAGACTTCCACCCAGTCTTCGTTGAAGAAGTAGCTGAGGGTGGGATTCAGATTCGGGTGTGTGTTGGCTTCAATCCAGCCGCGCACGGCAATCAGCGTCGCAAAAGCTTGGTGCATGCGCTGTCCACCCATGGTGTAGCCTAACTTGAACGGTAAGTTCAGAGCCACGATGCAACAGGCCTCCTTTTTTAAACGCTGAGCTTCTCCCAAGCGGTCAGGTCGATGACACCCAGCCGGACGCCCCGGTACCAGACCTCGACGGACTCATGGCCGTCTTCCCGAAGCTCTTCAACGGTGGTCGCCGGATTGTCGATGTGGAAAGGGTCACCAATCAGGGCCGCTTTAAAGTCGTAGGCATGCGGATTCGTTGTGGTCAACACAGCTTCCAGCACCGCGCCGGGCGGTTGGTGTACAAGAGCGCTATGTGGCGCTGGGGTGATCTTCATGGTGGGGCGCAGACCGGGGCTGTGGAAGGGGCCGGGTACCAAACCGTTGTGGAACAGGTGGCTCTCTTCGCTCATGATCAAAACCTCACTTTCGGGGTGTACTCGATGCACCCATCGATCGGTTCTTGCTGGGGCTTCGCGCCGCCCCAGTGGTTATCCATCAGGCGGCAGGTTCCGTTCACGGAATACTCACAGCCAAAGGCGTTGCACCGGACGAGCGTATGCGTGCAGACCTTGCAGGGTTGCAGGTTGGCGGCCTGTGCGTCAGCCTCAGGCATGGACTCACGGTCATAAGCGGGCAGGTTCGTGCAGGCGGTGCTGGTGTGGTAGCTCTTGCGGCTGACGCCGCCGATGTAAACGGTACGCTCCATGGGGAGTGCGCTCCTTTATGAAGCCGGGCGGGGGCGCCCGGCTTCTGTGTTGTGGGTGTGGCATGGTGGGGGTTGGGGCCTCCTGACCTAGAAGGAGATTAACGGCAAGGTGTAGACAGTGAGGGGTGACTCCGGGGCGGTCAGCTTAACGGCCGTGCGGTTACTACTGAAGTTCCAGACGAGGTTCTTGATCTTGCCGAAGCTGGGTAGGACCGCCTTGATGCGGGCGTAGTCAAGTACACAGTCCATATCGAACCGGGCACCCTTGACCAGCCCTTCGATAACGGCGGGCGCCAGTGGGATGGTGTGGAAGCGCACAGAGGGACCTTCCTTCCTGACGATCTTTTCAACCGTCTTGCCGCCCTTACCCTTGACGGTCTCGGGTACGTCACGCATGACCTTCTTCCGGATGTGTAGGTCCGCCCGCTGATTCGAGAGTTTCGTACCAGTGCTGGGGATTGACTGGTACACCTCGAAGTGTAGGTGGTAGGTCGGCAGGGCGGCCAACTGCCGCTTCAGGAGGTCCAGTTCCGTGGTGATCACGATTGGGTAGCTCTGCGGGATCAGCCGGAGTACGTCGGGGTACTGGGCTTCGATGCGCCGGATGGCAACCCGCAGGGCGCCGTCGATGATGTACAGCCACGATGCCGAATCCCACGTGCCCTCAGCAACCTTGGCCTTGGCGCTTAGCTTGGCGGCCACGCCTTTGGTGTGCTCGACCGGAATGATGACGCTCTTGAATGGTGTTCCGCAGGGGTAGGTGGCAATCTGTGCACCGTTGCAGGCGATGACCTGCGCGGCGGTCAGATGGATGCCGTTCAGCCACGGCGTGCTGTGGTCGGTACCAGCCACAGGGGCAACAGCCACGATGGCGGCGCCCAAGTCGGGTGCAGGCGTGAAGGCATCAGGAGTGGGGAATTCCGGCAGGGTTGGGAAGTCCTCGGGGCCGTTGCCGAAGTGTCCCACCCGGTATGTGGTGCCGTCCTTGATCTGCAGGCGCAGGCACTTGTCGCTATCCTCGGACCAGAGGATGACGCCGCCTTCACCTTCGAGACCCTTGAGCAAGGCAACCAGTTCCTTATACGTCACCGTAACGGACCCGGTGTCCCTGAGGCCGTCCAACTTGATGCAGGATACCATGTGAAGCTCGGTATTTGTGGTGCGTAAGATCAGGTGCCACTTGGTAATCGTGAGGAGCACGTTCTGCAGGACCGGGTAGGTGGTCTTGGACGGGACGGCCGGGGCGATAGTCTTCAGGGCGACGAGCAGATCCTTGGCGTTGACGGTGCAGTTCATGGTGGAATCCCTCCGAAGTTTTGATGGGGGCGGGGAGGCCGCCCCCTCATTATTGAAGTACACCGGGCTACCTAGGCTGTGACAGGCTGGGCTTAACGGTCCTTGACAAAGAAGGTTACCCGTCCAAGTACAAGGTCCGTTTCATACTGGTCGTAAAGCTCCCCCATGACTTTTACGAAGTCCTCTCTGGCCGGGAGAACTTCACGTTGCTCCGGGGCGTTCGCCGGATCGGCACGGAGGCCTGCCTTGAGCACGAGGATGACCATCGTCTACCCCCAGTTCCGGAGGTTGAAGTCCTCCAGCGCCGCCGCGTAGGCATGGGCCTCGGTTGGGTACTCGGAACCGACTTCGAAGTAGTGCCCTGTGAACAAGCTATCAGTTTGCTGGTTGTACTCCCATGTCACCCACTCGATCTGGTTGTTTCCCTTGTCGATGCGGGTCAGTACATAGAGCAGGTAGTTCTCGCCGCCGCGCTTGATGCCGAAGCAGGAGCCGCCCATGGATGCCACCGCACCGGGGCACCACGGGATGGTGCCCTTCACTGGGTCGGGGAGCCAGATATTGCCGTCGATCTTCTTGACGGTCTTGGGGGCGCTGGGGTCGATGACGTGCTCCATGGGCGGATAGGCAAACTCGCCGTCACCCATGTGGGTGGCGTCGTTCTCGCCAGCCGTGGTCGGCACCCAAACGCACTCGATAACCTGACCGGAAGCGTCAACCTGCTCGACCGTTGCCTTGACCAGAACCTCGTCGCCAACCTTGTACTGCTTCGTCATGATGAAGCCCTCCCTTTCTTACTTCGGTTCGTTGTCGATCAGGTGGTCAAACGGGCCGGGCGGCTCGTTGTAGGGGCACTCGGCATCGTCCGGGGCCGGGGGCAGGCTCGGCTCGGGGCCGGGCCACGGAGCACGGTCAACCTCGGGTGCCTCGAAGGGGTCCAGCGGGGCGCCCGGCTCTTCGCCGTCTTCAAAGGCTTCCTTGATCTCCTCAGGGGTAGGCGGGTCCTGCTCGTCGATCGAGTGCGGGAACTCATACACGTTGGCATCAGCCTTGACGATGACCGGGGCGTTCTCACGTGCGTCCCAGTGACCCTCCATGCAGTGCACAATCACCGTGATCTCACGGCCGTTGATCTCCTGCACGACAGCCGGGACCAAAACGGTCTGCCCAACCTTGAACATCAAAACTCCTCCTTCGTCTCTTCTGGGTCCTGCAGGGCCAACGCCACGTTGGAACCGCAGGCCTGCACGCTCAGGACGGCCAGATGATGGTCAGCGGTCTCCCACGGCTCGGGGCTCAAGGCCTCGACCTCAGCCGGGGTCAGGGTCTCGAACTCGGGGTGCAGGATCTCAAGCTCTTCCCAGTTGATCGGCATGGTTGGCACGCTCCCGATTGATGATGGGGGCGGTGCCCCGCCCCCTCATTACTTACGTACACCGGGCTACTGGGCCTGTGACAGGGCCTACAGGTCCAGATTGGGGTTCAAACGTTGGGCCAGCGAGCCGTCCCGCTGGGACTGGGCCTGCCGCTCCTGCCAGCGGGCGGCCTGCTTCCGGTTCAGGTACTTGCGGCCCTTGCAGGTCCGGCAGGTGTCGGCCGTAACATACGGCACACCAACAAACCCACGACCGCCACAGGTTGGGCATGTCATCGGTACTGCCACTCAATCAGGAACTTGATCAGGAACTCTTCAGCCAGCTTCTCCGTATCGAACTTGATCGGGATGCCGTTGATGTAGAGCCACTCGCCCCGGACCTCGATCTGCCGCAGGATGGAATCAGTTGCCGCCATTAGGGGCGCCCTCCTCTCGGGCACCGTCAGGGGCGCCCCCTTCCGTCTTGCGTGCCTTGACCTGAATCAATACGGGCGCGTCGTTGGTGCAGTAGATGCCATGAACACCATCGGGCAAATCAGCGGCGTGAATCTTCGCCATCTCATGCGCAACTTCGGCGTTGGGCGCCGTGCCCAGTCGGGACAGGATCGTAGGCTCTTCGTTAGTGGTCATGTAGATGCTGTTCGGCTGAAGCGTCTGGCCGGGCGTCATGTAGTACGGGTCCGGCAGACCCTTGAAGTTGTCAGCGGTTGCACTGCGCGGTACCTTACCGTTCAACATGTTGCCTATGACCCGCCACTCACCCTCATCAATGGCGTCCTCAGCCAGCACGTTCAAATCCAGCCGGGGGATCAGCGCGAGCACGTCCCGCATGACGGGGAGCACATGGCGTCGGGTCAGCGGTACGCCCTCCGCTTCCGCCCGGTTCAGCAGGTCGGTGATCTTGACAGCCTGCGCCGCCAGCGTATCGGCCACGTTGCCCAGCCGCCGCCGGATCTCGTCGCTGTAGTGGGCCTGCATAAGCTGAAGTTGCTTCTGTTGTTCAGCTTTCTGCTCAGCCTCGGTCAGCATGCGAATTGCCCGGATCGGGGTCGGGTCGGCTTTACGCTTCGCCATCGGGGGTGTCCTCCTTGTGCTCCGCTCCGTCGCCGCCGGGCAGGCTGAGCAGGCTGGGGTTGGCCTGCAGTTCTGCCAGACCAAGGCGATGGACCGTGGTGGAAATCAGGGCTTCAAACTCACCCTTGGCCTCCATGACCGTCTTATCCATCTGCTCGTTGAACTGAGACAGCACAAAAGGCATGTTGTCGCGGATGTTCATGGCAACTTGCTGGATCTTCTTCAGCAGGGCCTCCCGCTCAGCCTTTGTGGGCGCCTTGGCCGCCAGAACCTCCCGCGCCATCTGCTCCAAGGCGCCCAGCCCGTTTGTGACAGCGTTCATGGTACGCTTGAACTCCGCTTGAAACTGCGTGCGCTTGTTGACAAAGGGTACTTGTTCAATCCGCCCCACACCACGAAGCCACTTGATCGTGACGGGTACACCGTCACCGTTCTGGCTGGTGATGGCCTCGACAAACTGGGTGTAGCTCATTTCGACCTCGACGATGTGGTTCGTACCGTGAATCCAGTCGTTGGACAGCTTACGCTCCAGTTTGGCCTCACGAAGCTCCATGATAACGGTGTGCCCGTGCGTGACACTGGAACCGAACAGGGGCCGGACATCGCCGGAAGAACGGCCAAAGCGAAGCGTACCGTAGCTGGGGTGGGTCTCAGGCATCTTGTGCTCATCGGACATGTGATGAAGCCCTCCTTTGAGTCTATTATGGACGATACTGGACAAAACTACACGAGGAAAAAGCAGGGACGCCGGGTGGCGCCCCTGCCCTCTTTTGGGGGGCGGTCGCTAGTCCTGCCCCCCATACTTCTTCACAAGGTAGGCGTCGCCCTGATTAACCCGATGGGCGATGCCCCAGTTGTAGGCGTCGGTGCGGTGGTTCTCATGGATCCAGCACCCGTTGTAGCCAAGCCGGAAGTCTTGGGCGTCCTGCTCCTTGGTGCTGGAGAACATGGGGGTGTTGTCTTCGCGCAGGACCGTCCAAAGCTGACTTAGATTCTTGACGGTCGCCTGATCAAGTTTCGGCTTGAACAGCCCTACGTTGTGGACGTTGGTGTAGCCGCTGGGGTCAGCCAGCAGGACCCGCTTACCGTCCGTGATCATGATGACCTTCAGGTAGTTACCCGCGATGAAGCGGCGGCGCTCGTCTTCCGTCCACTGGTACTCGAACAGGTCGGCCCGGTTGCCTTCGGGGGGTGTGTCAGACCAGTAGCCGGGGCGCAGGTTGGCGGCCGGGTGCTCATTCTGGCGCTGAATGAACTCGTAGTCAGCCAGCAGGTTCTTGGTGATGATGTCGAACTGATGTTCTGGGACCGGGTAGAAGGCGATCGTTTGGAAGGCCATCCAGCGGTAGGTACCCCGCTTGATCTGTCGCTCGGCGTCTGATAGTGAATCCGGCTCGTTGCAGGTGAAGCAGGCCATGGGCCGGGGGGTACTGGGTGCCTTCAGAACCGTGTAGCGGGCATGAATATCACCGGGCTTCTGCACGGGGATGATCTTGACTTCAGCCATGATGGTAGCCTCCTTGGGAGTGTGATGGGGAAGGGGCCGGGGCGCCGGGTGGCGCCCCTAGTGCATTTGACGGTAGATGCCCAAGGCCTCGTCAGGGAAGCCTGCCTCGATGAAGAGCTTCTTGGCGACTTCGGTCACGGCCTCCGTACAGCACATGCCCTGCGTCTTCTGCCCGTGCCGGAAGCTCCGCATGTAGCAGGTCTTGCCGAACCACGTGGTCTTGAAAAAGCCATTCGCCAGCAGGTCCTTGACAACGTTGCCCTTGGCGTGCGACGGCCAGACTACGAGGTTCACGAAGCCGCAGGCGTCGTAGTCCCGCCCACCCATGACCTCTTCAAAGTACCGCTTGCCCTCGACCAGTGCCGCCGCGTCAGCCTTCTCAACCAGACCCTTGATGTCAATGTTCTTCAGCATGATGAATCCCCCTTGTTTGATTGGGGCGCTGGGGGCGCTCCTTAGCGGTGGGCCAGAGCCTTGCGGGGCGCCGGGATGGTGCTGGCGTCCAGCTTCAGGATCAGGTCGATCAGGCAGTTGCGAACCCCCACGCTGTCGGACGCAAACATGAAGTCAACGTCAGCCTTGTTGGTCTTGTAGAGGGGCGAGCGCTCGATGATGAGCTTACCCCAGTCCAGCAGAAGCTGTTCGGCCTTCTTGAACTGCTCACGGAAGAAGGGCAGTTCAACCTCGTTGGCGACTTCCTCAGCCCGCTCACAGTAGCGATCCAGCGCCGGGGCCGTCTCTGGGTTCCACCATGAATCCTCGGGGATGGACCCGTCAGGGAACTCGGCATTCAACACCTTGTTCTGCCCGGCGAGCGCCGTCTCATAGGCGGCCTTGCAGGTCATGTAGGTACGCTGGACCGGGGCGATGGTCGGGTCCTTCTTCATGGATTCGTGCAGGGCAACGAAGTTGACGATGGCGGCGTCCTTGGTGGTGAGCTTCTTGGTCTTGGGCATGTGAATCGACCTCCGATGATTGATGGGGGAGGGAGGCCTCCCCCTCATTACTTACGTACACCCGCCTACTGGGGCTGTGACAGAGCCTCGATGAAGGCGGCGATGGCCCGGCGCTCGAAGTCCGTTACAGGCTGATCCGGAATGTCGGCATCAGACCGGGGTTCAGTCAGGGCGCCGTTCTCGTAGGCGATGAGGCGGTTCCCATCATGAAGCAGGTCGATATCGCCCTCGACGTTCAGGATCGTCAGTCCGGTCTCCTCATCCTTGGCGTCACCATGGGAAGGCTCGGCTCGGCACAGGCGCTGGTTCTCCTCCAAGTTGCTCAGGCGATTGGCGTGTGCCTCGGTCAGCAGGCGCTCGATGATCTCCTTCAAGGCGATCCCCTCCGCTACTAGTTTGGACGATCTTGGACGTTTCTACTCGTCGGCGCTGTTGTCGTAGGGCGGGATGCCCGTCTCCTTCGACAGGGCCTCAGCCTTCTTCTGGATCCGGTCCCAGTCGGTGTCCTTGGCAAGGATGGCGGTCGGGTCTACCGAATCCGCGTAGTCGATCCCCAGCCGGGGGCCAGTCGGGGTCGTCAGCTTCACCACGCACAGAACGTCAGCGGCCATGCAAGCGCACACTCCTTTCAGAATGGAACGGGGCGCCACCCAGCGCCCCTACTCGTCGTTCCCGGCCGGGAAGTCGTCAGCCGGGTCCTCGTACTCCAGTTCCTGCGGGAAGTCATCGTACTTGGCGGCTTCATGCTCAAGCTCAGCGTCTTCGCCTGCACACAAGCAGGGCCGCTCGCCGCAGGATGCGCACACGTCGCTGTTGAAGCACGCCCACGAAGCGTAGATGTTGCCCGCGCCGTCGTCAACGAAGCCGGGGCTGTTCTCATCAGCGGCCTCTTCGTCAGGGACCGGGCGCCCACAACCACAGGCGCACTTGGCGTTCTCGCTGGGGAACATCTGGTCACGGGCCTGCCGGATGGTCAAGTCATCCATTCTGCTTCGCCTCCAGTTCGCCAAGCTTGGCATTCATCTGCGCAATCGAGGCCATAAGTTCACGGAATTCAGTTTCCTTCCGGTCCTCGACCGCTGTCCGTGCCGTCTGCACAGCGTGCTGGGCGCGGGACTGGTGATGCGTGATGAAGCCCAGCGTCGTGGCGTCGTCTGGGTACAGGACTTGGAAGGCCATACGCAGACCGTCAATGACACCAGCCTGCGCAACTGCTATCTGTGTACGGGTTTCCAGACCTAGCAGGGCACTCGGAGCGTCGATCTCGGTCAGGTTTAGAACCGTCTCGGCTGTGATGCGAACCAGTTCGACAAGGCGCGTCTTGGTTTCGATCCGGCGCTCGATGGGCTTGCTCTCGTCAGTCACGGTGATTCCTCCTTACCAGCAGATGGCGTTCTTGTCCTTGACCACACGAACCGGGGCGGCCAGCTTCGGGGCCTCCAGCTTGAAGGTGCCGATGACCTCAACACCGCCGCGCTTGGGGACCCAGATCTCTTCCTTCGTCATGACGGCGCCGCTCATCTTCTTGATCAGGGCCTTGATCTCCTTGTCGGTCAGCTTGTCGAAACGCTCGGCGGCCTCAGATGCCCAGTTGAAGCGCTCGCCATACTTACCAAGGCAGATGGGACCCACGCCCAACTCGCGGCTCACATGGTTGGTCAGGTCAGCGCCACACCAAGCGCAGTTCACATGGGGCTTCGGGACCATCTTGACGTTGCGGATCAGGATGCCCTTCTCGGTCTCACGAATGACCTCGCCGGAGACGATGCGGGCGATGCCCTTCTGCTGGGCGATGAAGCGGGACAAGGTAACCTCAACAACCTTACCGACGAGAGTCATGATGGGTAACCCCCTGATGTTTATTGGAGGGGGCGGGGCGCCCCCTCATTATTGAAGTACACCCGGCTACTGGGGCTGTGACAGCTCCTTTTCAAAGTTCCGATAGGCTTCATTCGGCGTCACAAGTCCTTGTCGGCAGTCTGCCAGTAGCGCCGGGTCTTCCTTTTGCAGGGCGGCTTCGGCGCCGGGTGACAGCGACGAAATCTTACCTGCTTCCAACCACCGCCGCACATCCGGGGTGTTGTGGCTAGTGCCCATGTACAGGTGAGCATTCAGTTCGTAGAGGCACCAGAGATGAAACTTGGTGGCGAATTGCAGTTGCACAGGCGCTACCTCCTACCCGGCCATTCGGCTGGAAGTTCAGCAAACCGGGGTTCAGTGCGGGGCGTACCCAGTAAGGCCAGCTTCAGATCTTCAGCGAAGCCCCAGACGTCGGTCACGCCGTATTTGGCGGCCAACTTCCGGGCCTCCTCTTCAACCTTCTTCAAGGAGACTCGTTTGATCTCCGTGCTCACCGTCGATCCCTCAGCTTCCGCTGGGCGTTGGCGCCCGCACGCATGCGCTCGTTTATCTCGTCAGCCAGTCCGAACAGACGGTCATCCGGATCACCCCGGAGGGCGGCCGCAAGTAGTAAGTCCACAATCAGGCGGTTGGGTACGGCGTCGGCCGGGGCGTGCTCATAGGTCATGGCTTCCGTGAGGCGTCGCTCACGGATCTGCGCCTGAATGAGTCGATTGCGCTCTTCGCGCTCCCGCTCCTGTTTCCAGATCGCCTCAGCAAGGCGATAAGCGGCGTCTGAAAGGGTCAAGTAGGTATCTGAAAGGGTTAAGTGCGCAGAGGCAGAAGGTTGCTTGGCGCCAGACAGGTAGCACACGAGACCTTCCAACTCACTTCGAATCCAGCCTAGGGTCTTCAGATCTGGGTCGTTGCCGTCCCGCACCTGCCAGATACCTTCACTGATCGGGATGACATAGAGGAAGGTACCCCGGACACCGGGCGGGGCGTCGTCGTAGGTGAACCGCTGGGCCTTGGCGCCTTGATTGAAGCCTTCCTGATAGGCCGCCGCATGGTCTTCTCGGGCGTTCCACTCGCGGGGGTGCGGTACGCCCGTGATGGCGGCCCGGCGGCCCCGGTTCCGCCAGTTCTCAAGGTTGCGTTCGGTGCTGGTCTTGTTCGCTGTGTGGCTCATGATTAGGTCCTCCTTTATGATGGGAAAGGGCGCCCAGACCGGGCGCCCTCCTCTTACTTGAGACCAGCCGCCGTCCGCATCAGATTGTTGCGGATCAACCAGACCTTATCGATGGCCTCCTGCAAGGGGTAGTTGTTGAGGAACCAGTCGGACTTGTTCTTGTAGGCGTCGTCCAGATAGTGAATCTGCACACTGTCACCGCCAACGCACCCATAACCCGTGATGACAACGTAACCGCCGTGGGCGGCCGTCGCTCGGTACAGCTTCACTGTACCCTTCACCTTATCGAGCTTGTGGCCGTTGGACCACCCTACACAGGCACTGGGTGAAACCTCCTTCAGGGCCGTGTCCGTCAGGTACATGCCCAGCACCGTGATCTCCGTGTTCAGCCGGACGTTTGCTTCCTGCAACTGCTTTGCGCTTACCTTCGCCATGGTTAATTGGCCTCCTCCGGGAGTAGTGCATAGACGTCCTTATCCCAGTCAACGGACCCGATGCCGTCCACGAAGCAGACCTGATCGCAGGCGTCCACCACGTCTTCGGGGCTAACCTTGTGCGTCTTGGTCGTGGCGATGACGGCGCTGAACTGGTTCACCTTGTCCGTGTAGTGCAGAGTGCTGAACGTAGCGTAGATGGCTCGCTGAGTCTCGGTAGCCGTGATCGGAGTTGCCATGATGGTATCCGCTCCTTTGGTTTGATTGGGGGCGGGGAGGCCGCCCCCTCATTATTCTCGTACACCGGGCCTCTAGGACTGTGACAGGCGTCCCCGGCGGCGCCCAGCGCCTCGGCTAGGCAGATTATCCAGCATCTGCAGTAGCTCGCGCTCCAAAGCTGTCTCCGTGTCAGGCTGTTGCTGACGCTTCGCCTTCTCGGTGGCGATGAACCCGTCAAGCTGGTCTTTGTGGACTGCCCAGCACCAGTGCCCAGAACGTGTCCGGCGCAGGTCCCAGCGGTCAGCCTGCGCGTAGGTGTACTTCATGACGTCCTTGGGAGTTGCCTTGGCCTGCTCGACCGTGATGAAAGCCTTGACCCGGTAGCCCTTCGCCGGATCGACCGGATGCCCCAGCACGAAGAATTCACCGTTCAACTCGCCAACCACGATGTAGCCCTTCGATTGGCCCTTCAGTATCTTGCGTGCCATGCTAGTTCACCACCACTTCCACGCCAAAGAGAGCACCGATGGCCTTCAAGACGCCGGGCCGGACCCGGTTATAGCGTGCGGATGCCAACGACGTACGGAGAATCATGGCGGGATCGTCGCCATGAATTAGCTCGGAAACACGCACGATGGCGCGGGCCTGCTGACGAGCGAGGTTCACATTCTTGATCGTCATAGCGTCTCAGCCTCCAGTGTTTGTTAGGGGGCTTCACCCTCATTACTTACGTACACCGGGCATCATAAACTGTGACGGGGGTGTTTTCATGCGCGGTGACACGCATCTACTGGCCGGGGCCGCCTTCGGCGTCGTGGCAGGCCTCACTGACCCGGTAAGCTGGGGCGCCCTGCTCTTCGGCTCGCTTCTGCCCGACATCGACCACCACGCCAGCCCCATCGGCCGCTGTGTACCTTTTGTGCAGAAGCTTGCTGGGCACCGGGGCCTACTCCACAGCGTCACCGTCGGCATGGGGCTGGGTGTAGCTGTGCACCCATGGCTGGGCATCGGGTACCTGCTCCATGAACTGCTCGATACCTTCAACCCCAGCGGTGGTAAGTTCCTCTGGCCCTTCGTCCCCGATCGGATCAAATGCCCGTGGGGTGTCATCCGGACGGGTAGCGGCGGCGAACTACTCGTGCGGGCGCTGTTGGTAAGCATAATTGTAGCCCGGCTGTTCTAGCCGGGCTGTTTTGTTGGGTGTTTCGCTCACCGGGTCCATCTGGCAGGCATAATCTGGCCCACAACCTTGAAAGGGGCTGTTGCCATGGACCTGATGGCCTTCTCGAAGCTGGCAGGCGCCCTACTGGCGACGTCATTTCTGGCGTCTGCGCTGGACTCCATGGGCTATCCAGCCACTGCCCGGCTCTTGAACTTGGGCGGAACGCTCCTGCTGGGCTGGAACCTCCTACAGATCGGCCTGAAGTTCTATCAGGCCGCTATGAGCCTGCTGGGTGAGTTCGTCTGATGAAGCTTTACACCATCCTGACGCCTAGGGGCGATGCCCCAGACCCCAGCGCCTTTGTAGCCCTATGGGAGTCACTCTATGCCGTGCACCACCCGTCGCCAGAGACCTATTTCACGCTGGAATGGCACGCCAAAGCCGGGGAAGTGACCCTCCGGGCCGCTGTGCCGGATGGCCTGTTCCCCATCTTTGAGCGTGCATGGGCCGCCGTACACCCGGCGGTGGAGTTTGTTGAAGCGTCAGACCCACTGGCCGATTGTGTTGGCGAGATGGCCGCCGCCCGGCTCACCTTGTGGGATCACTTCATGTTTCCGCTCGCGCAGGAGTACCGCCCAGCCGCCGACCCGGTAACCGGGCTGATCAGCGCCTTGGGTGGTCTGGGCGAGCAGGAACAGGTTTGCGTGCAGGTCACCCTGCAACCCGTTCATTTGCGGCATACCAGCCGTTTGGAGCACACATGGCAGGCCTACCAGCGCTCGGGCGCCCGGCCCAGCCGGACACCCGAAGCCCTTTGCGACTGGCCGACCGCCCTAGAACTGCCCATCGGCATGCTCTACACCGTAGCTGACTGGGCCTATCGCTATACGCAGGGGCGCGGTCAGCGGGCGTCACAGGTCCTGCCGGAAGTCGCAGGTAGCGTCCGGCGGAAGATCGATGGCCGCTACTTGCTCGATGCTACCGTCCGGATACTCGCTGTGGCCGCTGACGCCGGATCCGCCGACACCAACCTTGCCGCAGTCGTTTCGGCGTTCGCACCCCTCGCTCACCAAAACCGCTGGCACACCCACAGAGAGGATGCAACCACGCTTCTGCCGTTAATGCGCGCACGGTCCCGCCCCTTCCACAAAGAGAACTTCCTTGGCCCTGCTGAACTTGCCGCCATGCTTCATACCCCGGCGCCCCAAACCCCGCTGTTCAAGCGCCTCCCCAGTCGTAGGATGCCCGTTCCAGACGGCATTCAAACCTACCCAACCATAGAAGCGGCTCAGGCCGCTGGGGCGATCGTGATAGGAGTAAGCCGCTACCGGGGTACAACCCGCTACATCGGCTTTACCAACCTGCGAATGCTCATGCAACACCTTTACTGCATCGGCGCCACCGGGTCCGGCAAGACCACCATGCTTCAGCTTATTGCCCTACAGGTTGCAGTACAGCATGGGGCCGGACTGACCTTCTTCGATGTGAAGGGCGACGCCGTAAAGCACCTGATGACCTACCTGCCAGAAGCCGCCCGCAACCGTGTTATCTACATCGACCTGTCACAGGACCTCTGGTTCATGCCCTTCAACGTCCTCCGCTTCCCCGGTCTGGACCTGCTGGACCTCGTGACACTGATCGTCAACGTCTTTCTGGCGATCTTCGGCGAACAGTCCATTCAGGCGCACAGCCAGAAGATGTTGCGAGCCTCACTCATCGCCATCTTGGAACAAGACCCCGACGCCACGCTCTATGAAGCCTACCGCATGTTCACAGACGCCGCCTACCGCCAGCGCATTATTGCAGGCATGGAGCGTCAGACCGAGTACCCCCATGACGTACTTCACTTCTGGCGGATCTACGATGACCCCAAGGGCATGGGCGAGAAACGGCCGGATTCAGCCGCCATTCAGAACAAGCTGGAGTACATCCTACAGGCAACGAAGCCCAAACACATGCTGACCCAACCGGGTTTGGCCTTCGATTGGCGTGAAGCCATGGACTCCTCCAAGATCGTCCTTGTGAACCTCGACATCGGCCGAAATGACCCCACCATTCAGAAGTTCTTCGGGACCCTGTTCACCCGACTCATCCTGAAGGCCGCATTCAGCCGCTCCGATCAGCCAGAAGCAGACCGGGTACCACATCTGTTCATCCTCGATGAGTTTGAGCAGTTCACGGAGCAGAGCGGCGAGTTCGCAGACCTACTGGCCCTTGCCCGTGCCTACGGGCTGGGGCTGTGCCTCACCCATCAATCAGTGAAGCAACTCGATGACCGCATGCTCAGCCTCATCGCCGACAACACCTTCACCCAGATCAGCCTGATGATCGGTGATGGCTCTTCTGGGCGCATTTCGAAGCTGTTTCCCGGCTTCCAGCCCGACGATCTAACCAGCCTGCTCTGTGGGTCAGCTACCGGGTTTGAAGGGGTTGCCCGGCTCAGGAAGCTGGACCCCCAGCCGTTCACCTTTAACACACTGGCCGTAGAGGACCTGTTTGAGCCACAGGGTTCTGTTGAAAACCTGATTCAAGACCAACACCAACGCCTTTACCGCCCAAGAGCCGCCGTGCAGGCTGAACTGGCCGCCCGCCGGGGCGCCTCGGCCCAGATTGACACCAGCGGGGCTGTGAAACGGAAAAAGCCCCCAGCCTAAGCTGGGGGCTCCCTATAAGGAGGATGCCGAGTTTGCGCCGCCACAAACTAACACCCTTAGAAAGGGTTCTCGCTTCGCCGCGACTTACCTGCCGGGATAAAGAGGTACTTTTTACCATCGGGCGCCTCCGGCTGGTAACCCCCCGCCTGCTGGCCGAAGTATTCCTGCCCTGCTATCCGGAAGCTTCCGCGCTGGTTATCATCCGGCGGCGGTTAAAGGTCCTGCTGGACCTAGGCCTGATCGACCGCTGGCGCCCCCGGCTGGCCCCCGGCAAGGGTACGGCGGAGTACGTCATACTGCTCACGAGCCTCGGCAAAGAGTTTCTGCAGTTCTTCAGCGGCTACACGTGCCGGATCGGAAGCCCAAGCCAACCGCTTGGGATTGTTCAATCCACGATGCACACTTATGAGGTAAGCACACGGCTCTATCTTCCCATCCTTCGGGCAACGCGCCAGCGTCAGCTTCAACTCCGTGAGTACGCCGTGGAGGACGGTTTGCATTGTCCCGATGTGCCAGCCTGTAACAAGCCACGGATCCGGCTGTTCCCTGATCTCACGCTCAAACTCGGTACGCCAGACGATGAAAGCGACTTCTACCTGTGTTTCGAATGGGATCGTGGGACCATGACAGTTAAGCAACTCCTGCAGAAACTTGACCGTTACGATCGATTCTGTCGAACGACCCGATGGGCACCTGTCTGTGCTTTCGTGACCACCAGTTGGCACCGAGTTCTGACCGTGGCAAAAGCCATTACGCATTGTAGTCCTCCTCTGCAAGTTCCATGGCACTTGACCGCTATCGAAGACTTCGAGCGCAACCCGCTAGGTCGCATCTGGGTCCGGCCGGGCGCCCTTGATACAGCAGTACCACTCCCCGTCTAAGCAAAAAAGCCCCCGGCCACACGGCTGGGGGCTTTTCTGGTCACTACTCAGCCTCGTGGGGCATGTTGTCTGGGTACAGGGGTGGCACAGGAGCGTCAGGTTCAGCACCGGGGCCATCATAGGGGACCTCCGAGGCCGCTGGGACCGGGGGAATCAGCTTGATCTCACCCGTCGCCAGATCCACGTTGATCTGGGCGCTCGGCGCAAGCGCATAGCGCTCCAGCAAGGCCTGTCGAACTTCACCCTGCTTCCGCTGGTTCTCAGCGACCTTCCCCCGGAGCGTGCCGATCAGGTAGTCGGTGACCAGCTTGGTCTCTTCCGCCTCCTGAGTCAGCATCCGAACGTAGTTCAGTTCCGTAACGCTCACCTTACCCAGAATCACCGGGGCGCCCGGTTCAGCGGTAGCCTGCGCGGCTTCAGCGGCCTTGATGCGCTTCTGCTTCTCACCCATGGTTGTTTAGTCTCCTTATGCCTCGTAGATGTCGTAGATCTCCAGCAGGTACCGGGCCTGCACCCGGCGCCCCTCACGGGCCTGCTCTGAAAGCTGGTCCCACTCCAAAAACGGCTGGCCGGGCACCTTGTTGACTACCAACCCAGCCTCGACCGCCTCCCGACCCGCCTCATGTAGAGTTTTGGCAAGCTCCTCAGCATCTATGATCAGCCGCTTAGACATGTTCGTTCCCCCTACTTGATGATGACGTTCTGCTCTTCAAGGGTCGATGCAACCGGGGCCATGTACTGGGGCGTCTTTAGCTCCTTCCATGCACCTAGACCCGCCCTGCGCTGGCCTTCCGATTGCTTCTCGGCAGTCACCTTCACAAGGTAGCGGTCCCGCTGGCTCTTCTTGGCCGCCCGGCAGGTCGCACCCTCGGGCAGGGGCAATTCAGACCCCGCCGGGACACAGGCCACAACAGTGCCTTGGTAGGTCTTGGACCCCCAGCCGCTGGTCCTCAGGATCACATCCTGACCCGGTGTCAACCAACGTCGCAGGTCCAGCGTCACTTGGGCACTCTTTTCACGTACCATATCAGCTTCCACCTCTCAAAATGAAGTCGCTATAGCTACTCCGGGGTGTGCCCCGGCTTGCTATGTAGTCCCGCAGGCCACCTTCGCCCCGGTTGTAAGCCGTCAGGGTCTCATCCCAGTCCGGATACTTCCCGTGCAGGTAGTCAAGGTACCAGAAGCCCATGGTTAGATTGTCGCGGGGGTTGTAGAGGTCTGGATTCTCCAGCCCCACCCGCCGGGCCAGCCACGGCCACGTTCCCGCGTTCAACTGCATCAGCCCATGGTCATTCGTCGGACTGATAAGGTTGGTGTTGCCCTTGGATTCCCGCCAGATGAGCCGCTGGGCTACCCAGTGCGGGATCTCGTAGGTTCCCGCCAACTCATAGGCGACTTGTCCAGCTTCCGTGCCTAAGAACTCCTGCCAGTGCAGAAGCGCCGGATCTGGGGGACCTTCGAAGGTGTCCCCCATGGCGTACAGGGGCGGTCCTTCTACGACGTCACTCAGCAGGGGCGGCACCGTGACGACGATCTCCGTAACGACTAACGGCTGGGGGGTAAGTAACCCCCCAGCCGTCAGAGCGACGCCAAAGATGATGAAGGGGAGAAGGAGGTATTTCATCCGGTTAGCGGCTCTCGTAGGCCTCAGCATAGGCCGCAGGCGCAAGACGGACCCGGATGATGGTTAGCTGGTAGCCCTTACGGGTCTCATTGGCACCCACCGTCAGATCAGCGAAGTCAGGCTTGATCACGCAATCCTCACCGCGCGGCGCCAGATGCCCCCGCGCGATGCAGATGGCGGCCAGCGCCTTGGTATAGGCGTCTTCCCCCATAAACTCCAGCACCACGGCGTCGGTCTCCTTCAGCCGGGCAGTCAGGGCGCCTGCCAGCGACTTGGGCTCGGTGGCGGCGGCAACTTTTAGCGTCGGTAGCGTCATCGGAGCGGCCCCCTTCTAGATGCCTTCTTGGGACGTGATTTCGGGCGGGAGGAAGTCGGCGAAGTAGATGCCCGGTCGGCTGGCGTTGTAGTCAGCCAGATGGACAACGATCTCTACCGAACTTTGAGGCCTGAAGCGGTTGTTGGGGCCTTCTGACCCGATGTTCACCCAGCCGCCTTTGGCGATGTTCCCCATATGTGTCTCGATGGCGTCAAAAATGGCATTCGCCGCCGCGAGCGGGATCTCCTTGTGAAACTGATGGTCCTCGTGCCGGGGGCTGGCGTACAGGATCCGGGGCAGGACCGGGTGGGCGTTGTAGTAGCCCTCGTCCGGATCGTCATGCAAGCCGTACTTGCAGGTATCATGCAGGGCCATGGCCGCTACAGCGATGTCCCGTTGGTCGATCGTCAGGCCAAAGGTATCAGCAAGCTCATAGGCGTTGTACATGCCGAAGACCACGTGCCGAAGCAGGCCGCCTTCACCTAGTCCCCAGTTGGGGTGGTACTTACCCGTCATCGAAGAAGGGATGTACCAGAAGTAGAGCGGGGCCGCCTCCAAGCACTTCATCACGAACTGCTGGATCATGATGCTGTTGCGGCTGGGCGCCTTCGGGTCCCCGATCCACTTCTCGACGTACTCCCGGATCTCCACAAGGCCTTCAGCCCGGAACTGCGCCTTCTGCTCAGCGGTGTAGGTTGGGAATGTACGCATGAGGTCCTCCTTGGGTGTGATGGGGGCCGGGCGCCCGGCCCCCCCGTTGGATGTTACAGCCCCAGATCGGTCATGATCTTTTCAGCGCCCGTAGCCTTGCGGGTGCGCTTGGGCTTCGTTTCAGCCGGGACTAGGGTCGGTGGTATAGCTTCCGCCGCCTGCAACTCCATAGCCGTTAGAACCGGGGTCTCTGACTTCTCAACCAGCGCCAACGCCATCAACTGCTTGAACTGGGCGATCTGCTCCTCCGGGGTGTCCTCCGGCAGGGTATAGGTCAGGCCGCCAATCTCGACGACGTTGGGCTTCGCCGGGGGCGGCAGTACCCCGTCAGACTCCCAGCAGAAGTGGTAGTAGCCACAGTTGCCGTCCGTCCACTTGCAGGGGAACTTGCTGGCGTTGGCGCCCTCGCACATGGGCGGAAGCTCCCGGCGGTCGATCATCTCCGCAAGCTCCACCAACTCCTGAAGCATGCCCTTCTGGATCCAGTTGACGCCATCGTTGGCCTTAATGCCGTAGATGAAACGGGGGTCGTAGACCTGCGCAAAGGCCTTGTCGTACTGCTTGTTCTTGTCCTCGTAGTAGACCCAGCCCACCCGGATGCCCGTACGCCACTGGTAGAAGGCCAACTGCCGGATGTGGGCAGGCTCAGGGGCGTCGTTCTTCACATGGTCCTTGAAGCCCCACTCGCCCACCGACTTCATCTCGATGATGGCAAGGTCGCCGGGCTTCGGGGCCGGGCCTTCCGGTAGGGGGAACTGCGCCGGGTTAATGAAGCCTTGCTCCGCAAGCTCCAGATAGAGACAATAGAGCTTGTAGTAGTCGATGATCAGGTCGATGCGGCCTGAGATATTGACGGGGACCTCCGGGTCCTCGTAGGTATCCACCCGAACTTCTTCTGCCACCAGCAGACCAGCTTCCTTCAGCCAGTCAGAGTGGCGCATCTGGACGTACTCACCGTTCTCAAAGACGCGGGCGTGCTTGCCGTGGAAGAGTTCCTTCTTAGGAACCTCAGGTATGAAGCCCAAGAAGACCTTCCGGGCCGGGTAGCCGATCTCAGAGGCGTAGTAGCCCTTGCGCTTGGACCCGTGGGTCTTCTTGCGCTCGATCTCCTTGACGCCGTTGCGCCGGATCAGCCATGCGTTGAGCACGCCACCCAAGTCCAGCGGCTGAAGACCGGGTGTGGTCAGGTCACGGGCGTTGTTGTTCTGGATGGCTTCACCGATCAGCGGGGCGTAATCAGGGTGGATGTACGTCTCAGACATGTGGATGGGTCCCTCCTTGGGGTGTTTCGACCTCAGTATAACCCGTACTTGGACAAAAAACAACAATTTTGTATAAGAAGGAGGGCCGGGTGATTTACCCAGCCCTCAGCGATTTACCCAGCCCCACCGGGGCCTAACAGGAGCCTCAGCCCTTGGCTGGGCGCTCCACCTTGAAGGTAGGCGCCGCCGGGCGCTCGACCAGCGGCATCTCACACATCCCGCTGTGGCAGTTGGCGTCAAGGATCTGCTGGGCGGCCTCTAGGTTGGGATCCGCAGGTTCCCCACCCGCCATGGGCGCCGGGGCCGCCTCCGTCTTGTTGCCTGCCGTGAGCACCTGCCCATAGCGGGAGCCGTCCCGGTAGACCGTGATGCCCTTCAGGCCCAGCTTCCACGCCAGATCGTAGGCCTCACGCACGTTGGCTTCGGTGGCCTCGTTGGCGAAGTTGATCGTTTTGCTGACCGCCGCACATGTGGTCTCCAGCACACTCTCATCGTCGTCGCCCTGCCATGCGGCCTGCATGCGCACATGCCACTTCGGCCCGATCTCGTTGGCCGTCAGGAACAGGTTCCGGACGTTCTTCGGCACAAGGTCGGTATCCACGTCGCCATAGACCTGCAGATGCTCAGCCAGATCATCGGACCAGAAGCCTTGAGCCTTCGCCACCGCGATGAACTGCGCATCAACGTCCAGCATCTGGGCGCCCGCCTGATTCCGGGTGATCACGAGGGCGAACTTCGGCTCGATGCCGCCTGAAACAGGCATGTCGGGCCGGGCGGCAAGGATGGAGATGGTCCCAGTCGGGGCCACGGTCAGGGTCGTAGCGTTGCGCATGGGCACACCCGCCTTCTGCCACTGCGAGCCTGCATACTCCGGGTAGGTGCCCCGAACGCCCGCCAGCCGCTTCGACTCTTCCACGGTCGCCCGTTTGATGAAGCGTCGCACCCGGACGGCCATCTCGATGCCTTCTTCACTGGCGTAGGGGATGCCCAACTGGACGAGCATCTCAGCCCAGCCCATGACACCCAGCCCAATCCGGCGGTCCCGGCGGGCCTTCTCAGCGATCTGCTCCAGTGGGTACTTGTTCAGGTCGATCACGTTGTCAAGGAAGTGGGTCGTGAGCGCCGTCACAGACGCCAGCCGGACCCAATCCGGCCGGGCCGCCGGGGTGTAAGGGTCAAGCACGAAGTTGGCGAGGTTGATCGAACCAAGGTTGCAGGAACCGTAGGGCGGCAGGGGCTGTTCGCCGCAGGGGTTGGTGGCCTCGATGATCTCCGCATGGTTGTTGGGGTTGCGGCGGTTCATCCGATCAAGGAAGACGATGCCCGGCTCGCCCGTGGCCCAAGCGGCGTTGACCAGCTTATCCCAGACCATCTTAGCGTCCAGCATGTCAACAACCCGGTTATTATGCGGGCTAATCAGTTCATAGGCGTCACCTGTCTCCAGCGCCGCCATGAAGGCGTCCGTGATGCCCACAGAGATGTTGAAGTTGGTGATCTGGCTCGTGTCAGACTTGCACTCGATGAACTCCAAGATGTCCGGGTGATCGACCCGGAGGATGCCCATATTGGCGCCCCGACGGGTCCCGCCCTGCTTGATGTGCTCCGTGCTGGCGTTGTAGACCTGCATGAAGCTGACCGGGCCGCTGGCGATGCCCTGCGAGCGACGCACCGGAGCGCCCTTCTCCCGCAGGCGACTGAAACTGAAGCCCGTACCACCGCCCGTCTGGTGGATCAGGGCCTGATACTTCATGCCGTCGTAGATCTCGGGGATGCTGTCACCCACCGGAAGAACGAAGCAGGCGCTTAGCTGACCCAGTTCGGTCCCGGCACCCGTGAGCGTCGGGGAGTTGGGCATGAAGTCGTGGTTCTGCATCAGGCGGTAGAGCATGCCAGCGAATAGCGTCGCCGTCTCCTCATTTGCGCCGTACTTCAGGTCGCCCGATGCGACGACGCTTGCCACCCGCCACAGCAGTTCCTCCGGGGTTTCGCGCTCCCCGTTCTCCTTTAGGCGCGGGTACCGCTTTTCCAGTACCGTTTTGGCGATGTCCGTGATCACCCAAGGTTGCAGATCCGTCATGATGCTCAACTCCCACTAGGTATTTGAATCGGCAGTATGCCAGCCCGATGGCGTCCCGGATGTGGTATCCGGGGTCGTTCGCCTTCAGGTAGGCGGCGTCAAGCTTCAACGCCTTCTCATGGGTAAGGTAGTGGGAAGTTTGGTTCTTGTTGGCTGTGCGGCACTTCAGCAGAATCTGCTTCCAGTGACCGTTAGTGAAGATTTCACAAGGTACACCCAGCGTCCTGCAGGCAATCCGGATGCTCTCGATGAGAGCCACCATGGCTGAAGGTACATCACCCCGGCCGCCCATGTAAACGAAGTCTTCCATGACGACGTGGGTGACTTGGTGTTCCCGAATGGCTTCCACCACCCGGCCTACCTGCATGTCGATGCGTTCCCGGTTGCTGAACGCGATGCCCAGCGCCTTGTCAGCCCATTTTTCGGTCTTCCAAAGACCAAAGGCCATCATGGGCTTCAGGACCTTCCCCAAGGTTGTGTCACCTTCGAGTACGTCCCAGCCAAAGCTTGCGGTTCCCGGATCCAGCCCCAGAATCCGAACAATCGCCACGTGGACCACCCCCCATCGTGTATAGAAAGACGCCCAACCGCGTAATCTATGGCTGGGTGGGGGCTTGTAGCTGAAGCCGTTCAGTGACTACCAAGTAGATCTCGTTGCGAACGTCACGAACCGATCGGTTGGCGTCGATGCGTACGTAACGACCGCCCTGAGCGGCCAGCCGTTCAAACTCAGCCGCTATCCGGGCGCGGAAACCGGGGTTCTCCGACTCGAAGGTGTCGTTCGGGTCCATGGCCTTGGCCGCATGTGGTGTCCCGCAGAGGACTAGGGTCAGATCAGGTACGAGAAACCCGGTCGTGGCGTGATGGAGGCCTAGCAGAAGTGCACGACTCCACCCCCGGCCCGCTCCCTGATAGGCCATCGTGGTGTCCCAAAAGCGGTCGCAGACCACAATCTTACCCGCCCGGATGGCAGGCTTGAGCACCCGCCTGTAATGCTCAGCCCGGTCAGCTTGGAACAGAAACAACTCAGTCGCCTTGCCCAGCTTGTGCTCCTTGTTCAGCAGAAGGCCTCGAAGCACCTGCCCGACTGGTGTCCCGCCCGGCTCGAAGGTCCGAATCACGTCATGGCCGCTCTGCTCCAGCCATTCGGTCAGAAGCTTCTCCTGCGTGCTTTTGCCCAGCCCTTCATCACCTTCGATGGTGATGAAGAAGCCCTTGCTACGTTGTCGCATGCTCTGCGCCCCCGTTCAGATAGAGGGACCCCCGGCGCCTGCCGGGGGCCTTCCGTGTGCCCGGCCTAGTCCTGCCAACCGCCGTCTGGTAACAAGGACGCTGGGCACATGCGGTTGTCTTCCAGCGTTGGACCAACCCTGCGATGGCCCAGACCTTCAACACCACCGCAGACCGGGCACCAGCGTACCTTCTTAGGTGCTGGGGCAGGGCCGTTCCACGTGTCCTTCGGGCGCCCGCCCCACTGCGCCATGATGAAGTCCCAGATGGGCTGGCCCAGCGAGTTGGTCAGGGCGAAGTTCAGCTTCTCCACCAGCCCGGCCTTCTCCAACCGATCCAAGAACTGCTGGACCGTCACATCGCGCTCCCGTAGCTGACGCATGGCACGGGACCCATACATGGTGGGCGGGCCGTAGAACTCGTAGAAGGCATCCCACAAGTCCGGGTCCGTGGCGTGCACGATGTCCCACAGCATCTCAACGATGCGCCGGGTGTCCGGATCGGCGCCCACGGCCCAGTTCCGGGCCTTGAAGATGTACATGAGCGTCATGTAGTTGAGGCTCATCGTCCACCGAACCATGGAGTTGAAGGGGGCCACAGCGCGGGCGTCTTGGTTCTTCTCGCCGCCGATGTTGATGCGAGCGATGTAGTTCGCCAAAGCATCCTCACCGATGGCCTGCAAGGTCTCCCGGTCCTTGGCGCCCTCCGGGGCGTAGAAGTCCAGCGCCTCGGAGACCCGCAGACCCTTGGCGGCCATGGCCCAGCGGGTGACGTTCCGCACCAAATGCTCCCGAATCGGCTCCGGCGCGTAGAAGGTGACGTGGAAGCCGACACCCCGGAAGATTTCAGCCTCGTCACGCTTCAGCAGGATGAGCGGCAGGGACTCGTTGGACTGGGGATCTTTGTACTCGTGAGCCAAGAAGACCAGATCGGCCCAGTTGGACTGTGCACGGTCCCATGCGTCTGTGACAGCCACCCACATCTTACCGTGAGAGGCCTTCCACCAAGGACGCTTGGTGCGCGGTTCGGTCTCGACAACCCGCTCGTAACCGTAGACAGGCGCCGCTGGAATCTCGTAGTTTCCTGCCTTAGCCATGCTCTGGCCGTCCTTTCTACTCAAACCGAAATAGAAGCTCGTTCCGGTCCTCGATCACATCCACAACACCGGACGCCAGTCGAAGCTTGCGCAGAACCCGGTAGGACCCGCTTACCTGCGCCTGCTGGACCTGCGGTAGCTCCCACAGACCCGTCACAGACAGCTTCTGAAGCACGACCGGGTTGACGTAGAGGGTCTTAGGCGGCCCGCCGCCGTAGTAGGCACAGCAGTGGGCCGCCGTCTCGACCGTATCCATGAAGACTTGGGCGGGGGTCTTTTCTGGGGTAGGCGCCAGTGCCTCGTTGATCAGCACCTGCAACCTCTCCTGCAACTTCTGCCTAGTCTCGGGCGGAACGCCGTTAGGCTGGTCTGTCATACCGCCTTACCCCGCCTTCTTCTCCTTGAACTTGTAAGCGACGCCTGCCATCTCTAACCGACGCAGGAATTCTTCTCCGTAAGTCTGGATGGTTCCTTCCTGAGTCTGACCCTTCGCCGGGTCATATTTGAAGGACACCGAGTTATTTTCCAAGTCCAGCTTCTGATGCCACTTCCACCCAACCGCCGCCTCAGCCACGATGGGGACCTCAAAATTGGGGATGGGAAGCTCCATGGTCTGCTTGATCAGCGGGACCACTTCCTGCACCAGCGAGACTGGAACCTCGAAAATCAACTCGTCGTGGATCTGCATGACCATCTTAACGCCCATGGCCGCGTAGCCACGCTCGATGAAGGCCCGGTTCAGCCGGACCATGGCAAGCTTGATGATCTCACTAGCGCTACCTTGGATCGGCGTGTTGATGGCTGACCGTTCAGCGTTCATGCGGATCCACTTGTTCCAGTGCCGGATCTCGGGTAGCTCCCGGCGACGGCCGAACATGGTATCGACATAGCCATGCTCACGGGCGAAGGCGATCATGCCGTCCATGTAGGCCTTGATACCGGGGAAGGCCGTCATCAGGGTCATGATGATCTGCTTCGCCTCACGCTCCGTACAGCCAACCGTCTGGGAAATGCTCTTCTCGGTTGCTCCGAAGACCAGCCCGAAGATGACCGCCTTCGCCCGTGAACGCAGTTCCTTGTGGAAGTCCTTGACGGCGTTGGCCGCACACTCCAGATGCCATGCGGTCTTGGCCGTGAAGCCGTGTACGTCATCCCCCCGCTCGAAAGCGGCCTTCATACCCTTCTCGCCGGAGTAGTGCACAAAGACCCGAAGCTCGATCTGCGAGTAGTCACAGAAGACCAGCAGAGTCGGTTCGTCCCGGTACGCTACCGGGCGCCCCGGCAAGATAATCGACGTGAATTCCGGCGCCCAGAAGGCTGACCGGACGCCCAGCTTGTCGTTCTCAACACGGGGGGCGTTCTGAGTGTTGGGCTTCTTGCACGCAAACCGCCCGGTGCGCACGAAGATCTGGTCCAGCAGTGGGTGCAGGCGCCCGTCAGGGCCGATCCATTCAGCGTACCCTTCCAGATAGGTAGACAGGATCTTCGAATAACCCCGCCACTCCAGAATCTTGCCGAACAGGGGCAGTTTAACCTCGGTCTCCGGCTTACCCGTCTTCTCGTCGATGATGACGGCTCCCGTCGCCGGGTCCTTCTTCACGACGGTGAAGCGAGCCTCCAGCTTGTGCATAACCTCTTCGTCTAGCTGAGCCTTGCCCGTCTTTGTACGGGCGATGATCGGGAGCCTCAGCATATCAAAGAGAAGCCAGCCCAAGTGGGCGCCGGAACCGATGTTGAATGGCTTCGGTTCCTTCCCCACAGGAGCGATGATGTCAGCCCGCAGGGTCTCAGCCAGTTCTTGAGCGTGCCGCAGTGCCACTTCGTGCATCTGCGGGGAATCCACAGCCGCCATGCCGATGGGCAGGACGCTAACCTGAAGCTTCAGTTCATCGCTGGTCGGGATGTGAAGCTGACGCCGGATCTCCGCTAGAATTTCAACCTCCAGCCGGGCAATCTCCCGCTGGGCGATCGGCTTCAGGTAGTCGATCAGGACTGACTTGTTACACGCCCAGCCGTTGGTACGAATCTGATCCAGCACCAGCACCAGCGGGTTGTCAATCTCCATCGCCAGATCGAAGATGTCCCATGCGTCTAAGTCAACCTTCATGTCCTCGTACTCAGCCAGCGCCCAGTCCGAGTCGCCGCAGGTGTACTCCAGACACTCCGGTGTCAGCGGGTCCACCTCGTTGAAAGTGCGCAGGACCTCAACGTACTTGGGATCACCCTTCTTGGCGCCCTTGGCCTTGTTGGCGCTCCCCCAGAACCCAACCTGCACCCGCCGCTTGCCCACGGTCTCCTCATAGGTGGGCATTTGGTGCCCAAAGAGCTTCTTGACCAGTGGTTTGAGACCCAGAATGCCCCGGCCGTCTTGGTCCTTGTACTTGGGATGCGACTTGAGCAGGTTGGCGGCAATCATGGGATCGAATATTGGCTCGGCCAACAGGATGCCTTCCTTACGAAGCCATGTCGCTTCGAAGGGGGCGTTGTGGGCGATCTTAAGCTTATCGGGGGACGTGAACCACCATTCGAAGTCGAACAGCACCCCAACAGGCCAGTTATGCTCGTAGCCATCATGCCAGATGGGCAGGTAATAGCCCGTCCCGCGCTTGGTAGAGAAAGAAATGCCGACGATCTTCGCATCCTCAGCGTCGTCGTCGGCGGTATTGGTCTCGAAGTCGAACGCGGCCCGTTCGGTATCCTGAAGCTCTTGCTGGAGGCGCCGCATGGACACCTCGTCGCCCTGCGGGACCAGCCAGTACCGCACCTTCTTCTTCTGGTACAGCCGCTTGGTAAGCTCCTCTGGTGTCAGGGTAGACCGGGGCCTATCATCAGGTACGATGACCGGGGCGGCTGTGGGGGGCGGTGCCTCAGGCGGCGTCGGCGGCGGTGCCGCCTTCACGGGGGTTGGGGGCGGCGCCGGGGGCAGTTCCTTGACGATCTCAGCAAACTGGGCTGGAGATGACGTCTCGTAGTCGGGGTGATCGAAAGGGCTTAGTGTGCGGGTGAGCGCCGCCGTGATGCGACTTGCATCAGCGGCGGCCTTCTGCTTCTTTAGGCCCATACCACCACATCCCCCAGATAGGTACTGACAAACTCGTCCAGCCGGGGCGTTGCCAGATAGTAGATGCGGGACTCCTGCCGGACCATGCCTGCCTTCCGCAAGGCGTCGAACCGCTTCCGCACAGGCACGTCATGGCAGGTCAGGACTGTGCAGACCTCCTCCGTGGTCACGATGCGGCGGTTGTACAGCATCTCCACGATGCGCTGGGTTAGATCCATGGACGCCTGCCGCTTCGTCGGATGAAGCCGGGCCTCCAGCAGTTGCAGGTCCGTAGTTGTCAGTGGGCGTGTCTCCGGGGTCGCTTGCCCAGAGGCCTTCCAACCCGCAATCTTGGCTTCATAGGTCTGCTGAACGGTCTCTTTCGACTTGTAGCCACCCTTGGGTGCCATGGGCTACTTCACCTCTTTCTCTTCCACAGGGATAATCTTGAGGACGACACCCGTAGCTGTGATCTCCAGCCGAATGTCCTTCTGGAAGACCACCACGCCCCCCTCGACAACCCGGATGGTGCGCAAAAAGGGGTCATTCGTGTAGAACACACTCTCCGGCTGGGCCTTCCAGCCATTTGCCACACTCTTTAGCGATGCCTCTGCCACGACATTATCAGTGACGAAGGCAAACTTCCGCAGGGCCTGATCAATCATAGTCTGCATGAGATTCTGCGCCGCCTGCAGTTCCAGTGGAATCGGTACGTCAGCCAGCACCAACTTCGCTTGCATGATGTGTCCTCCTCTGGCCCCGGCTACTCAGCCGGGGCGTACTTGTCTAGGTAGATCAGGAACTTAGCGAGCTTGCGCAGGCCGTATCGGGTCTTTCGGACCAGTTGGTGCTTTGACAGGATGCCGATGACCTGCGTTACTTCCTGCCGCTCGAAGCCTGTCATGTCCGTGATGTCCGACGCCTTGAGAATATCGTTGCGTCGGAACAGTCGCAGAATCTCCTTACCCTGTCCACCAGCCGCTGTGAAGTCGAATTGCTGGATCTCCTTCGTGATGGTGGCGGCTTCCTCTTCGGTTAGCTCTGACTCCTCCTTCGCCATGGCACTGTAGCTGTCCAGTCGGCAGTTCTTGGCGTCGTAAATCAACTCCAAGAACTCGACAACGTAGCGCACATGGTCGGCGGTCACAATGACCTGTTCATGGGTCTTGTCGGTGGAGTGAACCAGCGCCGCCGCCGCCACCGCCATGCGGGCCAGCTTGATGCGAAGGTCGGCAGGCTCGCAGAGAGGGATGTTCTGGGCGTGCCCGTACTTGTCGGCCAGCCGTCCAGCTTCCGCCAGAATCAGATCGACAGCGGGTTCCGTGATGTTCACGTGGTCGGCCCGGCGGCTCCATGCCCACAAGACCGAGTTCTTAATCGTCTCCGAAGAGATGAGCGAAGTGCGGTTCTCCGGCGGCGGAATCTTGCGGTTCAGGACCTCCTGCGGGACGTCGCCTGATGCCATGAAGACGGCCAAATCCAGTCGGCGGATGTCGGCCGGGGCGTCGAAGACTGTCTTCAAAGCCTCGACCCCGTACGTAAATTCCCGTAGGGGACGCTTATCACGGGGGTTGGTCATGAGGAAGAGCCGGGTCCGAGCGTTCGTCTCAGCGTTGATCACCCGGTCCACCTTCAGGACGCCCGTAGAGCGGGATTCCGTCATGCGGCCCAAGTCTTCTGCGCTCATTTCCGCCAACTCGTCGATCTTGAGTAACTTCCGGTCATTCAGCGGGTACTTACCCCAGTTGATGAACCAACGTTCACCAATCTGCTCCAGACGGTAAACAAGACCCGTCCGGCTGGCCGACTCACCTGAGACCCCTTCGCCCAGCCCGATAAACTCCATCATGTTGTCGGCAAGCTGGGACTTGGCCTGCCCCGAGTCACCCACAAGGATGCTCTCCAGCCAACCTCGCTTCACCCGCAAACCTTGGAAGTCGAAACTGAGCACACTGTGGTAAGTCAGAAGCAGAGCCAGCAGGGCGGCGTCTCGTTCCCAGACGAAGGTGACGTTCTCAGTCAGATCGTCCAAGATGACGTCGATGCGATCGTCCAGCGTCTCGCCCTTCTGGACTTGGAAGATGCTCAACGCCTGTTGGATCTCCGGCGTCAGCTTGAACTGGGCTACGTTGTCCTGCAGTGGCTCATGCAGGTCTGCCAACACCGTACCCATCATGTTCTTGGGGTGCGGGAAGACATACCCGGTTAGCTGGTAGTACTGATTGGCTTCCACCGTCTGACCCACCGTGTAGACCTTACGGGCTACATAGGGTTTCTGGTTTTCGTCCAATTCCTGCCACTTTGGCGCCTCTTCCGTGCCTGTATTGACGGCCCGGACCCGCTCGGCCATGGGGACCACCAGTAGTTCTTCGACGTTCTGCCGGGAGACGATCTCCACGTCAACGGTCTTGCAATTGGGCGCCCCGGACCAGTTCCGGATGATGCTGTTCGCCATCTGCTGGTTGACGTTGGTCACCTCGATCAGCAGGGGATGCTCAGCCGTGAATGTCCGATCCAGAATGCCGCCCGCCTCACCAACTGGGCACATGTCCCGCTTAGGGCAGGTCTCGTGACCCGTCTCGTAAGCGCAAAAGTACCGAACCTCTTTTGGGACGATGAAGGGTGTATCCAGCTTGCCTGACACGAGGACCTTCGTCGTGATCTGCTTGCGCGTCAGTTCGGCGTTGGCCGCATCAGCCAGATGCACCGGAATGGCCCCATCCTCATTCGTGGCATGCTCCGGATGGCAGGGGCACGTCTTGCCTGCGCAGGCCACCTTTTCAACCTTGCGGCCCTCGCGCTCGCCGTTGAGTGCCCACATGAAGCGGCACCCGAAGTGGTACTGGTCGGACTCGTAGACCGTAGAAACGCAGGTTCGAGTTGATGCCTTACGGGTGGTTGGGTCCGAACTAGTCAGGGTACCCGGAATCCGCATCACCCAGTCTAGCAAAACCGCTTCGGCCGTCTCCTGCGAATAGCCCATGTCCTTTAGGAAGCTTGCCAAAGCCATGGTTGCCTTGTTACGGTCGCTTCCCTTCTTGATGCTGTTCTCCAGAATGTCAGCCACGCAAACAGGCCACGACTCGATGATCTCCGTCGGATCAGCGGCCAGAACAGTCTCGTCACCCTCTGACCGGAAGTGATCCGCGATTGAAGTCGTGAGCGCCACCTTCGTCGATCGTTGCCGGGCCACCTCTTCGTAATCCTGCACTTCATGCAGGTACCATGTCCGGGCACCCTCAACCACCTGCAAGCTGTCCGATGGGTACAGCGGCGTCCGGGGCTGACTGGCGATGCCGATGTGGTGCGTGATCGGATGCCCTACTTCGTCCGGCGATAGCTCCACCTTAAAGAGCTTGCTCTTCTGATGGATGCTGTTGACCAACCGAAGCATACGGCGCTTGGAGTAAATTGATCCGATGTCCAGCGCCTCAAGCCCCAGCAGTTCCCGCAGTTGCAGGGCGATGTGCTTGAAGACCATGTACAGATCAGAACGCGGTTCAACCCCCAGCGCCCGTGCACTGACCATCACGTGATAGCCCTTGCGCCCAGAGAACCAGAAGCGCACGTCTTCTGCCTTCAGACCCATCGTCCGGATGAAGAACTCCCGAAGCTTGATAGCATCTGACTGGCTCACCGTGAGGTTGCCATACCAGCGCAGATCCTTCAGAACGGGTACCGCCTGTGTGGATGCCACCAGCGCCTTCAGCTTGGGGTTACTCTCGATCTGATCAGAGTCCCTTTTATCAAAAGTATCGCCCGCCAGCGCCCGGATGGTGAAGATCTGCTCCGTAGACGGGTCGATGTCCATGTTTTTCCACTGATCCAAGGCGATAGCCAGCGCCTTGGGCAGGTGTGGCATGATCTGATCCAGCGTGATCCGGCCAGCCTGCAGAAGCTTGAAAATACCTTGGTCACAGTCAAGGTCGAAGTAGAGCGGCATGAACATGACTTCATCTTCCATAGGCGCTGGGATCCGCCACAAATTCACCGTGGCGAAAACGTTGAAGTTGGCCTTCTGCGCTTGGAAGTCGTGTACATCTGTGACCTTGACGCGATTCCACTGTGTCCGGTTTCCAGTAGCCGGGTCTTCGGCGTAGGTGTCTACGTAGATGAACTCACTGAGGTCGTAACCCCCGGCCTGTTGGGAGGCCTTGCGTTTGCGTCCCATGGGCGCCCTCCCGTGTTCTGCACGTTGTTAGGGAATGGAAAGAGCCGCCGCCCGCTATTGGGCGGCGGCTCTTCGCCTTGTGGAACTAGCCAACCTGAACGTCACCGTCAGCGTTCGCCATCTCGGAGACGAGGCCGATGGCTTGGAAGACGAACTGGGACCACGTAATGGGCTTACCCTCGATGGTCTTGGTCACCCGGCGCACCGTGACACGGGTCACAACGTCAGCCAGCGACAGCGGCTGGTTTGGGGTGCCCTTGAACTCGCCGCGCTCCGGGTGGACGTACCAGCCGTTGTTGTTGCCGTTCGGGCCGAAGCTGACCGCCTTGCGGGGGTCACGGGCCGACCGGAGGTAGGCCATGTCGTCCTTGCTGGCAACCTCGCCCTTGGCAAGGGCCTTGGCGTAGTCGATGAAGGCGATGCCCGAGGTGGTAGAGCAGGCCAGCACGTGCTCACGCATCGTGCTCTCCATCTCATCCCACTCTTGGAAGGTCAGGTCGTACTTCATCTTGCACTTCTTGAACTTGGGGCAGGTGGCGCAGATCAGGCCGTCAACCGACGTCTTGTGGTTGTCGATCGACATGCACATGCCGCCCTCTTCGATCTGCTCGCCCTGATCGTTCTTGGCGGGCCACCACTGATGGTACTTCATGCCCTTGAGGATGTCCGTGCCGGGGATGATCAGTTCAGTCACCCGCAGGCCATCCAGCGCCTTGTAGACCAACTCGGTGCCGTCAGCCACGACACGGGAGCGGGAATCGCCGCCCTCGTCGTCCAGCCCAAGGTTCGGGTTAAGCTCACCCAGCTTCATCGGGCCGCCCGTGTACTCACCCACGGCGCCCCCCTGCGGGGTGGTGCTCACGTTGTTCTGGGGCTGGGTCTGCTCAGCCGGGGTGTTGTTGATGATCTCCGGGTCCTGCTCAACGGTCGTCGGGCTCTTGCGTGACTTCAACATGGTTGGGTCCTCCTCGTTACGTCGTCGCATCGTTACATCGTTACATCGCTACGTGAGGCCGGGGCCGGGGCCGGGGCCGGGCGGCCCACTTGGTTAGCCCGGTCAAGCCTAGGCTACCAGTTGATGGCCTTTACTGATTCTGGACCGGGGCCGGGAACTCCTGCTGGCTGGTGGAAGATTTTTCAGCGGCTTTTTCCACACAAAGCCGAAGCTTATCAGGGTCAAAGCGCCGGATCTCATACGTACCAGAGGAGTTTATATTGAAGTATGGACGGGGAAGGCCGTACCCTTCCCACTCGGCCAGTCGCTTGTAGAAGGTGCTTCTGGACTTCACGCCCAGAAACGCCATAGCCTGTGCCATCGTCCACATCGTATTGGGGTGGGGGATATGATCTACGTGCATGCTGTGACGCCTCCTTTCTGGGCCTATTATAACCCGTAGGCGCCACTTTATGCACGTCTTTGGACAATTTTTCGGGTAGGGACGGCGCCCTAGCGTTTCGCCGGGCGCCGGGGGTCGTTCTCCGGCCAGATGATGGCCGCCGGGAACTTATCCTTCAGCAAGAACAGGACACCTAGGAAGCCCTTCTTGCAGGGGGCGCAAGCTCGAACCTCCGTTGTAGGCGGGGTCATGCCGGGCCGGGCTGGTTTGTTCAGCCCCTCGATCGTCTCCAGCTTCTCGTCCGGGGACAGTTCCCGGTTGCAGGCCGGGCAGTAGCGGGGTGCGTTGGGTGGCATGGAGCCGGGTCACCTCCTTGGGCCTTTGGTACACCAGCCAAATCAGGGCTGTGACAGCAACTTAGTTGTTGCCCCAGTCACCGGGATCATACCCCATCGGGTACGGGTCATCTGGATCATGACGCCAGCGGCGCCCGCCGCCGCCATATCCCCGTCGGGGCCGGGGCTTACGGATGATCCGGCCGTCTTCGGTCACGTCGTCGCAGGCGAAGGTGCACTTGGGGTAGTTCGAGCATCCATAGAAGGTGCCGCTCTCGTCTTTGCGACTCCGCTTAACCAATACGCCGCCCAGCCGCCCGCGCTGTTTGCATTCAGGACACGTCACCGGGGCCGCCGTTGTCATTAGCCGCCCGGTAGAGTCACGGGTGAAGTTGAACTCGCCCGGCGGAATGGCTTCAACCCGCGCCTGCCCCTTGCGCCGGGCTTCTTCACGGTATTGCTCTGCCATACGGCGCCGCTCAGCGGCCAGCCGGGCTTCTTCGGCTTCGTTCTTCTGGCGCTTGGCTTCCATGGCGTCCATTTCAGCTTCCCAGACCGCATGCCCAGCTTCTCGGACCATCTCCTCAGCCCAGTCCAACATCTTCTGGGCTGAGACGGTTCCTTCACCACCGCAGACAAGGCAAGCACGGGTGTGGCTTGCACCGAAGCGGCCGAAGCGTTCACCGCCACAGCCGTAGCAGGTGAAGCTCTTTGGTGCTGTCATCGTGCGGCACCTGCCCGGTTGATCGGCCAGCGGATGTCAATTTCCACATCCAGATGCGCCGCCCAAGCCATGATCTGGTTGCGAAGCTCTTCCCACGAATGCCCAACGCCCACGCCCGGCCGGATCAGCAGGGCTGTGCGTTCGTCCCCAAAGGGAACAAAGATCCAGCCGCACCGACTAAACGGTCCCCAGTCGAAGGCCAGAAATAGGGCCTCGTGCATGTACTGCACGTCCTTGTTGGCCATCACCAGCAGGATGCCCCTGTCGGCGTAGAAGGCCTCTTCAAAGTCCGGGGCGCCCGGCAGGGGCCGGATGGCCCCCTCCGTTAGCTCCCGAACGGTCTCAGCGTCAAGAGTCTTGGGTTGATCCCAAGGTTCAGCCATTTGGTTCTACCACCTTTACGTCCAGTCGCTTGGTGATGATGTCCCCGTTGGCGAAGTTTGCATTCTGCAAGGCTTCCGCTGGGGTGTCATACTCTTCAACCGTGTAGCCATCATGGTGATTCAAAAATTTGATCAGCAGGTAGGGTTTCGGCTTGGTGTTAGCCATCAGTTTTCGCCTCCTCCCAGAAGCGGTTTGGCGGTAGCCCAGCATCCTTGCGGATCTTGTTGTAGCCACTCGGACCCAACCAGATGCACACTCGGAAGGTCATCTTCGCCTGCCACGGGTCCTCGATGGCCCAGTCCATCGGATCGAGCCGTTGGAGGATGGGATTCCCCCGGTAGGCGACGTTCCCAGCCGTCCAGTGCTGGAGAACATCCGGCAAATCGGAAACTTCACAACCACAGAGAAGCGCCAACGCCGCCGCCGTAGTGGGCTTGAAATAAGCCTGAAAAGGGGCTTCTTTCCCTGTCCCCGTGACGAAACAAGCTCGCTTCTTTGTGGTGCTCGCTATGCTATGATCCCACTTCAGCGTACACAATCCAACGTCACCGCTGTCCCCGCTAAGCCATGCCTTAGACACATGGGCGCCCGTCACGTAACGTGTTTCGTGCTTACCGCTTTCACGCCACGTCCCCGGAACCCAGACCGTCTGGTACAGACCACAGATGTTCTGTGATTCAATCACATGACCGAAGCCGCCGTCATGCTTCAGATCGGGTGCTAGGAATTCACCGCAGGCCACCGCCCGCAGAAGCGCTGGGGCGTTCGCCTTGATGCGTTCTTCATACCACTCGGCGATCTCGGCCCGACGTTCTACAAACTCGGCCCACGCCGCCTGCTGGATGCGCTTCGCAAGATTGTAGCGGGCCACCCAGTAGCGGTCAGCTTCGATGTCTTCAACCGTGCCAAACTTCTTGGCGTCCAGCGACTCGAATCCCACATGCACGATGTTCCTTTCGGCGTCAGTGATGAAGTGCGAGCGCTTGGCTTTCACCAGAGCCACCGCCTTTTCCACCGACGCCGGAAGCGACAAGATACCTTGCTCATCAGGACCAACCTTGTTTAGGTCGTCTGCCGTTACCCGGTCCTTGTAGCGGTCCACCAACCAGAACGTCTCACCCGATGCGGCACGGCGCCACTTACCGCGCTTCAACGCCAGATCGTGGTCAGTGATCTCCTCAACCGTGATGGGCGGAAGCTCCAGCGGCTTGTAGCGGCTCAGGTCCATGAGCGCCTTCCCGGCACCTAACGCCTCCGGTACGCGCACCATCTCGCCTGTATACGAAAGGCGTTTCGTCCGATAGCCCTCCACCCAGAACTTGTGCTTGAGCAGGCCAAAGACCATGATGAGCCAAACGATCTGCTCCGGTTGAAGGTCTGCCACCCTCACAAGCGGCTCGGGCCGCTCCTGATAACGCACCAGCCCAGTCCGATGCGTCTTGTCGTGAGTCATATCGCCGCTTTCGTTGACCTTAATGCCCAACACCTGATAGGGGAACCAGTACTGTGACGCCCGCTCGTCGAAGCGCCGTCCTTTCGACCGGGACCGCGACATACTGTTCTGCAGAGGGTGCGCGTTCTCCGTCTTGTCGGTCACCAGTGAGATGGTAGCGCCATTCTTGACGCCGAAGGCGAAATAGCTCTCCTCTGCATCAGGCTCCCACAGGATCGCCAACACCACGCCTGACGGGGCGCTCGGGTGTGTGAGTGACCGGATCATGGAGTTTACGTTCCAGTACCGGGCCACTTCCCGATAGAAGATCGGTTCGGCCCCGTCCGAATCACCCTGCATGAACTGATGCGTTGAGAGGCGCTTCGCACCATTCAAAGCATCCCGGCGCAGGAAGGCCATGGCGTGCTTATCATCCAGCAGGTCAAAGACATCTTCCCGGTCGATTCCCCAGTCCTCCAACGTGCGGAACATGCCCGCCCGAAAGTCGTCCCGGTGCGCATTCAGATCCGGGGACCGCAGTAGGCCGAAGAGTTCCTTTGCAAGTGCTACGTCCTCTTCCACTTCCTGCAACTGTGCCTTCAGATGCGGGCTAACAAACTCCGGCCCCAACAGGCAGATGACAGGCAATGTCCACTCCGACAGGTACTCTTCCAGATAGTAGTCCAACAGAAGCATGGTGAGCAGGCCGCTGGGATCCAAGTCAGCCGCATCCTTCAAATCTTCGTGGGCGTCGTGCAGATGTCCCCAGCGCATACTAAAGCTGGTAACTCCCCGCTCGTCTTCCACACCCTGCTTCTTGAAGGTCAGCTTCTGCCAAAGCTCCAGTGCCTTTTCGACCTGACCTGTGAGGCCCCCCGGCTGGGGGGCCTCCTTCCTCTTCGCGCCCATGCTACCGCCCGCCCTTGTAGTAGTCAGCCGGGTTCAGGCCGATCTTTCCGATGTACTCCAGCAAGATCCGGAAGTTCTGCTCCAGCCGGGCGTTGTGCTTACGCACGTAGTCCTTCGCCTCCACCTGCGACAGAACACCGTGCTCCTTGATCTGGGCCAGCGTCAGCTTGATCGTGTGGGTGGGGAAGATGCAGAAGCGCCGCGTGCCATCCGGCTCTACCGTGTCGTCCGGGCTAAGATCAACCTCGAACTGATCATCCAGCGACTGGTGCATGCGGCCCACGCCTTCGGAGCAGTAGACGAGGATGCCGCTCGGCCCCTCGATGACGGCGAGGTTGTCGTTCGCCACGCCGTGCGGGACCAGCGGCTGTTCGCCCTGCTCGACGCGGGCCTTGTTGCTGGGCATATCCAACACTGCCTGCCGGATGTTGTAGACGTTCAGCGGGGTGACGGCGGGCGCCGGGGGGTTCGGGCTGATCTCATCCATGATGGGGTTCATAGGGTCATGGAGCGGCGGCCGGACCTCGCCGGGCAGGGGCTCATTCAGGACCTTCTCGATCTGCGGGGCCGTACGGTCAAGCTCAGCCTGAAACAAGCGGATGCCCTCAGCGATCTCGTCAGGGGTAGCCATGTGGGTGTCCTCCTTGGGGATGTGTTGGGTTGGGGGCGCCCAAGGCACCCCCTCATTACTTCCGTACACCGGGCTACTGGGGCTGTGACAGCTTCGTTTCTAGCACCGTTGCCCGGCGCCCTTCCAGCATGTCGGTTGGCACCCAGACCTGACAGAAAGGACAAACCAACGCCTCACCGTCCACCGGGTCCGGCTTCCAGTCCTGTTCTGCGGTCCACTCACTACAGAAGGGGCAGTGGATGGCCTGCACTTCCTGCGGCATGTTGCACCTCCGCTAAAGCTGAATGTTGGGGTTCAAAGCCTGCGCCTTGCTGATCGTCACCGTCGTGGCCGGGTTGAAGCTCGCCAGAGGCGCTGTGCTGGCCGCCCGCCGGGGCTGAACCAGCGACTTCAACTCTTCCAGCGTGATCAGCTTGGCGAAGGCCTCTTCCGACAGTTCACCGTCCTCGACCAGCGCTTGGAAGATGGTGCGCTTGGAGTCCAGAAGCTTCATCTTGGCCTCTTCGAAGCCATCCCGGCAGAGGAGGTTGATGACCGTCACCGGGTTCTTCTGCCCAGACCGATGGACACGGCCGTAGATCTGGTTCATCTTCTGGGGGTTAAAGTGCTGGTCAAGACAGATCACATAGTCGCCTTCCGACGTGCCGCTCTTGTCGAAAAGCTCCACGCCATAGTTGGCGGCCGTCGTGATGATGGCGATGCGGGTCTTGGGGTCCGTTTGGAACTTCTCAACCCGCTCGCTGATCTCAATGGACTTCAGCCCACCCTTGATGTAGACAAAGCCTACATGCGGGTAACGAAGCTGGATCTCCCGAAGTACGATGTCGGTCATCTCCACGTACTGGCTGAAGATCGTCACCTTGTGCGTCACAAGGCCGATGTCCCCGATGATCTTCCACATCTCATCCAGCTTGGCACTCTCAGCCGGGATCGACATGTCCCGGATGATCGTCGTGACAGGCTCACCTGCTCGGTTGACTTTCACGCGCTCCTGACCGGGGTTCTCCGGGTCCGGCTCCATGACATAGACCACTTCGCCCAGCACCCGTTGCATGATCTCTGTCGTGTTGCAGACCTGCTGAAGCCGGGTGATCTGGGCCATGACAGCGAGGTACTGGGTCGTCTCGCCGTCTTCGTCGTCCCATGACTGCAGGATGCCCTCAACGATCTGGTCGTAGAGCTTCTCCTGCGCCGGGGTGTAGTCAACCCACTGCTCTAAGATGGTCAGTTCAGGCAGGTTGAGCGCGTCCTTCTTGGTTTTGCGCATGGATAGCGGCTCCAGCCGGGCTTTCAGTTCCGGCAGGGTCTCCGGGTTCGGCTGGCCTGTGCTGTGCCCGCCATAGTCGGTCAGGATGTAACGGTCCTTGTACTGCGCCCACGTGCCCAGATAGCCCGGCCGGATGAAGTCCACGAGGTTGAATAGCTCCTCGATGTTGTTCTCCAGTGGGTTGGCCGTCAGCAGAGCCTTCCAGCCCGCCCCGCCGCAGATCTCGAAGAGCCGCTTGGACGCCACGCCCGTGTTCTTGACCCGGTGCGCCTCGTCAAGGATGACGCCCCACGTCTGGTCGATGCCCAGCGCCCGCAGGAACTCGTGGTCGTTCATGAACAGTTCGTAGTTCACGACAATCACGTCTACATCCTGCTCGTACTGGACCTTACGAAGCTCCTTTCCGGACACCCGCCGGATGTTGGGAACCATGCGGCCCGTCTTGCCTCGGAGGTACTTCTTCTTACCGTCCACCAAGGTATAGACGCGCTTGCCTTGCTCATCGCGGATCCAGTCCTCTTCCTCGATCATGCCGTAGTCCACATCGTCCGGTAGGTCACCGTCGATGATCTGGACCGACAGGTCCGTCCACTGGCCGACTTCCTTGCGCCACGTGGAATACTTCAGCGGCGCCGGACAGATCACCAACAGGCGCTTCAGCCGTTTGCCTGCGATGAGCCGCAGACCAGCGGCGAGGGCGCCCAGTGACTTGCCTAGACCAACGTCCCATGCAAGGATGCCGCCGTCGCCAACCTTGACGTCCGTCAGGAACTGCACGCCAACCTTCTGGTAGTCACGGAGCGCCCAGCCGTTCGGCGACTTCAGTCCGTTAATGGTGATGGCGGATGCCTCTTGATTCTTGATCTGAATGCGCCGGGTGGCCTCAGCCAGTTGCTCCTTTAGCTGGGCCTCAACCTGTGGCGGGAGCATGGCCTGCGGGAGGAGGCGCTTGGCCTCCTCCAGATTCATCAGCGGAACCTCGTAGGCGCCCCGAACGCCGCCGGGGAGCATGAGTTCCTTCTCGAAGACGGCGCCGGGGATCTGGCGCAGGATGTGTCGGACGCTGAAGCCGTTCTTGATGCAGAACTTGGTGGGGTCCTTGGGGTGAGCGCAGAAGATGATCACTTCTGAACACCTCCCACCTGAAGCTCCATGCACTCAGTAACAGGATGCGGGCCGTCAGCCGGATAGGTCTTGAAATAAACCTGATCCCACCCAGCCGTCCTGAACGCTTTAATCAGTTGCTCCCGTACCCAGTTCGTGACCCCACCCCGTAGCGGAACTGACACGTTGACCTTCCCCTGCGTGGCATAGGAAAGGATCGTGGTGTTAGCGTGCGTAATCATGGCGCCCAGCACCTCGTTCTCCTTGGCGCGAAGCGCTTCCTGCACCTGAGTACTCAGCGGTCCTAACGGCGTCGGCATGATGATGCCCTCCTTTGTGCTGGGGGTGGAGGACCACCCCCGCATTACTTACGTACACCGGGCTACCGGGGCTGTGACAGCTAACCCTGCGGCGTCCGGTACAGCCGGAAGTCCCCCTGCCAGTCCTCACCCGGCTTGGGCGTCTTGCCTTGGAACTTCAGGTCCCCCCAGCCAACGGCGATGTACCGCTCGCGCAGGATCTTCTCAACCGCCCCGTTGGGGTCCAGATCCTTCTCCGTGATGGTGACGAAGATAATCTCACCGATGCCCTTCGCCATCGCCACCCGGTCGATCTCTGCGTCAATGATCTTCTCCAGCTTGGCCGCCTTCTCCAGAATGGCCGTCTTACCGTGGTTCGGTCCCAGTGCCATGACTAGACCCTCCTTAAAAGTCGCTGATCCGTCCACCGTATCGCCGGACGCTCGCCCGGACACCCTCTGCTACGATCTGGTTGTAGGTCTCTTGGTCTGACCGCCGGATGTCGTCTTGGTCAGCCTGATAAGAAGCCCCCTCGTCAGGCATAAACTCCGGATCCTCCGGGTACGGCTGGTTCAGCGGAACGTTGATGCCTGCACCGCACCCACTGCACTTTGTTGCCTCAAGCTGATCTAGCGAGTGGACCACATGCCCGTTCGTATGACCGCACAGCGGGCACTGAAGCGTTACCTTGATCGTCGGTAGATTCATCAGTCAGTCACCCCCAAATCTGAATGGCCCCGATCAGCAGAGCCAGCAGAATCATCGTCAGAATCGCCGCCGGAATCGCGTACACCCACCGCATCCGGATCACCTCGGACCTAGCATACCCGATTCTAGACGATAATGCACAATCCGAACGCTGGGAAAGGTCGGGTTAGGTCCCGGCCAAATCCTGCTGATGTTGTGTCTGGACCCCGGCTCGCTCCAAGAAGGCCAGCGGTTTGTCGTCACGGTACAACTCCGCGTAGACCACCCGGCTGATGCCCTCAGTCACCATGCGCTTGGCGCAGTTCATGCAAGGCGATAGCGTCAGGTAGACCGTGGCACCCCGCAGATCCAGTCCACGGGCGACGGCCTTTAAGATAGCGTTCTCCTCCGCATGTCGGGTCCGGTGACACCCCTCACCCTCACCGGGGATCTGCAGGCAACCCACCTCTGTGCAGTGGGGGTGCCCGGCCGGGGCGCCGTTGAAACCGATCGTCAGTACGTCCTTCCCCTTCACGATGACAGCGCCAACCTGCTTTCGGGGACAGGTCCCCATGGTAGCGGTCAGAGCGGCCATCTGCAGGAAGAACTCGTCATAGCTGGGGCGCCCCATCAGTAGAGCACCCCGCCGCTGTACTGGTCATCGGTCAGGTCGAAGGTGGGTGGCACGGCGCCCTGTTCCACGTAGAGCACGTGATGGCGCTCGTAGAGCCGGGGGTTCACCCGCTTCACGAGGATGAAGTCAGACCCGCTGTGCTTCTCCTCCGCTATCTGGGCCTCAGCGTCCGTGTAGGGCTGGCACTGCTCGACAACACCCGTCAGCAGGTAACCATGAGGGGTCTCACGCTCCAGCACCCCGAAGATGGGCGGTCGATCGTCGATGAAAAACAGCTTCACGTCCATTAGTAGATCACCTCAGCCTTCCAAGCGTCGTCCGTTAGGTTCTTGTCGATCAGGGGTAGATGGAACGGGGCCAGTAACAGCCATTCCGTGGTACCAGCGATGCCCGGCACGGCCTCCTCAGCCGCCCGCCGGAGCTTCGTGTTCAGTTCCGCTGAAACCGCCGCCACCTTGGTCCCGACAGGCCATGGCCCCGCCTTGAAATAGGCGTCCACAGCCTGCCCCAGCAGATTCTGGGTCATGGTTACCCCTCCTGCACCTTGTAGACCTTTGCTGACACAACATGGCCGTCCGGCTCAAACGTGGTCCGGATGCCTTGGCCTTCCTCGATTTCGGGACCACTGGCGCTCGTCGGCTCAGGAATCCCCTGTGCCTGCCGAAGCTCACGTGTCGCCAAAATCAACTGCTTGATCTGGTAGCGAGTGGCGTCCGTTTCGAAGTGTGGATGTGCCTCATTCTCGATCACCAGACCGAACTCGTTGGGGGCCAAACACACCCATGCGATGGGCAGATCACCGCCTCGGAAAAAGACGGCCGCATGGACCGGGATGGACCCCATCGCCTTCGGGATCCGCTTCATGCACAGGTTGCCCTGCGCCACCTCCTCAGCCCCGTTGATGATCTGCAAGAGCATTCGGGACCGCTTGCGCCGCACAATGACATTCGTCATGATCGGTCAAACCCCTTTCTTGTTCAGCCACGGTAACCGAAACTGACTCAGGTCCGTCACGGGCAGACCCTGCGCCAGCCGCTGGCGCCGGATGTGGTTGTTCAGATCGTCCCGCCGGGTGTTCTCCACGAGGATGGCCCGGTCCACATCAGCCGGGATGGTTGCCCCTTGAAAGTCGCCCTCAGCCACATTCAGCCCGTCGATCAGGGATTGAAGCGGATCCGCTTCAACCTGTACAGGTTGGGCTGGGGCCAGAAACGCCATGATCCGGGCCTCAACCGCCGCATAGTTCCCCGTCAGCCACTCCAGCGTCTTCATCGCCCCGCCGCTCCTTCCGCATCGTCCTCGATGGTACCCAGCATCCAGCCCATCAACTCGCACAACCGGAAGAGCCGCTTCAGCGCCCGGATGTTGCGCCTCGCCACGGGCAAAACCCGCTCGAAGTTCCGCCGCTTCAGTTCCAATTCCGGAGACAAGGGCTGGGGCAACGCATTCAGGTCCCGGATGCCCAAGAGCAGAGAGTTCTCCCGACTCTCTGCTCTCCTCAGCGCCCACTCCAAGGCCTCCAGCAAGTCTTCGTTCACGATTACATCCCGACTCCCGTCCAGTAGTAGATCGGATTTGCGTCAGCCGGGACTTCGTGGGGCCGCTCTGACCAGCTTGCATAGACCGGAACAAGCCGCTTGAACCACTCGATGTTGATGCCTGCCGCCTCATCCACGTTGTAGGTGTCGATGTACTGGAAGATCTGGCTACCCTCGTAACCACCGTAGAAGGTACCATAGATGCTCTGCCTGCGCTGGAAGAGTTGATCCATTCGCACAGCTTCGCCCTTCATGAGCCGCAGGCCAAACTCCTTTGCCTCCGGATCAATCTCCTTGTGCTGGTCAACATACGTCTGGATCCACGCTGAATTGACCAGCGTCGCATGATGCCACGGGTTACCCATGCGGGCGAAGAGCAACTCAGCCCGCTGGTAGTTCAGTACATTCAGCCCCGTCCGTGACTGGACAATCGTACGCCACACCTTAGGGCCAAAGTCGTAAATCCGAGGGTTCATGGCGTAGCCTGCAATCGCCTTCTCGCCTTTCTGCCCGAAGATGGTCACCCGCTTCGGCTCCTGATGCTTGAGCAGGGCCTCGCCAAACGGCCGCAGGAGTTCCCGCCGGGCCGCCGCTTCCCCCTCTACGCCGATGGCGCTCCAGCTAAACCCGAAGGAAATCTCCCGACGCCACGCCTCGGGCGTCATCCACTGGGCAAAAGATCGCTCGTCGATCAGCCGCATGAACGCCCGGCCCAGATCAGTCGGCACGGGCGCCGGGCAGTTGCGCTTGTCACGGTCGTAGTGACACTCGTGCTCACCTACGTACTCGATCAGCCCCAGCCGCTTCAACTGCTTGATCTGCTTCAGGTCAAGGCTGAGTTCGTCTTCAAAGTAGTGCTTGCAGACACCACTGCCCCAGCCGTCCAACAGCCGATAGAACATGCCATACAAGGCATCCTTGGTGGTCGGCGTCAGCTTGATCATGTAGTCAGCTTCCGTCACCGGGTTCTGATACAGTAAGGGCGCCGGGGCCTTATGCGACCAGATCTGCATGGACATGAGGAATCGCGCTCCTTTTGATTGGGGCGGGCGCCCCGTGGTGTTAGGCCTCGATCAACGGGACCTTAATGATACTGACGGTTGTCACCCAATAAAACGACACGTCAACACCCTTGAAGCCATGGCGCCGAAGCACTGTTTGCACAGGATTCCGGCCACCCGCCAGCCGCTTCTGCAAGATACGCTCACTGTAGTCGCAGTTGTACAGGTCCTTCTGTAGCGCATCCGCCTTTGCCTCAGCCTGTGGTCCGGCGAAGACACCCACGATGTCTAGCCGCTCGTGGGGATCATCGCCTGCCATGACCACGTAAGCCAACGTGAACTTTGCCATGATCTTCACTCCTTGGGGGCCGGGTGGTCCGGCCCCCCCTCGCCGCTTGGTTTAGAAGCTGAAGTCGTAGTACTCACTCCGGGCGCCCAGCCCGATGGAGTAGTTGCGATCCTTGATCGTACCCTTGATCCAGTAGATCCGCCCGTTACGCTCGACCCGCCGGGCGTCGTAGGTCTGGCCCTCCGGGTCCCGCTCGAAGCGGTAATCCTGCGATTCGCTCATGCCGTTCGTGTCAATGCGCTCGGCTCGGTCCTGCTGGACCTCGACGCCCTTGACCCGGCCGTCCTTGGTGAACAGGACCTTGCTGACCGTGGCCGCATGGCGGTCGCTGAACATGATGACCGTCGCCGGGGCGCCCACCACCGGGCCGATGACGTCGTAGATCATGGAGAGGATGCCGCCCTCACCGTGCGGGTAGTCCGTCCGGTTGTCATAGGGGACCACGTTCCCTGCCGGGTCTACGATCTGGTAGTGCCGCTCGATGCGCTCCTCCGGGGCCTTGCCGGGCGGGCGCACCGTGAAGGTATGCGTGTCGGTCAGGTAGAGCTTGTAGCCAGCCGCATGGAGCTTTGCCATGGTCTCGGCCAGCACCTCCGGCACCATCTCGGTGGAGTCGGTCGGATGCGGGCCGTTCGGTAGCTCAGTCCACGTGGAGCGGTCACGACGGTTCGGTAGGTTGGCGATGACGGTCTGCAGGCGGGAGCTAGTCTGCTGGGTGCTCATACGTTCGGTGGTCATGTGGTTATCCCCCTTGTTGTTGATGGGGGGCGGGGTTGCGCCCCCCTCATTACTCTCGTACACCGGGCCTCTGGCGCTGTGACAGTCCTAGTGTAGCCGGGTCCTTGGACAAATATGCACAATCAGAAGCCCACAAAGCCGGGGCAGGACTAGAATGGATGCTCCGGCAGGGCGCCCTCAAGACCCAGCGTCTCGATGACCCGCTCAACAGAACCTACCCGGTCACCCTCTTCCAGACCCTCGAAGATGGCGTCACGCACTGCCTCAGCCTTGGACTTGGCCGCTAGGCAGGCGTCGTCGCTCTTTTTGCCAACACCGACGAAGAAGCACAGGACTTCGGTTTCCGGTCCGAAGTTGTCGCTGTACCCACCGCTGACCGTAGAGACAGCCAACACTTGGTACCCCACGATGATCTTGCCGTCCGGAGCATTCTTCAGCCCCACAGACCGCGCCTGTGCATCCGTCAACCCGTGCCACAGGGGCAGGACCTCGATCTTGAAGCACTGATCCGTATTAACCGGGGTCCCGTCTAGCGCTCTAATCCACATCTTCCACAGCCTCCTCGTGGGTGACGCCAGCCGCCCGCTGGATCTGTTCAATGAAGTCCTGCCGGAACCGCCCGTCCTCGTCATAGTTGGCCGGGTCGGCGCCGGGTACGTGCCAGCCGAACATGGACCCTGCACTCATCGCCTCAGCCTGCCCCTTGGTGATGCCCATCTCCGCGTTCAACTCGTCGGCCGGGAGCTTGCGCATGTGCTCATCCTTGAGCGGGTAGAAGCCCATCTCACCCCGGCGGATGCCGATCGTCTCCCCGGTCGTCCGGTTGGTACCGTAACAGGCCGCCGGAAGTCCTCCGAACGTCGGATGCACCTTGTACAGATCCTGCTCAGACATGTGTACTCGCTCTCCTTTCAGATGTGGGCCGGGGCCGGGGGTTACCCGGCCTGCTTCTTGTTCTTGGTACCTTCAGCCTTGCCTGCCGACTTGCCACGGGCGCCGCTGGCGCCCTTCTTGGCGTCATGTGACACCTTAGGCGTCTTCGACGTCTTGGGCGCCGCCTTGGTCTTGCTGGGGGCCTTGGGCGGGGTCTCAGGGGCGGCGCGTTCAGCAAGCTCCGCAAGCTGGCGCCGATCCGCCCGTGCCGCCCGGCCCGCCGCTCGTTTGGCCTGCGTATCGGCCTGCACCTTATCCCACCCGGTCAACTCCCGTTTGGCCGGGGTCTGCGCCTCAAACACGATGGGGGTCTCAGCCTTGGCCTTAGCTGGCTTGGCCGGGCGCTCAGGCTTGGTGGGCGCCTTGTACTCGACACCCTTGAGCTTCCCAAGGATGCCCTCGAACAGATCAGCCTCCAGAAGCTGGGGCTTCTCAAAGCCCGGCTTCCCGTCAGCACCGATGGAGCGCTGGGCAATCTTCACGAAGTGCTTCGTGATGCCGTGCGCAACCATCGTCGATTCAACGACTCGAACCTCCGTCTGGGTCTCCGTGTTCTGCCGGATGAAGCTCGCCAGCGTACGGCCCTCGATGAATTCGTAGTCCGTCTTCTGCTTATCGTCTGCCATGTGTGATGCAACCCCTTCGGTTTGATTGGGGGCGATAGTCGCCGCCCCCTCATTATTTCCGTACACCGGGCCTCTAGGCCTGTGACACAGCCTTTATCAGCAGGCTTGCGGCATAGCCGTGCCAGCGCTCGTCATCAAGTTGGGTCTCCGTGAAGACCACCATCGTACGGCCACGCCGGACAATCCGGCGCACCTTGCCCGGCCGGGATGTTCCGGCCGGGCGCCGCAAGGCTACCATGTCACCGATGACCACCCGGCCATCCCAGATCGTGGCGCTTTTGCAGTCCATGCTAGGCGCCCTGCTTCCAGTAACGGTTCTCGATGGGGCCGTGGTTCATGACCGTATCACAGTCGTACATGGCCCAGCGTCCGGTTGACACCGACTCAAAGCTGAATGGAGCCACAATCTCAATCTTCTCGATGACCTTACCGCTGACATCCATGTCTACGATCAGATCACCTACCGATAAGCTGTTCATGTTGTAGCAATCATACCCTGCCTGCCGAGCCTCCTCATCCAGATGCTCCAACACACCAACCGGATCCTCTTCAACCCGGTTGAACTCACGGAAGATGTGCTGATCACGCTGAAGCGGAGTTAGCTCACCTTCCCAGACCATGCGGTAGAGGGGCGCTGTCTTCTCGGTGAAGCATCCCTTCCGTGCGTCAAAGTAGGCCTTCAGCGTCTCCGAGTCAATTGGCTGACCTGCCCCATCGAAAACCTTATTCATGTCGATCTGGTAGATGCGAACCATCATGCTGATGACCACCTTTCGTTTGATGGGGGCGGGGTGGCCGCCCCCGTTGTGCCTTAGCTACGCTGAGACAACTACCACGGCGTGCTCCAGCGTCGGGATCTCCTGCCGACGGTTCCGGTCGTAGCCTTGCGATGCCCACAGCAGGTAGAACCGATCGTAGATCTTCTCGACCATGGCCGTTTGCACCCCAGCCTTGTAGACGTACCACTGGTTCTCGTTCTCCTGCAGGATCTCGATGGCCTCCGGGTCGGTCACCTTGAAGGGGACGTGATCGAACAGGGAAACACGCTTCAACTTACCGCCTACGCAGATGTAGGCCTCATGATCCGACTTCAGCGTTCCATTCGGGAAGTAGCACTTCGTCCACGCGATGGCGTGTGCCACCTGCTGAGGCTTACCCGTCAGTCCATGGAGGTGGGTACCCATATCCCGAACCACCCAGACGAAACCGTTTGTCAGATAGTCAGGGTGCTTCGCCAGCGCCTCTAAGTCATGCAAGAAGTCCTCGTGGTAGGCGTTGATCTTCTTCGATGCGATCTCGGCCATCTGCTGGACCACCGGGTTGGCGCCCAGCTTGCGCCACAGACGCTGGATGCTCTTCAGCCGGGCCTCGTACGTGCGAAGCTCTTCCATACGGAACTCGGTAGAGCCGTGCTCCTCGATGCAGGCCTTCATGCTCTGAATGCCGTCTTTGCACTTGGTCTCGATCACGGTCACAATGGCAGGCTTCGTCATGGTGGGGTCCCCCTTGGTTTTGTTGGGGGCGCAGGGCGCCCCCTCATTTCTCTCGTACACCGGGCTACTGAAGCTGTGACACCTTGGTATAGATGGCGTTCAGCCGCCGCAGGTACTCATCCGCCCGGCCACGGAGCCAGTCGATGCGGCCAGCCTCGTCCTCGGAGAAGACCGGGCCGTAGCTGTTAAGACCGTCGATGAAGTTCAGTACGCCAATCGCCCGCGCCAGCCAGCGGCTGGCATTCTTGTAGTACTCCGCTAGACGGCGCCCAGCCGCCGGGTTGGAGAATGCGTACTCAGCAACGTTTTCAGCCGCCTTTAAAATCTCTAAGGTCTTGTCGATGTCCTGCGTCAGCGCCGCGATGCCTGCCTGCTGGGCCTTGATGTCAAGCATGCCGATCCGCTCCTTCGCTATCATTATGGACGATCTTGGACAACTACACACATGGGAAAGGCAGGGAGCGCTTCTAACCGAAGCGCTCCGTCGTCTTGAAACGGGCCTCAGCTTCAAGATAGGCCTCGTCAGGGTCTCTGGGATGGGCCAGAACCGTTAGCTCCGTGCCATCCTTGAACCAGAAGGTCATGCTGTCGTCCCAAAGCTCAACGCGGTCGATCAACTTACCTTCGAAGACCTCAGTTAGGCGCTTGGATGCCTGCTCCTTCATTCCAAACCCCACCTTTTCCGCAGTTCAGTGTGCAGGGCCTTGTAGATGGTCCGGGTCTTCAACCACTCCACCGGGTCAGCGTTCATTAACGCCTCCATCTCACGTTCGAAAGCGTCCTGCGCTCCATCACCGTGGGGCCGCGTACCAAAGACGTAGTAACGCAGGATGAACGCATCTAGGTAGCGCTTTGCGTTCCGCTCCAACATACACACGGTGTTGTGCAAGTGGTTGGTATCCATCTGCGACGGAACCAGCTTGCGTCCGTCACGGGTTACCCAGATCGTGGAGTCCAACCACGTCAGGTCATCGTCAGACACCACCTGCTTAGGCGCCACCCGCTTGGATGGCGCCTTCGGCGCAGGCTTCAGCCAGCCGAACAGCTTCTGCCACAGGTTCATTCCTACTTACCCCCCACGTAGATGCTGTAGACCTCGACCGGGGCCATGGCCCGCTCGTTCCCCTCCGGGTAAACGTTCAGGTGGTAGCCTGTGCCTGCCCCGCTCAGGGCATCCATCGAAGTAGAGACCCCGCACGGCTCGTTTGTAGGATCCCCGGTGCCGTGGTAGTGTCGGACGCCGTACTCAGCACAGATGTCTTGTACGATCTCCCAAGCCTTGGACCACGTGGCCGCCTTGTGCACCTTGCGTTCCTTCAGCATGATCACTCCACCCTTCGTTTGATTGGGGGCCGGGCGCCCCCTCATTATTCTCGTACACCTGCCCACAAAGGCTGTGACAGGTTATTATTTTAGAAAATTCTGGCACACTTCCCCATATATCTATATATAGATATAGATATAGATAGATATAGATAGATATTTAAATAAATCATCATTCATATCATTATCATCATCTAGATCAATCTCAAGCCTTTTGGTTTCCGGCCGGGGCCGCTGGGGCAACTACCCTTTTTGTGGGTCGCAACTCGTTATCCTTTGAAAGGCTATCAACTCGGTGACTCTGAAAGTAACACACTTCACCGCCGCTGAGCCGCGAAAAAATAAAAAGAAAAACACCCGGCGATTTTTATTTTTACTTTTGGGGGAGGGGGGGCCTCTTTTGAAAATGTAATGCGTGAAAGGCTACCAGTTGATAGCCTTTCACGCATTTGACGTTGCCGTCGGGTTTCAGGTGGTCTCGATCTCGTCAATGATGATCAGTTCAGCGTCAAGTCCAGTACCCAAATACTCGGGGTGCCCGTTTGTCGTCCGGTAGTATAGGTAGCTGGTTGGCTGTGTCTGCGCTTTGGGCTTCCGGTTCCGGGATCGGAACTTGGGGCGTCTGCATCGCTCGCCAAGGCGCTGTATGAGGGATTTAGCGCCCCCGATCCCTGCGGGCCGCTCACCCTTCGTCCGGATCAGTGCGTAGTCGCCCCAGCTTCCCAGCCGCAGGAACCGCTCGGACTGGATGAACAGGTTCGCTTCACGGCGGCTGGGCGCCCATGCGATGCTCTGCCCGATCACTCGGTCGAAGATGCGCCAGCCGGGTCTGGTTACGTCCTTCAAGAGCTTGCGGTACTGTTCATTCATCCGGGACACCTCCCGCGGGTTCCGGAAATACCGGGTCGGGATGCCTGACGCCTCACACAACTGCATCAGCAGACGCTTCTCGTATTCTGCCATGTTCACTTCGAACGTACCACGCAACGGCATGATCTGTACACCGTTGCGGCCGATCGTCTTGCCCTGTGCATGGGCCTTCAGCGCTTCTTCAAAGCTTGCCATCTAACGGGCCTCCTTTAGGTAGTACGTGTCGCCCCGCTCCAGTGCCGCTTTGACCGCCGCTTCTAGTAAGTCGGTTGTTCCAGCCTCACCACTCGCCCGGTCAAGGTATTTGAGCGCGGCGGCTTCGTCTAGGCGCACAAGTGGTTGAACTTTGCGGTAGCTGTTCAGCATCAGGATCTCGCCTGAAGGCTCATAGGTGAAGTAGACCTTGTTGGGGTCCAGCTTCATCAGGCTCACGTAGCTCCGAAAGACGTGACGGCCAACGTTGCTTAGGATGGTGTAGAACCACGGCCGGGCGCCCGGCGGGGCCGTCTGGGGCGGAATTCGGCGCCCCAGACGAAGGTGCCCCGTCAGTGGCCGCTCCGGGGGAAACCACTCATAGCCGTCTTCGTCAGGCATGAAAACCTGAACCATGGTAATGTCGTGGTTGGTGTGGAACTTCGCCTGCGCGTGCGCATACAGCCAATCGAAGTTCTCAGCAGTGTTAGGCGTTGGGACCGGGAGGCGCGTTTCCCATGGACGCCCCCGGTCGCCAAACCACTTGAAAGTTGCCTGATGGCTCACTTCCGGCGTTCCTCCTTGCCCTTGGCCCACTGCTCCATCTGCTCCAGCGTTTTGAAGAAGGTGGCCTCTTGCTTGTCACTGGCAAACTCGCCGTACTGCACGAGGCGCCCCATGATGTCGTCCAGCATGGCGAACTTCTCAGCTTGGCTGGGCATCCACTGGCCCAAGCTGGGATTGAAACCCTTCTTCTCGCTCCACTTGATGTGTGCGATGGCCTCCACCCGGCTGATCACGCCCTGCCACTTGTTCACGTTGGAGGCCTCATCCTGTGGCTGGGACCGCTTCATCTGCTTCTCGACGGCGGCGATCATGCCCTCGGTGGGGATCCAACCTGTGACGTCGCTCAGGTAACGGCCGAACTTCTGGCGCATGGACGCCCAGAACTCGTTGCCCGGATCCTCAGCGGCCTTTTGCTGGATGAACTCCATGTGGGTACCGAACTTAGCCTTGCGCTCCGCAAGCTGGGCGGCCTCGGCCGCCTTACGCTCGGCCTGCAGGCGTTGGATCTCTGCGTCGGCGGTCTCTTTGGCTTCCGCCAGCTTGCCGATGGGGTTATCCAGCATGTGCCTACGGGCAAACTCGATGATGCCGCCCATCTTCTTCTCGCCATGCTCACCAGACTCGATGGCCCGCCGGGCCTCGAAGAGCGGGTGTGGCAGGAAGGCGTTCTCACCGTTCAGGGCCTTGAAGGCCTTGATGTAGTCCAGTACGTCCTTAAACCGCTCAACATAGGTGACCTTACGCTCAGCGGCACGAGCCTCCTTCTGCTTCTTCTGGAACTCCTTTTGAAGCTCGGCTGTCTTCAGTTCCGCCAGCCGGGCCTGCGACGGGTTCACGATGGCGTAGTTACCCAGACAGTCGCACCCAAGCACACGCTCCCGGAAGATGTCGCCGGGTCCCGTCTGCCAGCACACCTGCTTGTAAATGATCGGGTGCCCGCAAAGCTGGCAGGAGACCGGGATCGGGATGCCGTTGGGTAACCGTGACTCTTCCGTGTGGCCGTACTTGATGTATTTGGCCGGGTCGTCACCGTCAGGGATCCCCCAAGCCTGTAGCTGTTCGATGATGCGTCGTTCGTAGTTCCGGGCCTGTGCGCTGTTGCCGAAGGTACCCTCGATCTTCTGCGCCGCCGCCGTTGCCTTCTTAGGCATGTGAAACCCTCCCTATTGCTGTTGGGGCCGGGTGGGTCCGGCCCCTACCTCTATTCTAAACGAAACTGGACAATCTTACTCAATCGGCGCGTAGAAGGCAACAGGCTCCCCTGTCACGTTGTCATGGCGGCTGATGACTGTGAAGCCCTTCGTGTCCAGATCCTTTTGGCGGGACTGTCGGACGACTTCCATGTACTCAGCGCCCCGGTCCCGGTAGCGGTCCCGCTTGTAGTAGCGGTTCATGAACTCTTCCAGCGTCTTGACGTCGGTCACCCTGTACTTGCGGGCGCTCTCATAAGCGCCCCAGTACTCCTCCACCTTGCCGTTTCGCCGGAAGGTCATGAAGGTATAGTCACCCCGCGTGACCTTCAGGACATGCGCGGCGGCGTTCGAGGCATCCGGGTTGTCGATGAGGAACTGCCGAGCGGCGGCGACGGCCTCCTCTTCGGTCTCGAAGAAGTGATCCTTGTTTAGGGGCTTGGTCGCATCAAAGCTGTCAATCACAGTCTGCAGGCCGTAGGGCTTCGTCATGGTGATAGCCTCCTTGGGTGTGGTTGGGGATCGGGTCTAGTCAGTGAAGATCGATCGGAACTTGACGACCCAGCAGAGGCGCTGGTGCCGATCTGCAAAGTAGTGGCCGTCCAGATAGGTTTGGCCGATGCCGTCAAAACCGCTGGAACCCAACTGCGGAAACCGCTTCATGGCCTCCGGCCACACCGTCTTGGCCCACTCCTCAATCTGAGCCTTCGTGACCACCTGCGGGTCTACCATCACGGCATAGAGCGTCTCACTGTCGGCATAGGGACGGGGCTGGCCTGCGGCGATGCAGACCACGTAGTTGCCCGATAGCAGTTGTGGCTTACGGTCAAACTGGCCGTAGCCTTCGAGTCGGGGCGTATAGCTGGAATCAGGCGCCGGGGCCGAGGCGCCATTAGCTACGTAGCCGTTCATAGCAAAGTTCCGGGCCGTGTCCATCGCCGCCTTGAAGTCCAGTCGCATGAAACCCTGCATGGGAAGCCCGTTCTCACAGACGTCGTGCTTGTCACGCTGATCAGGATTCCGTCGTACGCTAAACCGATGCGCCGTGTAAGGATAAGTCACTTCAGTCACCCTCCTTGCTGTTGGTCGGCGGCTTCAGCGGCTGGAAGTTGGTGTCGATGCCCAACCGGGTGCACTCCTTCTCAATGGCCGCATGGGCAAGGTTCAACTTCTCCTGCAGGTCGGCGGCCTCCACCGGATCAGTGGTTCGGCGCGGGGCATCTTTCAGATTCCGAGCCTCGATGTTCAGGAAGCAAAGTCGGTTTGTGTCCATAGTGGTATCCCTCCTCATTATTGTCGTACACCGGGCTACATGGGCTGTGACAACAGCTTTTCTGGACTAGTTTACCCGACTTTGGACAAATTAAACCCCGGCGCCCGGCCGGGGTTCAGCGGTTGCCCGGCGCCCAGCCGGGGTGCATATGGGTGAAGCGACCGGGGTATCCTAGTTCTGCGGAGGTACCGCCGCCGATGGTGCCGTCTTGGGTTTGTTCCAGTGCACTGCCGCTTCAAGGGCCGTCTCGATGGCGGTGCGCATCGCCTTCAACTCGTTGTCGTCAACATCAATATCAACCTTCAGTAGATCTTCCACCATCTCAACGGCCCGATCGAGCCGTTCCTCAGGTGCCAACTGACCTGACTTCCACAACTGTTCGACCGCCGCGTAGGCCGTGTGTGCGTGCTGGATGATCAACTCTGCGATGTTCCTGTGCTGGGGGTCCTTGTCCAGCTTGGCCGCTAGTCGATCGGCCGCCCCAATAACAGCCTGCGCAACCTGAAGAACCGGATCAAGGCTCTTACCACGCTTCAACAGCGCGGAAAACACTTCCACGACGACAACGATGATAAACACAACCACAAAGTCTTGCCACACAGTAAGACCTCCCTAATCAATCTTGGACAAAACGAGTTTCCACGTTCAATCTAAAAGCTCCTGCTTCTGAAAGAAAGTTGACTTTGAGAATCCCAACATAAGCCGCCTACTACAGGCGTTTACATAGCAGAAGGGTGTTGCGTTTTAAGCGCAACACCCTTCAAAACACCTATCGGGACTTGATCACCCGCTGAAGCATTAAGGCAAACTCCCACCACTGCACAGGCTGGTAAGGATGCCGGACCGTCTGCAGGAAAGACTGTTCCTTTCCATCGATGGTCACCTTGATCTGCGTTAGGTCCTGCACAGCCTTGTACTGCCAGTCGTCAGCCTTCCCGTAAGCTGTGGACCACTCCACAAGCTTAGCACTAACGGCGCCCCGGAAGTCAGGGAAGCTCTTACCGTACCGGGCGAAGAAGGCGATCGGATCCTGATGATCGGTCTCACTCGGGTAAAGCTTGGAGATGTCAGCATGGCTCTTGAGCTTCTCCGTGGCCCAGCCCATCCGCCAGCAGATGTCAGCGGCCAGCCAAACTGCCCGGTTCCATGCCTCAGTGAACTGCCGAACCTGCTCAGCCCAAGCGAGCTTCGTGTCAGGCTCACAGATCTCCATGGAAAGGGCCTTCTTGTTGGCTGTTGGACCCTGTGCTGGGGCCAGCATGCCTTCAGGTACCACGCAGGAGATGGAATCCCAGTCAAGGTAGTAGTTGGCCCAGCCGTGCTGGCGGGCGCTGTTCAGCCACTTGTAGTGAGCCTCATCACCTACGCCGGGGTTGGCCGTGCTGTGGATGACCAGATACTCAGGCTGAATCGGAATTCGCTCCTGAATGGCATCGTCCAGCAGACGCTGAAAGACCGGGTACTCGGGCCGCAACGGGTACGTCATGGCTGACTCTCCTCCTTGTTCCGGGGCTTCAGCTTTTCAAGGGCCATGTCCTTTAGACGCTGAATGCGCCAAACTAAGAGCACCTCCAGCGCCTTGTGACCGTACCACTTCATGTTGATCCACGTCTCAGCGATGCTGGCGGCCTCGAAGACGTTGTAGCCAATCACCAGCGCATCCCGGACCATGTGTCCTTGCCCGAGGGACATATCGATCTGATGCACAAGCCAGATCCAGCCCCACATGGCGGCCTTCTTCGACAGGCCTTTGATGCCGATGTCGCTCCGGAACGTTGGATAGTGCTTACCCCGCCCCATCAGAGCGGCCAACACCCCAAACAGGAAGCCAACACTCTGCAACCGAATAAGAATTCCCATCTGGTTCGTTACCCCCCCTAGGTGGCGGTCCACTAATGAGAGGGCAAGCATTCCAGCACCGACGAACAGACCCCCAACGGTCTGCAACTTCGCTATAACGCCGGAAAATAGCTGGATCTGCTCATCGGCGAACTCTGCAAGACCTGTCAGCAGTTGCATGATTGAAACTCCCCCTGCCATGTGTCATGTGAATATTGGGGGTCAGGAGGAGGAATTTTAGGTCACTAAGGACAATTTGGCCGTTTTCTCCGGAAAACCTTCTTGGGCGCTCAAAATCCTTGGCGGAGCACTATTTGAAGGGAAAAATAAGAGCAGATGGAATTAAACTCCATCTGCTCTTATGTGTTAGGCAACGAGCTTGCGACCTACGTAAGCGACTGTGGCCGCGCTGGGCAGGTTCAAGCGAATGTAGTTGGTGTTATCGATGCGGTATGGTCCATAAGCGGACATAAACATGGAATTAGCACCCTGCACACCGTTCGCCATCGTATATACAGACAGAGACGAGGGCGAGTCGGTATAAATCCCATCAATAATCCAGTCCTCACCAACGGGCGGGCGGATGTCGAAGTTGCCTGCACCAAGCGCTTGTGAGGCAAATACCCGTGAGCTAAGGAAGTCAGCTTCGTCAAACTCAAGTACGTACGCCGTCAAGGTTACTGTTGAACCTGAGTTATTTCGGATTGACAGCGGCTTATCGCGCCAACTCCACATATCCATGCGGCCGTTGGCACTCGCACTCGAACCAAGCATGGCACCAAGATGTAAACCACCGCCGGAGTTCAGCCACGTAGTGCCGCCATTCAGTGAGATGTCTGCGACAAAATTCACTTGCGATGCGCCACTGTTATTAGCCAAATACAAAAAGCGCCACAGTTTATTTACAGGCGGCTGAAGTAGCAATCTACCGCCATTAACCACACTGGCCGAAGGACGTTGAGGGATATACGGTGCGGTTGATGTTGTAAACTTATGGCCTGACAAGTAGATCGCGGAAGTACCTGCAGGGGTGATGATCAAAGGTACGGCACTGGTGAAGGCGGGTGCCAAGGTCGCTCGGGAACCTGCTGTAAGTTGTCCAAAACCTACAATACTTGCGATGCCTGTTGTACCCAGCGACACGTTGTTATTGTTAGATATGGCAGAGTTCAAGATCCAAACTTCATTAGCAGGGATCGTGGGTGTTACAGCAACAGACCCGTTAAACATATATTGCCATGTAGCCATACTATGCACCTCCAATCTGCAGAGCGATGATCTTAGCTCGTGCATCAACCTGTGACTGGGTTAGGCCGGGCGATGACCAGTTTACCCCGTCTGAAGACGTTAGAATGGCACCTGTCGCCAGATCAAAGGTCACACGAGCGCCCACAACCACTCCAGCGGCTGTGATTTCAATGAAGCGCACAAGTGACCCGCTGATCTCCAGTCGAAAGGACTTTGCCCCTGCTGTGGTGTCGATCACATCAAGCTGAGGTGCCGCCGCTGTGACAACATGGCCTGTAGCGGCGATCTCGCCAGTTGCATCACGCTGAACGATGGTGTTTGCCGTACCTGTCGTGCTGGGAGACTGCCCTCCAAGCTTAGCAGAGTCACCCACCCGGCCGTTGGGGTCTGTGACGGCTACGGAGTTGGCTGTTGTGCCGCCTGCAGAGGTTGCAGTGCGGTAGGTACCACCGGAGTCCTTCAGGGCGTTGGCCCGCCCAACGGCTCCGTTGGGGTCTGTGACGGCTACGGAGTTCGCTGTTGTGCCGCCTGCCGTCGTAGGTAGGAAGCCCCCCAGCGTCTTAGCGTCCTGCACGAGCTTACCAGCGCCGTCCAGTGTCGCCACACCACTGTTGGAGCCTTTATCTGTAGTCGGGATGTAGCTAAGCGGCGGGATTTGCGCCACTGGGATGAGCGATGAGCCATCCAGCGTTGCCACACCACTGGCGGCGCCCTTCTGGCTGGTCAGGATGTAGCTCGACAGGTCGCTCGTGCGTGCGATTCCTGCCGGAATCTGCGCATCTGGGATCTTCGTCGTGGCGTCCAGCGTCGCCACACCGCTGGCCGCGCCTTTGGCCGTGTTGGGTACATAGCTGGACAGATCGCTGACGCGGGCGATGGTGGTTGGGATCTGCGCTACAGGAATGAGCGTTGATGCATCCAGCGTCGCTACACCGTTGGCGGCGCCCTTCTGCGCGGATGGGATGTAGCTGAGCGGTGGAATCTGCGCCACTGGGATGAGGGTGCTGGCATCCAGCGTCGCTACACCGTTGGCGGCACCCTTCTGAGTGGTTGGGACGTAGCTAGATAGGGCGGTCGTACGGGCAATTCCAGCCGGGATCTGCGCGTCCGGAATTAGCCCAGTCCCATCCAGTGTAGCCACACCATTTATGGCGCCGCGCTGGCTCGTTGGGACGTAGGCCAGCGTCGGAATCTGGGCAACTGGGATGAGGGCGCCCGCATCCAGCGTTGCTACACCGTTGGCGGCACCCTTCTGAGTGGTTGGGACGTAGCTGGACAACCCAGTCGTGCGCACGATGTTGGCGGGAATCTGGGTGTCAGGGATCAGTCCAGATCCGTCCAGAGAGGCAACACCGTTGACAGCGCCCCGCTGTGCCGTTGTCAGGTAGCTTCCCAGCGCCGTGGTAAGCTCCGAGTCGGTCACATAGGCGGCAGGAATCTGGCTGGTCGGGATCAAACCAGACCCATCCAGCGACGCAACACCGTTGACTGCACCGCGCTGGCTGGTCGGGATGTAGCTGAGGGCCGGAATCTGCGCCACTGGGATCTTCGTCGTCGCATCCAGCGTCGCCACGCCGTTAGCGACGCCCTTATCACTGGTCGGGACGTAGTTCATGGCGGGCAACTGGGCCGAAGGCACCTTACCCGTGCCGTCCAGCGTCGCCACGCCGTTAGCGGCGCCCTTGGCGGTCGCTAACACGAACCGGGCGTCCAATTCGGGCATCGTGCCATCCTGCTTGACCGAAAGGAGGGTTGTCCCAGCAAAGTTCTGCACGTCGATGATCTTGTCAGTCGTCAACAAATCCCCGATCGGTCTCACAACGAGACCGGGCGCCCGGTGCGCTACATAGGGCCGGGCCTTGGCGATGTTGACGTCCGGGATGGTCGTGGCGTTGGCGGGAACCGTAATCACAGCCAGCTTCTGATAGCCAGCAGGCAGAGAAGGTTCAGCAGGAACAGCGGCCGCCACACCGTGCACAACCGTGATGCTAAAGTGGTTTTGCTTCCGGGTCGCAACGCTCTGGGTGTAGGACGTGCTTGTGCCCGTGTTCCAGAACGTCCGGCTCGCCACATCAGTATCCTGTGTGGCGAACTTGATACCAACCACGGTCTTGCGCGGGTTGGTAGCGTTGGCGGCCTGACCAGTACCCCAGATGCCAGCGCCTTGGTTCTCAGTGCCGGACAGGATGTTGAGGGTCTGGTCGGCCGTCACTTCGATCAAACCCAGATTCACACCGTCGATGGCGGCGCCCGCCTTCAGGGCCACGGTGGCGGCACCGGACCCCAGCACGTTCAAACCCCAGAGGGGCTGGAAGACGTTCGTCGTCCCATTCTGCACAGCACCGCCGAGGGCGATGAGGCCAACAGTCGTGTTGGAAAGGGCGAGCGTTTCACCTGCGGTCAGGTCACCTACAGTGATCTGCTCCAGATCAGAGAAGGCGATCACCTTTTGATTCCCGGCCATTCATATTCACCCCTTACTGCTTCTGGTAGACGACGCGGGTACCCGCGAGCTTCGTCTCTTCGGTGATCTCCCGCACAAGGCTGTCGATCGTACCAAGAGCGCTGATGACCGGGGCGATGAAGCCTTGATTGGCCTGCCCTAAGTAGGTCTTGCCTACGAAGAGGCCGTTTGAGTTGGCGGAATCACCTTGGTAAGAAAGCTTGATCAGGAAAGAGTTCTGGAAGTCGTTGTACGCGCCTACCGTATAATCCTTGTCAACGGCGGTTCCGACTCCGTACTCCGTCACCGTTGCGTTGTTGGCAACTCCCTGTAGGGCCTTTACGATGGCCCCGGCCGTTGTCCGGGGGAGCATGACCGTTCGGGCGATGCGTCGTGCATAGCTGGCGTCAGTCTCAGTCGTACCCAGCCGTTTCACATTCAAGAGGTAACCCCAGAAGGTTAGGTAAATGCCCCGGCTGGTTAGCACATTTACCTGCTGGACGGCGGCGATGAAGTCTTCATCGAAGTCCCCCAGCACCCGTGCGCAAGCCGCGAGAAGAGCATACAGGACGCCCCCTACTGCAGGCTTATAAACACGTGGCAGAAGTGCCTGCAGGCGCTCGAAAAATGTAGGCACGGCGTCTTCACCACCTTAGTTCGTGACCAGAACAGTCACGATGCCGGGACGAACAATCTCGCCGCTTGAGGTAAGAATGTCCGTGATTGGCGTCGTCAAGGTCACATTTTGAACAGCACCACGGCTAACACGGATGATCTCCGCTTTCAGCATCTCGGTGTACAGGTTCTCACCCAGCATGAAGGCGTTCAGGTAGTCAGTGACGCCTGCTTCGAGGGCATCAGCAGTCTGACCTTTGTCGTAGCCCTCCGCAACCACCACGTTGGCGGTCACGTTAATAGCCCGAATGCTGGGCGCCCGCACGTTGACACTGATGCCGTGGCCCCGGTAGTCAGTCAGAGCGGTTTGTACCGCGCTCTTGAGGGTGGCGTCAGCCGTGGCGTTCACGTCTTGGATGTAAAGATCCACCCAGCCCGGCACAGGCGGGGCGAACAGGTGGTAGGCCTTGGGGACGATCGTGAAAGTGGTCGTCAGACGGTACCGCGCCCAGAAGCAAAAGACGTTGTTGACCTTGTTGGCCGCCCAGTCGCCGGGCACCGTGATGATCAGAGCGCCCGAAGTGGTGAACTTGGTCGTGTTGTCCGTGACCGTCAAAGCGGCCCAAGTGGTGCCGTTGTAGTACTCCCACACACCAGCCCCGCCTGTGCTGGCCTGCTGAATCTGAAACCAGATCATGTTGAACTTGCTCAGTGCGCCAACGTAGAGTGCCTCACCGACACTTGTAGCGGCGATGTCCACGCCCGTTCCAAATGGCAGGTTGCACTCCCCAGAGACGTCCTGATAGGACCCTGCGCCGCTGATGAGGACCGTCAGGGCTGGGTTTTCGACCACTTCAGCCGCCACGACACCGGGTACCTGCATGGCCGCCAGCTTCAGGGCGGCTGGGGTGCCTCGGCTGAATCCGGCCACATAGTCCTGAAAGCGCTTTTGTCGTTGCTCGCGGGTCTCAGTGTCCTTACCGTTGATGACCGCCGCTGTGTTGGTCACCGCCTCAATTCCAGCAGGCTTCATCTTTAGCACACTGATGGCGCCCGCCTGTACGTTGTACTTTCCACCCACAGCGACGGCCGTTGCCGTGGCTGTGATGCTGGTCGTACCAATCGCAAGGGTGACCGTGCTGTCAGTTTCGAACAGTACATCGTCGCTGGTTCCGATCAGGGTCCCGGCGGCGATGACGTAGTTCTGGGTGGCGTTGGTGCTCCGGCTGAACGTGACCGAAGTCGTCGCCTTGCGGCCCGGATCGGCTGGGAAGTTGAAGGCGTTGTAGATGGCGTCCTCGATGGCATCCTTAATGGCCTTGTGGACTTTGTGGTAGAGGGTCGCCACAACGCCGCTTACTGCCCGCAGGATGCTCCGAGTACTGGATCCTTCGGTGAAGTCGTTGATCTTGTCGGTGTTGCCGGAAACCGTGTCTACCATGGTTTGCAGTAGCTCAGCTTCCGTCTGCGGCTTAAAATCCATCATCATGTCACCTCCTTAAATAGAGAAGCGGAGTGCGTCGGGTTCATCCCGCCCTACCAAGGTGACAAGAGCCTCAACTTCGAGCACTGTTCCTGTCTGGGTAAGGGCTGTGACCTGCGCTGAGGCAACACGTGGGTCGGCCTGCAGGGTGTTGATGATCTCCAGTTCGATCAGCTTCGTGATGAATGGGAGATTCTTTCCTACATAGCTGTCCAAATTTGAGCCATAGGTAGGGTGCTGTGGGATCTCGCCCTTTGCCGTCGCCAGCCGATTCTGAAGCGCCTGCGCGATGTTGGCAAGACCAGCACAAGTGGCGATGTCAGCGTTGGCAAGCAGATTCGCCCCCAACTCGCCGTCATCCTGCAAGAACAGGTCACGGCCCCCCAACAGAATGAGATAATCGTCCTCGTTCTGCATGATGGTCACGGCGTCATCAATCGGAATGACGATCGTCTCACCAACGAGCTTAACCGCCCAGATGCGGCCGTTCGTGAGGTCATCGGGGTTTGTCACCATGTCGATGATGGTAGCTGTGAAGGCATTGATGACCACATCGACCTTGATAAAGTCGGTATAGATCGTGCTGGCGATGGTGCCGTTGCTGGGGTACGTGGCATGGGCGAGGAGGTGAACGAAGCCGTTAGCGTCGATGTAGTCCGTGATGGGCAACGGGGCGAACGAGAGCGACGACGCCGCCGATGTCGAGTTGGACCAGTTGCGAGTCCACGCGCTCACAGACGCCTTCCAAGCACCCAACGTCGCTCCGTTCGTACTCACCCCGCCGTTGCTACCAACGCCGTAGCCCACCCACGTTACGGTAATCGACTTCAGCGCCGCCTTCAACTCCGTCGCCGTCCACGACTTGGGGATCAGGCCCCGGTTCTTCAGGTCGTTGAGGAGGTCGAAGGAGTAAATATAGCTGGAAAAGGACCCACTGGATGTGGTTCCAGCGTTACCGTCGTTACTACCGTCTTGCACGCTTAGAGCGTTATAGCCAGATTGCGGCTCTTCTGTGCCTGCGCCCGGTGCAGGTGGGGATGCTGTCCAGTAGGCACGCCTTGCCACATGTGGCACATCGGACGTCTGCCCCGCAGTCTTCCCTGCGAACGTCATCGACGGTGCCACCGTCTCCGGGTAGGTCTTCACAAGTGGGATGGGCAGAACCGTGATCATGTCAGCGGCCACGTTGCCAAAGGTACCTGCGTCAAGGCAGGTCACTCCAGCGTTGACACTGCTCGCACCACTCGTCAACGTAACGGTTGTGTCCGTCGTGTAACGGCGCTGGATGCCGAAGGGATCAACGGGCGTTGCGACAATCGTCCCTGCCGGGATGTCAAAAGAGCCGGGCACGCCAGTCTTGCGAGTGAAGGTCACAGTGCCGCTGGCCGGAATCTCCCGCTGGAAATTGACGTCTTCAGGCACGAAATAGGGCGCCTCAAGCTGGTTCGCATCGACGATGCGCGGCCAGAGCGCGGCGTCCCGGTACATCGCAAGGGCGATGCGCTGTGGGGTATCCCCCTGCTGAACACGGTACTCCTTGAAAGAGGCCATCGGGGACACCCCCAGCTACATGATGGTGCGGAACAGATTCACATAGGGCTGGAGAATACCAGTAGCCTGCACAGCGTCCTGCAAGAAGCTGATGAAGCTGATAGGCTTTACCTGAAGATTCTCCAGTGCTGTTAGAAGGCTTCGACAGGCTGAAATTAAATCCTGCGCGGCAGTCAGCCGCAAGTTGATCGTGGCGTTCGCCCCATCCAGATAAGGCTTCAGGGCGCCCAGCAACTGGTCCTGCAGGACCAGTACGGACTGCATCTGGCTGTTCAGGGCGTTTGTACCGGGGTAGTTCGTCTCGTTGAAGAGTTCGGGCTGGGTCACGTTGTCCACATGGGCGGCTACGGTGGTACTGGTAGAGCGCCACGTCGCCCGCCATGCCGTTAGGGTTGCAAACCGGGCGCCCAGTTCAGACCGCAGTAGCTGATTGGCCGTCAGCAGGTCATCGTAGGCACGCTTCACCTGCATCCCGGCGTTCTGCTGGGTAGACGTGATGGGATCTCGCTGAGCCAACGTCGCCGCATGGTTTTGCGCCTCAGCCGTGCTGACGGGCGCATCCAGCTTACGCAGACCTAGAAGGCGGATGGTGTACCGATAGAGGAGAGGTTTGGACACGTTCCGCTGAAGATCGAACTGAGTTGGGAAGACCTCCCAAAACTCAGCATCTTCCCACTGGTAGAGGAACATCTGCCAGTGATCGTCGCCCAGCGGCCCGTCACTGAAGAACTTCCGGAAGACTTCCCGGCGCAGGGTATGGAAGCGCTCGTAGCCGTCCACCTGACCGCCGCCGGGTAAAGTCTTCACGTTGAAGCCAGTCGTACCGCTGAAGCTGATCTCAGGCAACCCCAGCCCAAACTTATTGACGTAGGCCGATGTAAGCGTCTGCGTGACGGGCGCCCGTGGCTTCTCGGACTGTGTGAGGTCTTCAGGATTCAAGATGAAGGTGTAGAAGCTCACAAAAGCCCCGTTCTTGCGCAGTTCGATGGAGATATGGCGGATGGCACGCGCGGCTTCGGACTGGGCGCTTTGCGGCATCTGGGGTCACCTCCTAGCTGTACAAAATGGATCCGCCGGGACCGGGGATCAGCCGGATGTTCCCGGCGGCGTCCATGATGATCTGGGCACCGCTGGTGGGATGCTTAACCGTCAGGGTGTTGCTCTCCCACTGCGTGAAGTCAGCCAGCCCCAGCGCCGGACCCCAGCCCATGACGGGTCCCAAGACAACTGGACTGTCCTTCACCCCGTCGATGAAGCCTACGACGACGTGTTGGCCTTCCTTATAGGGACATGCCGTCCCGGCCCCCATGACCAGCGCCGGGTTTGGTACTGACCCGTCAGCGGTTTTGACTTCAATCCGCTTGGTCAGGGCGAAGTCGCTCGTAGAGGTGACCCGACACAGCTTCAGGTCCCGCGCCATGGGTGACTGAAGCGGTCGGGGATATCCAAGCCCACTTTGTGGTGTGAACACAGTATCAATGCCCCCTCGTCAGGGTCAAACTGGTCGTGAACTCTCCAAGCACGGGGAAGCTGTGCGACACACCTTCAAGGTAGTAGGCTCGCTTGCGCCACGGCAGGTCCACCCGCTGGCCGATACGGTATTTACCGTTGCCCCGGACTCGGAGCGTGCCTGACTCATGCTTCTCGTTTTCACCGTACCACGCCTGCAGACGGGTCTGTAGGGTCTGGGCGTACTGGATGGCCTTGGTGACGGTCTCATCGGTCGTCTCCAGCGCCCGGATTGGTACTTCCATCACCTTGACGCCATAGCGCCTTCGGTACTCCTCAGGTGCCTTCAGGGGCGGCACGAGGTTCTTCCAGTCCTCATCCATGGGGATTTTGAGGGTGGGATTCACTGAGAAGACCGATGACACCTCATGATCGTTCTTACCAAGGGCGTACTCCATGACTTCAGCACGATCGATGGTGTGTCCTGAGCGCTTCAGGGCCTCCCATGCGGCTGTGTCAAAGGGCGTCGGGCGCAAGAACACCCCAACGTTTGCGTCGCTGAAGACGAAGGTCGGCCCGCTGGTGTGCTCAACGGGACCAGAGACGGCTACAACGGAGTCAAAAGCGATGGTCTCCCGCACGTCAACGAAAAGCTCGTTGAATGGGCGGTTTACGATGCCCTCCATGAAGTTCCAGACCGGGCCTTCGAAGCTGAACAGGCCGGGTGTGAAGGGGATCAGTTCCTTTGTAGAAGCCAGCGAGTACCGCATGAGCCTCTCCAGACCCACCTTAGCCGTCGTCGTGCCGCTGTAGGCTGTGAACTCCAGCTTCATCAAGGTCTTGCAGAGCAGATCCCGGATGGCCCACTCGATCAGGTACGCTGGGGACCCGCTGGGACCCTTCTGTCGGATCAGTTCCTGCTCGTTCTGCAGGATGGACTCAGGGTCGGTTGGGAACCACTTCTGCACGGCCTCCAGCAGAATTTTGCCGAAGTCACGTCCCTGAATCTGGATGACCCGCCCAGCGCCAACGCTCATCGTGTCCTGTACGTTGTCGATAAGGCCAATCATGACCACCCGGTCTTTCCCGTCCGTACTGGTCGGGTTGGCCGGATCGAACATCTGCATGCGGATGACCACCAGATCCATGGGGTTCAGGCGATCGTACCATGTCAGCCCATCCGGCCCAGTGCGTCCGTTCAGCGCTACGTTGAAGGTCCCAGCCGGGGCGGCCAGCGTCTTGCTAACGCTGGCCTGCAGGATGTCCTCCCGAAGTAGGGCTTCCCAGCTGTCTACCTCAAGCCGTGTTGCCCTGTAGTGGGCTGTCGGTGTGTGAAACTCCACGATGAGACGGGGCCTGAAGACCTTAACACCCGGTAACGACATCGATGCTCACCCCTTACCACTGGGACGCTTGGGCACCAGACCGGGGTCCGGTAAAGGTCTCCTCGTACTTGGCCTGCTCCATGGTCCGGCGTACTTCTTCACGGAGCCTGCGCTCCAACAGGGCTTCGGCGCGGGGGTCCATCTCCTTGCCGTCCACCTTCACGTTGATGGTTGCCGTTCCGCTGATGGTCACAGCCCGCTCACCCGCTCGGTAAGCCTGCTGGGCCTTGTACATAGCGTCAGCCAACTGCTCTTCATCGATGGTCAGCTTGCGCATTTCGGGGACCGCTGGACCAATAACCCCAGTGGCGTTGAAGACCTCCTGATCACGGGCAAGACGGTCCCTATCCCATGTCCAGCCCTTTGGCATGTCGCTGGCATCCACCTTGTAGGCGTCACCGGGGTTGAAGAACAGCTTGCTGGGGTCGCCGCCCATGGTCTCCAAGATGTCCCGCACGCCCTTGGACCAGTTGGGGTCCTGCGCATAACGCTTGTTGACGAAGGCGAGGAAGTCTCCGTACTGGGCCTGTTGCTCCTTGGTCATCTGGTTCCACTTGGTCTGCTCGTCCTTGATCAGGTTGACGGCCAGCAGGAGGTCTTCTGCCCAGACCGGGTTGGCCCCGTGACCGCCATCGCTGGCCGCCGTCACGCTCAGGTACTTCCCTTGGCTGTGATACTGGGCCAGTCGGGTGGGCGAAAGGGTGTTGAAGGATCCAGTGCCTTCGTGCTGAAGGATGGCAAGCAGAAGCTTGGGGTCGATGCCGCTTGACAGGGCCATGTTGTTCAGATCGTCCAGCTTCTTGGCCGTAAAGCCGAACAGGTCCGAGTTGGCAAGCGTCATCCGGTTGGCGATGAAGCCTGTACCGCCGTTGGAAAAGAGCTTGCTGTTCCGCAGTTGCTCCTGATTCACGTAGAACTGGTTCTGCTGAAGGCCTGCTGTGAAGGCGCCCGGCGGCAGGAAGGCCTCCAGATGCCCGGCGATGATGTCGTCCAGCCCGTTCTGGCGCAGGTAGCTCAGCGGGTCGTCTGTCCCAAAGAGGGTGTTTGACCCCTTCATGATGTTGTAGCGGGCCTGCGACATCATGGCCTCTTGGAAGTTCTTGAGCGCTTGCTCCTGCGGCGCCGACTCAATCCCCTTGATGTCGCCTGTAAACAGCCCCTGCATCATTTGCAGTTGCTCGAAGAGCTTCATGTCTGGGGACCCGTCTGCACCGCCGAAGCCCCGTAGCATCCCCACGTCATCCTTCAGGTTGAACCAACCCTTGGCGCCCTTGCGGATGCGGGTCATTTCGGCCGCTTCGTCCATCTTGTTGGCCGCATAGAGACCAACACCTGCGATGGCGAGCGGCGCGGCTACAGCCGCCGCCGTACCCAGACCCGCTACTGAAGCGCCACCGCCTGTCAGTGCACCCCAAATCCCGGTGCCAGCCGCCCGGCCGCCTGCCCAAACGGCCTGCCCGCCAGCGATGCCCAGCATGTTGGTAAGCCAATTCCCGCCGCCACCACCACCTACCCCGCCGCCGGGGGCGCCCGGCATACCCGGCGCACCGGGGGCGCCCGGCATACCACCGCCACCGCCGCCCATGGGCATGTTCCAGAGCGCCGCACCAGCGGCCATACCGCCGATGGCAAGCGTCGGATGGGCGATTCCCCAGTCAACCACGTCCTGCAGGACCTTCTGCAGGTCACTCAGGCTTGGAATGAGCTTGTCGCCCACCAAGGTCTGCAGTTCGTCCGTCCGGGCATCCAGCAGGTAAAGCTGGCCGCCCTGACTCTGGGTCCAGTTATCCACCTTGGAGTCGATCCGGCCGCCGTCCATGTCAAGGGCGCCCCGGATAGCGTCCAGACTATTGAAGTCCACTCCCATCAGGGCCTTCCCCTGCTTGACGCTCAGGCCGGGGAAGAAGCCACGCAGGGCGAGAAGCATCTGCTCCTCATCACCGCCGTAGTTCCCCCGGATGTACTTCATGGCATCCCGCAGGTTCTCCGGCGAAGCGCCGTCCTCCAGTCGGTTCACAGCCCCGAAGTAGGATTGGCCTTTGCCCCAGCCAAATGCGGTCAGAAGACCGTGCTCAACTGCTGGATTTGACGGGGAAGCGATCGACTGGTCCAGCATCGACAGGAACTGGGCGCCACGGGCGCCCCGGAAGCCCTCCAACCCGGTCTGGTTGAAGAGGGTCTGCACTGCCATCAGCCCGGTGCTGTCCAGTAAACCGGGGTTGCGCCCGGCCCACTTCTCCAGAATCTGCGCCGTGGCCTCCATGGCTTCGACAGCGCGGCCCTGCATTTTCGAGCGGTCAAGGTAGCTGGCCGTGACTTCCGCGTACTTCTGCAGGTTCTGGGGGCCGTAACCGAAGGCGCCCTGCTGGTAGGAACGGCCGAAGAACTGGGACGTCTCGCCGCCTTCCAGACCGAAAGCGCGGGTAAAGCGCTCGGTTGCTTTCAGGCTGTCAGCTTCGGTATAGCCCATCAGGGCCTGCATGGTGCTCGCCATGCCCATGGACTCCAGACCCTTGAAGCCCAACGGGTATCCGGACTTATAGAGGCTTTCCCGCAGGGCGTCAAAGTTCTCAGGGGAGCGCATGTTCTCCCGAATGCCCAAGTCGGCGGCCATCTTGTGCAGATTGGCTGACGTGTTCAAACCAGTCTGCAGGTGCTGGTAGGCGCTGTAGGCACCCAGCAGACCCAGCGCCTGCCCGCCGTAGCGCTTCATCCAGTCCGGCATCCAGCTTGTGAGGGCACCGCCCAGCGTCTGCCGGGGGCCGGGGCGCCCGGCGGCGCCCTTCGACTGGGCTTCTTCACCTTCCTTGAAGCCACCGATCCGGTCTTGCTGATGGCCCAGCATCGCCTTCAAGCGGTCGATTTCCTTCTTGTAGGCGGCGGCCAGATCGTCGTTGTTGTTCATGCGCTGAGCCAGCGCATCAATCTGGCTTTCCTTCTTCTGAATCATGATTTCCTGCCCGCCAACTTTATGGAGCTTCTGGATGTCGTCGGTCAGGTGGTCAATCTGGTTCTGGAACTTGTTGGCCCGGCCTGTGGCGGCATCGAAGAGTCGGGTGAGTTTTCCGATCTCCTGATTCAGACCGTCGATGTGGTGCTTGGCCTCGCGCATGTCCTTGGGGTCGATGATGCCACCGCCCCGGATGCCCTTCACGGACAACGAGTTTAGGCGACGTAGACCTCCTTCTACGTCGCCTACCATGCGCTTAAAGTCGCCCGTCTCAGTCTGGGCGTGAACCCGGATGCCTAGCTCCTTGATGCTCATGGCTCGTCATCCCCCTCGATTTCCACGTCTTCCCAGTTTTCCTGAGATGGGGGTGATGCGGGCGCCTCCGTGTGCTCCATCCCCTCCAAAATAGCCCGCCGGATGGCCGCCGCCTTCTCCTTGGCGGCCTCATACTCAGCTATTGTGGGTTGTGCAGACTCCGGCGAAACCTCGCTCGCCTCGTTATCCAGTTCCTGTTCAGCTTCTGCGTAGTTGGGGTCTCGGTAGGCCTCTTCCTTCTTCACCAGATGGGGGTTGGCAAGCTTGAAGTTCTCCCACTCCAACTCGATCTGAAGGTCGGTGGTATTCAGGTAGCGCTCATCGGTCGGTGCCAGCTTGTATTGCTGGCGGTACCAATAGCGCAGACGTTCACTGGGAAGTTCCGCCACCTTCGGGAGCAGGCTTCGCGCCTGCGCGGCGAAAGGTGTTCTTGGTCACAACGAAGATCCGCCACAGGTGGACGATGGCGTCCGGATCCTCGCACTCCAGCGGCTTAAGCGCCCACTTCGGGGCGTCCTCCCGGACCATCAGCATGTCGATCGTGACAACAGCTTCGGCCAGATCGGTGATGAACGGCGGGATCAAGGCTGGATCAACCTGACCCACAGCGAAGTTCTGTTGCAGGTGCTTTGCCGTCCGAACGCCAATCAGGATCATGTCCTGCGTTTTCGGTACCCGGAACTGGAACGAGCCCTTGTACTCCTGACCGCTCATGCTCTCATAGTTGAAGTTGAATGCGATGGTGTTCTGGTCGCCAGCCGCTACCTTGGCCTGCATCTCACGGGCCTCATCCATGGTTGTAGCCTCCTTCTAAGTGGGAAAAAGGGGCCGGGGCGTCAATCCCCGGCCCCACAGTTCTTACTTCGCCCGCAGGTAGACCCACGTGGCGTTCTCGCCAGAGATGGCGTTCGCCCGGAAGGACTCGGAGTAGTCCTGAAGGCTACACCCCTCGTAGGTCCGGACGATCTCGTTCGTGATGTTGTCCACCACGACGATGTTGATGATGTTCAGCTTCAGGATCTCCTCGCCCAGTGCGGCCAGCCCCAGCTTGTCCAAGCTCTTCTTCCGGACATGGAACTTGTCTACGCTGAAGCTACCTTCATAGCGCAGGGCGACATGCTCCTGCGGCATGATGGAGCCGATCTCATAGACACCTTCCTGCCCGAATGAACGGCGCCCGTCGCCCGACTGCATGCGGCCGACATCCTGACCTGCAATCAGGATCTTAATGGTATGACCAGCGTGTACGGTCTGATTCGCGGCCGTAGCCATGGCTTTCTACCCCCCTTCACTTAGATCCGGAACTTGGCCCGGATCAGGATGTTGTTGATCGGGTCCACGACGTTGCCGAAGAACTCGACATTCACCGTGGTACCAACCTGCTGGACGGTGGGCGGCTCATAGGCCGGGGAAATAAGGGTCGAACCAGCCATCTCATCCACCAACCAGCGCCGTTGGGTCTTGGCGTTCTCCAGAATCGCCACCACGTCGGCGAAGATGGCGGCGTCCTTACCACCCCGCGTACCGACGTACTTGGTCTCCAGCATGGTCCGGATCTCAACCGTCAGCGCGTCGATGACGGTCTCGGTGGACAGTTCAGTCTTGGCCGTGGTCAGCGACTGGATCAACCGGAAGCCGCCTGCCGGAGCAGGCTCGAAGCAGATGATCCCCGCCTGCAGAAGCGCGTCGATGTTGGTTGAAGTAAGCTCGTTCTCCAGCCCGGCGGCGTTGATCAGGTCGAAGGTCAGCGGCTCAGCCGGGTCAGACCCTGCCCACATACCCGCAACCATGGCCGCCGCAAGGTAGCCGGGCAGGGTAACAAGGGCGCCATCAAAGTAGCGCTTAATGCCGCCGTGTACGAAGCACATCCGGGCGTCAAGCAAGCCCGTGGCCCCGGTAACGCTCGTGGCAACCGTGTCGCCCACCTTCGAACCGACGAAGCCCCGGCGCTCCCGGCGCTCTTTGGTGCCCGAAGCCGTGGTCACATGGGTCTTCACCAGCGCATGAATGGCCGAGTCACCGCTGGTAACGATGACGCCATCCACGTTCTTGGTGTTGAGCTTGTCCAGCGCCGTGGTCCAGTCAGTGGTCTGGATGCCGCCGCTGACACCCGTACCCACGACTTCACACAGCAGGATCAGGTCGGCCGAAGGGCCTTCCTGCGACGGCCGGGCGCTCCACGCCAATTGCATGGCCCGCAGGGTGTCACCCGTCTTTAGGTCCTCGACGGCCTGCGACGGGTTGTTATAGTAGGCCAGCACGCCTGTGCCCTTGTTGGTCGCCGTAACATCCAACGGACCAACAACAGCCAGCACGCGGGCCGTACCCGGACTCAGAACCGTCTGCTGGTCGGCGGACACCTGCGAATAGGCGCCCGGCTTGTAGATCGTCGCTCCATTAAAGCTAATGCCCGGCATGGTCGTTTCCCTCCTCAACTCAATTGGTTTGCCAGTTAGGGGTATGGGAGGGGGTAAATCCCTCTCCCATTTCGGTATATCGTAAGGTTTTCCCTTCTGACGGTTCCGTGTTTTTTACGGATTTGGACTGCCAGTGACGCCGAAGGCCTCGATCGTACTGTCAGTACTGACCGTTTTGACCGTCAGGGGGTTCCAGAAATTGATTACGAGGGTGTACCAGTAGAGCGGCATCGGGAAGCCGTTCCCTTGAGCCTGCTCGTCGCGCCCACTGCCCAGCCGGATGTTGGTGTAGCCCAGTTCGGCGAGGTAGTTCAGGGACGCATACAGGATCCCCTCAACAAGTGGGGCCAGTTTGTCACGCTCGTCGGCGTTGGTGTGCCAGACCCGGATCTCCAGCGCCTCATCAAAGAAGGTTGATCGGGTGATCAGCCACTTCTGGTACGTGGGACTCGCCGGATCATCGTCATACTGGGCGTCTTCCGACTGGCCGATGGCCTCTCCCTGCAGGTTCTTGCTGGCGATGTTGACCGCCACACAGGGGATGTTGCCTTCGAGAGTCGGGTCCGAGCCGATGATTTTGAGCATGTTCAAACCGTAGTAGTGGTCTAAACCAAGCTTCAACAGAGCGATGATCGCAGACTTCGACGCATGACTCTGAATCTGGATCTGGGCAAAGTCCGGCGTTGACATGGCAGTACCCCCTTACACGCCCAAGGCATCCATAATGTCCATTTGGAAGCCCACCCGGATCAGGTTGATGACCTTCTCACTGGTGTTCTCCTTCACAGCTTCCGTGACAGGACGGGGCGGTACACCGGGGAACTGCCACGAGTTGGGATCGGACTTGACCGACATGCGCCGGAAAGTCAGGTACTCGGTTTGATGGCCGCCGTTCATCTTGACCATGCCCGAGAACTGCCCAGTCTTCCACGTGTAGGCGAACTGGCGGGCGTTCTCGCCCGGTCCCTTGGTCAGTTTGGTACGCTGGCCGTCCATAGACTTACCCAGCCTGCCACCCCACTGGTAGCTGAACTGGCCGTCCTTCCGGCGGCCTACGATGCTGGATTCGGCCAGACCTTTGGCCTGTTCGTAGACGTGATCAGGCATACTCGACATCGTGGCGGCGCCGGGCGTTCCGTGGCGGAATGGGATTGTGATGTAGTCCTTCCCACTCGACCGCAGGGCGTCCTTCATATCAAACGGCCGAATGCCGTTCTCCACGAGTCGCCCGTGCCATGAGGTAGAAATGACTTCACCCATCAGCGGGTCGCCCAGTGCTGGGTATGCCAACCCACTCTGAACCGATCGGACGTACTCACCAGACACACTGTGCACCTGAAAGGTGCCACCTGACCAGATTACCTGCACCCCCTGCAGGTAGCTGGCCCATGTTGCCTGTACGAACTCCGTCGCCGTGCGCACAGCCTGCGCCACGTTGGAGTTGCTTCGGGATTGACCCATGGCGTCAAGGTTGCGCATGATCTGCCGCATCGACGCCTGCGCATCCCGCACGTCAACGTCAAGGTTCAGAATCAAGCGCTCACCTCCTACAGGTCATCCCGATAGCGCAGGATCAGCTTCCGGGGCATGTGCTGACCCTCGATGCCGTCCCGACTCTGTGGCAGTTGGTTGTAGACGATGTAAACGGGGTTGTGCCAGTAGGTGACGGAGTACTGGGCGCCCGGAACCGGGCCGCGCCCTGCCACCCAGTCAATCTTATTCCCTACCACCGTGAAGTCGGTTTCTACCGTGTAGTAGGTCACTTCACCAGTGCTGGGGTTGGCCGTCAGCACGAAGTCAACAGCCGGGGTCCCATCATCGTTCGTAGCGATACCTTCGTAGCGTAGGGTATCGGCGGGGCGCTTCTGCTGAGCTTCCCCACGAACCAAGGTCTCATGGGACCGGAACATGGCATCAACCAGTGTAAACTTGTCCCATTCACCCGCCGGAAAGAGCGGGTTGTCTTCGAAGAAGAACGATTGAGCGGTCGGCTGGCGGCGAACTTCAGCGGCGATGGTTGCCACCAAGTCTCCCATCTTCCAGTCGCCCATTCCGTTAAACTCCTTCGTCAGAACCAAACCCGTCACCAGAATCCCGTCAGCTTCAAAGACGGGTGGCAGGTATGTGTACCCGGTCCCGTCACAGGCCTTGCAGGTCATGGTAGGTTGGCCGGACTCCAGATTCCAGCAGGTGCACCGATTGGCGCGTTCCCACTTCACCTTGGAAGCATGGTTGGAGATGGCGCTGGCGAAGCGCCGGGACTCCATCGTTGGGGTGTGCCGCATAGCTGTGCCCCCTACAGGACAGTAAACCGCAGACCACGCAGGCGGTCCCGGTTCTCTTTGACCCACTCCGTGATCTCGGTCGCATAGATGGCCCGGCGGGCGCCGAAGGCCGCAAAGGACGGGCTGGACGTCTGCGACAGGCTCTCGGACAGACCGTCAAGGCTGACGCTGTAGCTCGACACACCCGGCAGGAAGGCATCGCCGGAGACGTCAAGCGCCATGATGGCCGCAAACCTTGCACACATGTCGGCGATGTCGGCGTTCTCCATCAGCGTCAGGTCCATACCCGCATCGTAGTCCACCCAGAAGGCGCCCGGCATGACATTCGCCCAACTCATGTGCGCCAGCGGGTACCCATTCACAGGGTAGGTGATCCCTGCGTTGGTCCCGTAGGGGACGATGCGCAGAAGACCGCTCTTCTTCGTCAGGTGAAGCCACTCAGCCGGGTACTCCATGAGCTTCTGGCCGTTGGGCACGCGCAGTTCCACCCTGTGCACCTTCCGCACGTGCCCCTGCCGAAGCTTTAAGGTCATGTGACCCTGCCCGAAGTCCTCTGGATGCCAGTCGTATGGCTCTTCCTCGATCTCGAAGTCACCTTCAACAACCGTTCCGTCAGCCTTCATCACGGTCTGCGTCAGTCCTTGAGCCTCACCGTTGCACCGGATCCGCTTCACGTCCATCTTGATCATCAGGTCACGTTCAAACTTCGACACGGCCCGGTTAATGTACCGGGCCAGTGTGTTTAGTTCCATCGTGGTGCCGAACTCGGTGGACAGAAGTGGCAGACCGAACAAGTAGTCCTTCTTCAGAAGGTCCGGCGTCAGCCATTCCGGGGTGGGAATGGTTTGACCCGCCGCCCGGTTGCCATCGGTAATGAGGTAGGCCACGGGTCCCACCATCCTTCCTTAGATGCCCTTCACCTTGTCGATCTCGGCCTGAATCTTGGCGATGCCCCAGTTACCCTTGGCCGGGATGCCCAGCGTATGAGCCTCCTCGATCAAGGCCTTCTTCAGGTCAACATCGTTCTCAGCCGGGGTCGGCGGAAGCGGAGCACCATCGCCATCCGTCTTCTCCGTAACAGGGTCTTCCTGCGCTGGGGCCGGGGTGGTATCTTCAGCGTTCTTCTCAGGCGCCGGGGTCTCCTGCGCCGGGGCCGGGGTCTCCTGCGCCGGGGCGGGCGGCGGTGCCACCTTCACGGGGGTTTGGGGCGGCGCCGGGGTGTTGTCGTCATCCGGCAGGACCGTGTAACCAACGGCCTTCGCTTGGTTCAGGACGTTCTCGTCATCGTTCACGGTCCCGGTACCCTGCAGGAACTCGACCGCCGTTCCGGCGATATAGACGATGCCACTGAAGGTCTTGTTCTCAAGCTCAATCTTCGGCATGTAGGTGTCCTCCTCTCATTATCAAAAGAGGGGCAGGGCCTATGACCCCGCCCCTCTTTGGCGCCGCTTCCGTTATTAGGCGTTCAGGGCGTCGTGCATGGCGCCCGGATCGAAGCCCGGCACCCAGCCGATGTTCTTGATGACGACAAACCGCTTGGCGTTGTACACCACGGGCATGCCGAACATCAGAATCATGAAGCGCTCGGCCGCAGAGATGCGGGCCAGCGGGAGCTTCATGAGCGGGGCAAGCTGGAAGAACCGAGCGGCCTGCTCCGGATCGAAGTCACCGATCAGGCACCGCGACGTACCGGGGATGTCGAAGTTCCGATCCACGATGACGGTCGTCGCACCCGCAGTGGCCTTGATGTCGAAGGCGTGCATGGCCTTGGTCGAACCGCCGATCAGCGAGCGGTAGACCTTGTAGTACCGGACACCCGCCGGGTTGGTGACGGTGATGGTGACCGCCTGACCAGACGCAACAGCGACGGTACCCGTGACCGGGGTAGACCAGCCCTTGGCGTTGACAGCCACGATGCTGTAGGTGTGCGTACCAGCATCGCCAGCCGCGAACTTCGAGGTAGCGTCAGCACCCGCCGTGATGGCTCCAGAAAGGGTCGGCGCAGACGGCGCCTCAGCGCTGGAAGCGCTGGTCGGGGCAACCTCGCCCTTCTGGATGAAGAGGTTGTTCTCGAAGGGGATGGTGCCATGGGCCGATTCGTACTCCTTGATCGGAGCACCAAGCTTCCCGTTGACAGCGCCCCACGTCGCCCGGCGGAAGTTGGTGGCCGGGTCGGCGCCGTCGCCCATGACGAGGGTCGCCAGAGCGGCCTTGTCGTAGTTGTTGAAGTAGGCGACTTCCGGGGCGCCATAGCCCTTGGTGGCGATCAGGTAGGCGGCCGCCTCGAAGACGCCTTCGTTGACGAACTTACCCCGCATGTCGATGACGTGATTCGGCTCGTCACGCTCGATCTGCGCGAAGAGCCCGTCCCACTGAAGCGGATCAAGCTGGGAGTCGCCGTAGAACAGGGCGTGCTCGGTCTGCTTGAGAAGCCACGTGGTGCCGTCCTGCGACTGCTTGGTGACCATATCGCCCAGCACGTTGCGAACGAGGGTGGCGCCGAGGGTGATGCTCCGGGTAGTACCGAGAAACTTCACCATCGCGCTCCGGCGCTCCCAAGACGAGTCTTCCTCGTTCGGCAGGCCGCCGTCGATCATAAACGGGCTGGACTTGCCACCGAAGGAGACCATGCGGTTGTACTCCTCAGTGGTGTTGTAGGCCGGACGCTTGCCCAGCTTCTTGAAGAGCTTCACGTGCCGCTCAGTGGCGAGGGAGATCTTCATGGTAGCTTCCAGCGACTGGGGGCGCAGGACGCTCATGTCGCCGCCGTACTGGCCGTAGGCCTCACCAGCCTGCCCGGTACCAAGCGCCTTGTTCAGTTCAGCCACGTTTTCGGCAGTATCGACACCCCAACCAGACAGGTTCAGGTGCCCAAACTGCTCAATCCCAAGGACATCAGCCATGCTCGTTCATCTCCTTCCTATTGTCAGCGAGAGTTGGTGGTGTTAGAGGGAGATGCCGATGGCAGACGCCACCTGCGGGCTCAACGCGCCCGTAACCTCGTAGCGGGTTACCTCGGCAGAGTCGATCTTGCCCGCAACAGCCGCCTCGACCAGCTTGTCCGAAATCTGGGCAGGCGTCAGGCCGGAACCGGACTGGGCGTCCTGTTGGCCGCCGATGGACTTGCGCAGAGTCTGGATTTCGCGGGTATTAACCACCGCCCGGCGCCCGGTCGGGGCCTCCGTCAGGCTCTTCAGCAGGTCGTGGACCTCAGTCATCTGGGCCTTCAGGGTCGTGTTCTCCTCCACGAGACCCTTAACCACCTGACCCACAACACCAAGGCTCTTGGCGAGACTGATGTTGAAGCTCTTCTGGGTGTCCAGCGACTTGCTCAAAGTGGCGCTGAAGCCGTCCACCGTGTCACCAAGCTGAGTCACAAGGGCTTCAAGGAAGTCGCTGACCTCAAGAGCGGCTGGGACGTCTGCATGGGACTTGATCAGGTCGTCGGCGAAGGACTTCTCGGACTCATCGTCCTCGTCAGCCTCCTCACCAGCGCCCTCGTCCTCATCCGGCTCCCACTCCTCATCACCAGCGCCCGACTTATCGCCAGACTCCTGCGACTCGGACTGGTCACCTTCTGCAGACTTCAGAAGCTCATCAAGGCTGACATCAAGGCTCTTAGCCAGATCCTCCATACCTAGTTCACCTCCTGCCAGCCTTTCAGCTAGGCTTTTTAGCAAAACCGCCCGGTCGTAACCGTAGCGGGCCGCTTCCTCTGCTACATCGGGGCTGTCAGCCAGCAAGTACAGATCGGTGGCGATCCGCTCTGGCGTGAAAGTCTCGATAGCCTTCTTCAGCCCCATGGCCCGGTGCATTCCACCCAGCCAGCGGCCAACTACCAGACGTACCCGCCGGGCAAAGTCGTTGTAGGCGGCGTTGGGGTCGCCGTCGCCTTCCAAGCTTTCCGGCATGATGGCCGCCATCCCCGCGGTGTCCAGCGAGAACTCCAGCGGGTCCTCCGTCCAGTCAAACGACTTGGCGATACGCGCCCAAGCCCCTGAATCCACCGGGTTCATGGTCAGCGCCACGTTCCGGATGATCGACTTGGTGACCCGGCCGGGGTCGTTGGGATCCCGCTTCACGGCGCCACCTTCGATGGAGAAGCCCATCCGGCGGCTTGCGCCGGACTTTTCGAGCGTTTCCATCTGCTCGACAATCTTCTTGGTGTACTTGTGCTTGCCGTAGAGCATCCCCTTGATGAAGAAGCCCTCTGGCGTGATGCGGGCCTCCAGTGGTTCACCAACGAACTGATCAGGCTGAACGATGCCCTTTCTGTCGTGGTGCTCCCATTTGATGTGACCCTTCTTTAGGAAGTAGCTGTAGTCAATCCCTTCAGGGACCAACTGCTCATCCTGCTCGTCCCGGCGCCCGGTGTTGGCGACGCCTTCGACGTAGACGTTGCCCGTCACCGGATCAACGGTGGACTTGGTGATCTCAACGCCCCATACGAGGCGGTCTTCCGGGCGAATTTCGGTCGTTTCCGTCGGACTCACCCCCTGAGAAAAACATGAAACGGCCTCGCCCATACCCCTGCCGACGCCCCCAGTTACGGGAGTGAGTGGATGAGGTATGAGCGGGCCGTCCATGAAGGACACGATTGTGCCGCTGGAACCAAGATACCACAGGTGGCTAATTGTTGACAATACATCAGGAAGGAAAACCCTCAAAGATGCCCGAATTTGTGCATCAGAAGGGGGTTTCCGGCATGTACGACGTCATTCTGACCGATCCACCTTGGAAGTATAACGCTGGCTATAAGACCAAAAAGGCTGGTGCCGCCACTGCGCACTACCCTACGATGCGACTAGAAGAGCTAAAAAAGCTCCCTGTTGCCAGTCTAGCGGCCTCCAACTGCGCTCTGTTCATGTGGGCTACGAATCCCAAGCTGGGTGAGGCTGTTGCACTCATGGAAGCTTGGGGCTTCACATATACCACAGTCGCCTTTGTCTGGGTCAAGACCTACAAGGACGGGCGCCCCATCTGCGGGCTAGGACACTACACCCGGAGCGCTACAGAGCTTTGCCTGTTGGGCATCCGGGGCAAAATGCCCCGTGACGACAACAAGGTTGGGCAGGTCATCTACGATCTGGTCCGGGGCCACAGCCGCAAGCCCGACGCACAGTATGAGCGAATCATGGCTCTCTATCAAGGGCGCCGCTACTTGGAGATGTTCGCCCGGCGCCCATGGGAAGGCTGGGATAGTTGGGGGAACCAGATCGAAAGTGCCCTTGATGCAGTTCAGGTGCTCGGTTAAAAGAAAAACCCCGCCAGATGGCGGGGTTATTTCGTTATCACGTGGCGGATGGTGGGCGCCAGCCGCACCGGGATCTCGACACCCCGTTTGCACTGAGGGCACTTTCCGATGGCCTTGCCGTCTGTCCGGAAGGTGGTAAGCCGTGTGAGCAGATGGAGATTCCCTTCCTCATCGCGGGTCATGAGGCTCTTCCCGCAGTGCGGGCAGGTCTTCTCGTAGTCGCTCACACGGTCCACCCTTTACTTGGAAGTTTGGAGGTACGGGGCCGCCTCAGGCGGCGGGGTGATGTCGTGCTTCTGCATGGCCGGGGCCAGCTTCTGCCAGATGGCGGCGATCGTCTCTTCACAAGTCTGCGGGTCATGAGCCATTTCCCGCCGGAAGCCGGGGATCCCCTGCCGGAAGTACTGCACCGTAGCGGCTACTTCCTTGGGACCCTCGTTCTCGATGCCCTTATACATGGCAACGTTGAACCGGGGTTCCTTGTTCGCCACGGTGCCCTACCTCCTCAGCAAGATAACGTGTGCAAGGTTGCCAAAGGACTTCGCCACGGCCAGTTCCCGTTCCTTCTGGGTGAAGCCGTGCTTCTCTGCCAGCCGGGCGGCCTGCGCCTCCAACTGGTCGGCCCGGCGGTTCAGGTTCTTCTGATGGACCTTCCAAGCCTGCGTGCTGAGCATTTCCGTGTAGTTCTCGCTGACCATCTTCCGCTGTTCGGGGTCCCACACCTTGCGGGTGCGCTCCTGATAGCGGTTCTGGGCGTTCTTCCGGACGTCAGCCGCCATCCGGGTCAGCGACTCGTGCTTGCGCCGGGCCGCTTCCACCGGGTCAGCCTTGGACGCCTTCTGGGCACCGAAGCGCTTGTGCTCGCCTGCCAGCGCCGCCTTGTAGCCCGGCCCGGCCGGAACGTCACCGACGAAGCCTTCAGCCGCTCGGGTAGCCTGCTCAACCGCTTGGATGTTGGAAACCTTGCGGTCGTGTGCGTTCAGGATGTCGTTGTGGATCGTACCCGGAAGGAAGGGTGACTCGACGGATACCGTGTTGTCAGCGCCCAGCGCCGCCCGCTTCCCCTTGGAGTCGGAGCGCCGGGTACGGGCAACCTTCTGCGCCGTCTTCTGCGGGTTCCATTCGTGGTCAAGGCTCAGGAACAGTTGGCCTGTACCGAAGTCCTTGCCCTCCTTGGCCGCCGAAGACATGATCATAATGTTGGGGCCGTTCCGGTCGTTGAACGTAGCGGCGCCCTGATCACGGGTCACGGCGTCATCCTCACCCGTGTAGGTGGCATGCTTCAGCTTTGGGTAGTCGCGTTGGATCTCCCGCACGACGTTCTCCAGCACCTTGGTGCCCAGCGCCACGTACTGCGACGACAGGACAATCTTCGGCGGGACTTCTGGCTGACCAGCCGCCCGGCGGTTAGCATTTAGCTCTTCAAGGGCGCCCAAGTGCTTGCGGATGCGCTCACCCATCCATTTTGCCATGGGGCTGTTCTTGTGGAGCGGTACGAACTTCTTGCCATCCATCACACCGTGGAAGCCCGTCTTGGGGTCCGTATGCAGGGCCGCCACAGCCGCCGCCTCAGCGCCTGCGTCAAGCTCGTCGCCCGCATTCTTGAGCGCCCGTGCGTACTCCGTGTGTCGATGCAGGGCCTCCCAAGCGTCTGGGGCGTTCATGAACTGCTGAAGCTTGTTCACACCAGACAGGTAGCCCGTAGCAGATGACCCAGCGGCGTTGTCATAGCCCGTTGCCGCGTCGCCGCGAAGCTTGGAAAGCTCGTTGGCGCCCATCAGGTCCTTCTCAAGCTTGAAGTACCGCTCGTAGAAGTTCTTGTGGAAGTCGTCTAGCTGGTTCAGATCCGGGGTGTACATGTTGTAGTCGGCGCCCGACTTCAACTGCTCCACCTTGGTATTGAAGTGGGGGTGAACCGGGACCTTGGCGCCGTGGAAAGCGTTCGGCTCACCCACAACACCCTCTGGCCGGGCGATGTCAGGGAACTCAACGCCCACATCCTCACCCTTGCGGAATTGGACGTACTTCGCCAGCGTCTTGCCCAGTTCCTCCATCTTGTCCGGGTGGACCCGGATGACCTTGCCGCCCTTGCGCTCGAAGAAGTTGTTTAGGAACTCCTCCTTCGAACCAAGCCCGTGCTGGCCCATCGTACCCATGTTGACGAGGTTCCAAAGCTCCGTCGGGTCGTTCTCCATCGGCGTGCCCGACAGACCCCAGACGTTCTGGACGCCCTTGGCGCCCGCCACATCCTGCAGGGCCGTACCGCGCGAGCCGTCAGGCTTCTTCAGGTTGTGAACCTCATCCAGTACCATCGTGTCGAAGTCGCCCCCGGTGAACAGGTGGGCGTTCTTGGCGAAGAAGTCCTGCGACACAACGATGACGTCATGGTCCACTGTGCTCATGTCCAGTGGAGACTTGTCACTGTGCGCCAGATAGGGCGCCCGCAGGTCCTCTTCTGGTGTCACCGTACCAAACATGCCGCCCCGGCCGCCGCTAGGACCGCCAACCACGGCGATCTTGACGTTGGTGTGTCGCTTGAACTCCTTCAGCCAGTCCGATCGGATGCCTGACGGCGCCACGATAACGGACTTCTTCTGGGGCAGACCCGCCGCCTCAGCTTCAGCCATCTTGTCCACGATGCCCAAGACGCCTAGCTGGGTCTTGCCCGTGCCCATGCCGTGTCCAGCGACGCCACGCTTGCGGGTGCGCAGAAAGTGCACGCCCTGAAGCTGTGTGTCGTAAAACTGCTGGGTGGTCCACTTCTTGGAGTCTTCTTTGAGCAGGCGCTTGAGCGCTTCCGCCTTCTTCCCGCCCGCCTTGACGATCTCAGCAGGCTGGTACTTGGCCGCACGCTCTTCCTTGGTCAGGAAGCCTTCCGGCCGCGACTGCTCTTCAAGGTACTTGTTGGTAACCTCGTTGGCCTTGTCGGTCAGGGTGAAGCCGCCAAAGACCTCACGGAACTTGTCGAACTGGGCCAGCGACATCTTGGCCTGCCCGTTCTTGTCCACGGGGAGCTTCAGGTCCTCCGTGAACGTCTGCCGGAAGGCCTCCGGCACATGGGCAACCAGATGATCCTTGCCCCAGTCCAGAAGCGGCAGTGAGCCAGTCAGGGTGTCACGCTTGCGCACGTGGCTAAGCTGGGCGTTGTCGGTGCTGACCTTGAAGGTTTGGTCACCAACTCGGACGCGCATAACGCCCGTCTTCTCGCCATCATGCACATATTCATGCTCGATGACGCCTTCCTGCCACTTCGACTGGCCCTTCATCCGGAAGCGGATCCCGTTGCCCTCTTCGTGGGCAACCTTCTTCATGGCCGTGGTCTTGGTCTTTCCCTCAACCAGCTTGCCATTCTTGAACAGGGCCTTTTGCTTCTGCGCCGGGTCAGTTAGATCCGCTGAATCGGCGTAGAGCATCCCATCCCATGGGCCGCCGACAACGGTTGGGGTCCCCAGACCGTTGAACTGAAGCTGTAGATGGTGGTGGGCGCCCTTACCAGCCTCCCACTGCGAGTTGCTGATCGTCACCCATGCTTTGCGGCCGATCGACTGGGTGATGGCAAAGTCCAGATCAAACTGAGACTGGATCCCGTTTGGCATGGAAGACGTGTTGAGCAACTGGCGCATCACCGGGTCCGTTAGCTGACCGTCAGCGCCTACATGGTAGGTAGCAATCCGGCCGTCCGGCATGCGCTTCTTGAAGGTGATCGACCCGTCATCGGCCACTTTGGGTACCAGATCTTCGGCCCGGCTCAGTTCCCGCTTGGCGGCCTTGCGCTGGACGTCGGCGGCGGCGTTATCCGTCTTCGACAGGACGCCGCTCCATTCATCCTCCGTCAAAACGGCCAGCTTGTGCGTGTCCTTGTCGGCGTAGTCGGCCCCGTACGCCCACTTCTCCATCAGTTCGGGGAGCATCAAGCCCTTCTTCCCGCCTGTGGTCCCGTGGACCTTATCGTAGGCCTCCTGCCCGCCCTTGGCGTCGTAGAGCATACCCAGCAGAGCGCCATAGCTCGACTCGTGCTTCGATACACCCTTGCCGCCTGCGTCATCGATGGACCAGACGTCACCCAACTGGGACGTCAAACCCTCGCCGCCCTTGGCGCCCTTGTCAGCCGCCTTACCCAGCTTGATCTCAAAGGCAACGCGCTTTCCGTTTGGCCCGGTTGCCATGTAGTAGCCGGGCGGCAGATAGCGGCGGCCTTCTTTGATCTGCTTGAAGTCGTCAGTAGAGCGGAACTGGTCCCGATGCTCCATGAAGCGTCGCCGCAGTTCTTCCACATCGTCCGTTACGTGGGCGGTCTTGGCGTCACGTGCTGACGCCGCATCCTGCTGGGCAAGCTCTTCCCCAACATCGTCGGTCTTCTCGTGGAAGTCATGCTCGGCCCGGACCTCGCCCTCATCATCTAGCTCCTGATGCTTGCCGGACTCCGGGTTGTACCCGGAGTCTGCATCACCAGAGTCATAGAGGATGGAAGGATTGTCCCCGCCCTGAATCAGGATGTGGTGACCGCCCCATGTGATCCACGCAGAACCGGGGTTGTCCTGCAGGAGTTGCTCCGACCAAGTAAGGGCGCCTGACTTCTGGCTGAGCCGCCCCTGCTGGTCTTTCACATGGGACTCAAATCGTTGGCGGCCTGCACCACGGACCCACTCACGCACCTTCTGGTTGCGCCGGGTCCGATCCACCGCCGACAGATGGCCGTTCGTGCCCATCGACTTCTGCAGGAAGTCAGCCGTGCTGATGGCCTTCTCCAGCAGGGAATCCGCCGGGAGGATCGGCTCGCCCAGCGTCAGGATGACGCCTTCAGCACCGTGCGCCCGTACAGTCGTCATGATGTACTCAGTTGGACCCAGCCTGTCGGCGATGGCATCCAGCGACTTGACCACGATCTGCCGGGTGGGCGCCCAGTCACAGACCGACATGTCCAGCCCGTAAGCGGCCAGCGCGTCTTCCAGATCGGACTCAAAGAGCGACTTCAGCAGGGTGTTTCCCAGCCCAAAGCCCTTCATAACCAGTTCCTTGATGTGGCTAACCGCATCAGGGTTCTTGGTCACGTAGTCCTTCAGCTTCTTCAGACCCCGGCTGTACCGCTGGCGGGCGTTGTCGTGACTGATGCCCAGCGCCTGCGCAACGGCCGGGAAGTCGATCAGTTCGGCGCTACGCATGCCAGAACCAAGTCCGTGGCGTGCCTGAATGACGGCCAGTTCGTTCTTGTCCAGCCCGGCATCGTTCAGGATGGCGTTCAGACCAGCCTTCTGCGCCTTCCGGACCTCGCCCGCCATGGCCTGCCGTTCCGTGTCGTTCTCACCCGCAACCTGCTCGTGCTTGGCGATGGCCTTGTCGGGGTGATCAGCGTCGGTCACGTTCCGGTCAAGGCTGGTCGTCTTGTTCAGGTGGTACAGTGACTCCATGGCCGCTACCTTGTCGCCCGTGGCGGTCAGGTACTCACCGCGCTTGCCCGGCTTGAGGAGCTTGACGTCAGCCCACTCAGGCTTGTTGGCGTCCAGCCAATCCCCGATGTTCGCCCGGTTGGCCGTCTTGCCTTCCTTCTCCAGCGCTGACTTGGCCTGATGGTACATGGCAAGGGGCGCCCGAAGCTCACGGGGGAGCTTGATCTGGTCGAACATGCCGTTGCCGTAGCGGCTCATCCGCTGTTGGGCTCGGGCGATGGCGTAGTTGGAGGGGTCCCGCAGGGCCTGCAGGCGCTCCAAGTTGCCGTTTTCCTTGTTCTGGTTCCACTCACGGACGCCTTCCAGCAAACCTGTGCGGAACTCCTGCGCCAAATCGGAGAAGTAGCCTGTGTCGATGCCGCTGATCTTCTCATAGGTCTGCACGTGGTCCAGACCCTTGGACTGCATGAACTTCTTCGCCATGTGGCGGGTCATGCCTTCCATACGGTTCACGAAGTCTTCTTCGGTCACATGTGCCAGCCTCTCGAACTGGATGGGACCGCCTTCATACTCCCGAACCAGCCGGGGAACTTGGCGCCCGGAAGCGGTCTTTGCCATCTCGATCTTGGGGAGCCTGAAGTCACCCGAGTGCGTGCGGCCTGCGTTCTGCGCGTCGCCGAACATCTCCGCTACCTTGTCCTGCAGGGTGCCGAAGTCCTCACCTGTGGCCTCCTTCAGGTTGGCAACCTGCTGGGCGGCCTCCTGCTGGATGGTGTCGGGGGTGTTGGTGCCTTGCTTGTACTTGGCGCCCGTGCCGATGACCTTACCCTCAGCCTTCGTCCGGGTCAGCTTGTTCTCACCCGTCTTCTGGTCGCGGGTCCACGACGCGACCTCGATCGCCGGAGACTCCTCGATGCGCTTCTTCTCAGCGGCCTTGCGCTGGCGGGCGGCCGTCTTTTGGGCCTTCTCCTTTGCCGCCGCCGTGCCCTTCTTGTGCGTCTGAAGCCGCTTGGCCGTCTCCTTGCCCGGCTTCAGCGCTTCAGCGGTCACCTTGGCCGCCTTCTTTACGCCCTTGTCAGCGTTGACCGTCTTGGCGGCGTGCGCCTGCTTGATCTCCGTGCGCTTCGCCATGTCAGCCGGAAGCGTCTCCGGGGCGATGGTGCCGTTGGCCCGGATGTAGATGTGGTGTCCCCGCATGGTGCGCCACTCACCGCCGGGGTACTTCTGCTCTAAGTTGCTCCGATGTTGCGCTTCGATCTTAGTGGCCGGGGCTGATGCCTTCTTGACTGGGGCCGCCGCCTTCTTCGCCGGGGTCTTGGTCTTTGACGCAGATTTGGCGGGGGCCTTAGCCCCCGCCTTCTTCGCCGTGACCGCCTTCATCAGGTTGTCAGCGAAACCCATAGTCAGACCCTCCTCTGCTTGCCCAATTGGGACGGATGGATGATGAAGAGGGATTTCTGGATCCCGTTCTCACCCGTTGTCGGGTTGTAGTAGCGCTGTACACGGGCACCCGCCGCCTCATGGACCGGGCCGATGAGCAGACCGTGCGGCAGAGCCTGCTCAGCCTTGTAGATGGTCTGAGCGTTCAGGGCGCCCTGCTGGGTCTGTCCCTTGGCTTGCTTGGCGGCCTTACGTGCTTCATAGCCGCCGGATGCCCCCTGTTGGGACTTCTTCAGGGCGCCGATGTCCTTCCCAGCGGATCCCCATGGGTCGCGCTTGTAGTCAGCATCGGACGGGCGCCTGCTGGCGTCAGCCTCCAGCGCCCTCAGGAAGTTCTCCTGTGCCTGCTGATCGAAGACGAACCGGGTCCCACCCATGTGCTTGGCGCCAACCTTCTGGAAGTAGGGCGCCGTCTCCGTCATGGCGTTGATGACAACCTTCTGACCTTCTGCCTTCTCAAAGACAGCCGCCAGTAGGCGGGACCCGGCGCCCGGCTGGACGCTCTCGACCCCCCGATGACTGGGTGCCGTCTCCAGATACTCAACAACCATGCCGCTGTAGTTCTGGTCAGGATGCATCCGGCAGAAGACAAAGCCTGCCCACTCCCCACCTGACTTCAGGCCGATGAAATGATGGGCCTGCTCATAGTGGTCCAAGCTCCCACTTGCCCGGTCGTCAACCAAATCGACCAGCGCCTTGCCGAAGTGTACTGGGTACTCCCCGGACTCTTCCCAGTCCTCCACAGCCGCGAAGATCTCGTCACCGCTGGGGTTCTCATAGAGTCCGAAGCCCTTCACCTTGTCGTAGGTTGCCAGTCGCCTACCTTGGGCGCCCTGTTGGGCACTGGAATGGCGGTTGACACCCTTACCAGTCCCGTCCTTCGGCAGGGTTTTCGGGTCGATGCCGCCTTTGCCGCCATTCACCGGGACCCGGCCCGGCCCGTCCTGTGTCCGGATGGCGCCTGCGGCGCCCTTACCTGACTGGGCGCCCGGCTTCTGCTTCAGGTCGTCATGCGTCATCATCTGACCCTCTCCGGTCGCCTGCTCTGTTTCCGGCTGGGCCGGGCCGACTTGGTTGTCAGCCGGGGCCTTCCCGTCGAACTTGGCGGCCTCCTTCTGGGGGTTGGCCGTTTTCTTAACCTGCTTCCACTCGTCTACGTTGCGGTAGGTCTCGTCGAAGATCTTGCCGTCTACCACCCACTGGTCGCCCCGCAGGCCTTCGACGAGGTAATCCCCGGCCTTGCCGTGCATGACCTCGCCGCCCCGGTTCTCCAGCGTCTTGACGGTGAAAGGCTCAGTCATCTTCTTCGCCCTGACAACCTCACTGGGGTCCTTAAAGAACTCCTCCCAGCCGTCATCACCTACAGCAGACCCAGCCGTCTGGCCTCCGCTTCCTGCGCTCTTGTCCGGGCGAAGATCACCTGATTTCGAACCAGAAGCCATTCGACCTCCGGCCGGGGCGCCCTTGCCTTGGTCCTCATCCGGCGCTTTCTGGGCCATCGACTCTTTTTCCGCCATGCCACGGCGCCCACCCCCCGCCGACTTCAGCAGGTCCACGGTAGCCAGCGCCTTGATGACGGTCGGGGACCGCAGGTTCATGATGTGGGCCGGGATGTCAGCCCCTGCCTTCTGCAGATCCTGAATGAGCCGGGCCACAACGTGATCTAGGGCGCCCTGCTCCTCGATCGACTTCACCACAGACGGGGAACGAAGGTAGTCCACCCGCGCTTCCAGATCTGCCTTGCTCGTGCCTACGGCCATGGGTTACTTCGCCCCCTTCTTGGGCTTGGCGCTGGTGGAAGATTTCTTCGTGGGTGAAGAAGTTCCCTTCTTAGTAGCCGCCGCTTCTGCCATTTCGTAGCCCGTCTTCTTCGACTTGGTAGTTTTACCCGTTGTGGCGTCTCGGATGATGGGCTTCTTACCCATTACCGAATCACCGAGAGACCCGCTTCCCTTGCCATAGAGCTTCTCCATGGCCGCCGCGCCCTCAGCCTTGATCTGTGCGTTGCGCTCGGCGTTCAGTTGGCGAGCCGTCTTGGGCTTGGCGGGAGCCTGCTCGGGCGCCGGGGCCGCCTTACCAGCCTTGACTGGGGCCGCTCCCAGATCCTGTGCCCTTACCTTGGTCCGGGCCGTCTTCGCCATCTCCGACTCAGACTTGGCCGCCGCCTTGGCGTTCTTGGCGGCCGCCCGCTCGTCAGCCGCCGCCTTGGCCTTGCTGTAGCTCTCCCGCGCCTTCGCCACGGCGCCTGCATCGGCGCCCAGCATCTCCAACACGTCAGCCACGGTCAGTTTGGAACTCACCTTGTTCGCGTCCACAGACCCATCAGACCCGAACACGTCAGCGATGAGCTTCCCCTTGCGCTCCAGCACACTCATCTTGCGCTGGTCAATCGAGTCAGCCATCTCAAACTGCTGGTGGTGGAAGTTGCTCTCCTGCCCCTGACGGTAGCCTCGGCCCAGCCGCTGTTCCATGGCCGCCGGAGTCCACTCGTAGTCCAGATCGATGTGCATGTTGGAGTTGGCCTGCAGGTTCATGCCTTCCGTCCCGGCCTTGGTCATCAGGATGACCTTACCTTTGCCCGCGTTGAAGTCGATCTCGGCCTGATCACGGGCCTTCTTCGACGTCGATCCCTGCACATACAGGAAGTCGCTGTCACGGAAGCCATGCTCAGCCTTCAACTGCTCCTTCAGGAACTCCAGCGTCCGGGGCGACTGTCCGAAGACGATCGTGCCCTTGCCGCCCTTGTAGTTGTTCTCTTCGTTGGTACGTTCCCAGTTTGTGGCGATCTGGTCAGCCGCCTCCGTGATCTTGGGCGATGCATACCCCTTGGTCCGGATCTGCTTCAGGACGGGGTTGGCGGCCTTGATGCCCAGCCCTTCCAGCGCCTCCGGGGTGTCGATCAGCCGGGGATCGATGGCGATCTGCTCCAGCCGCATAAGCTGGGTCAGCATGTGCATGTCCACCTTGGCGGCGCCGTCCATCCCCTGAAGCTCCTCAAGCATGGACCCGCGCAGGTTGCCGTAGAGCTTCTTCTGCGAATCGTCCATGTCCAGAACGGCCACATCATGGGTCTTGGGCGGCATGGCGATCTTCACGCGGGGATCCTGCTTCTCCAACATGAAGAAGTAGGGCGCGATGAGCTTGCGCAGGTTCTCGCGCTCGTTCCCCTTCACGCCGACGACAACCTTGGTCTCGCCGTCACCCTTCAGGTTGGGGATGGTGTCATACTGGGCAAATTTCTGCACGAAGCGCTTCTTTTCACCCAGTACACCGGGGTTCATGAACTCCATGGCCCGGTAGGTCTCGTCCAGCTTGTTCATCATGGGGGTTGCTGTCAGCCACCATGTGAACTTCGGCGACATGTGCTCGAAGGCCGCCTTCGACCGGGCGCTCTTGGGATCCTTCAGGTAGTGCGCCTCGTCGAAGATGGCGATGTCGTTCTGCAGGGCGGCCTTGATCTGGGCGCCCTCGTTGGTCATGATGGCGTAGCTCATGACCACGTAGTCAGCCTTCTTGGCCTCCTTGTACAGGCGCTTGCGCTCCTCCGGGCCGCCGTCGATCTTCACAACCTTCTTGCCGTCGAAGAACTTGTGGACCTCACGCTCCCAGCCGCCCAAACGGGACGCTGGGACCACGATGACAGTCGGACCCTTCGCCTTGCCCTCCTGCTTCAGCTTCTCAGCCGCCAGCAGACTGGTCAGGGTCTTGCCCAGACCCGTACCGAAGCCCAGAACACCCTTCTCGATGGTGTTCAGGTAGTGCACGCCGGACCACTGGTAGCCATGAGGCTTGATGCCCTTCTTCATGGATTTGATCTTGACCGGATCTTCCACCTGCTGGGCCAACTCGCCCGCCTTCGCCCGGTCGCCCTGTGACGTCAACTGCTTGTGCAGGGCCGGATGATCCTTCTTCAGGGCGTCCAGCGCCGACTGGTCAAAGCTGAACAGCGGGCCGAACTTATCCACCAGCCCGGCCAGTTGCTTGGCGGGGAGCATGTCACCCGGCAACGTCCACCGGGGCTTTGGATAGCTGTCGTAGTAGGCGCCTGTCTTGGCAACGGCGTTCTTGAAGCTCCGGTGGGTCTTGTCGTTGTTGTTGTAGCCCACCATCTGGATGCGGTAGCTTCCATTTTCGAAGCTGACCGTGGGCCGCAGGCCTCCAGCCTGCTCTTCCTCGATCTGCTTCCGCTTTTGAGCCAGCCATTCAGCCCCTGAAATACCGCCGGACGGCCCACTTGCGGCCGGGGCGCCCGGCTGGGCCGGACCACCTGCAGGCTCGCCCTTGTATGGGGGCGCCTTGGGGTCATGCCGGAAGGCGCCCTTGATGTTGTTCTTGAGCAGGTAGCCCAGTGCCTGCCCCGCATGACCGCTGTCGGTCTTGATGGGGATGTGCCAGCCGGGGCTTTCGTCATTCTCCTTCCAGACGCCGCCCATGGCCTTGATCTGGTCCTTGTGCTCGAAGGTGTTGTTCTTGGCGCCACCCGGCAGAGTCTTTGGGATCACAAGCCAGCCACGGGCGCCGAAGCCATGTTGCTTCTCAACCTGCTTCAGGATGGCCTCAACCTTGTCACCCATACCAGAGGTGTCCCGAACGGTCGCCGTGGTGCTCGATGACGCCTCAGCCATCACCTCGCGGGCCTTCCGGGCGGCCAGCGTGTGATGCTCGTAAGTCATGCCGGGCCATGCGGTCTCGGGCACGATGCGCCCCTTGTGCACGTAGACATGACGCCCGTGCATGGTCACCCAGTGTCCGCCGGGGTACTTGGATGATAGTTCCTCACTGATGCCCTTCAGCAGGATGGCGCCCGGCACATAGGTGAGACCTTTGATCAGTAGTTGCAACGTTGTTACCCCCTTATGCGTTCCATACGCTTGCGCCGGGCGTAGCTTGTGTGCCCCATCGACAGGTCAGCCAGCGCCTCTTCTGGGGTCCGGGCGCCCTCGCGTACGTCCCGCGCGGCCTCCAACAACGTTCGACGGTTGCTGTTACCCAGCAAGCTGTGCACCTTAGGACCAAGCGCCCCAACGGCGTCCTGATGCAGGGCAGTCGGGCTGTTCCAGAAGTCCTTCGGGGTCCGGGCGCCCTTCAGCGTGTCCAACACGTGTTGGGCCGCCTCTTGATGCATCTGCCAGCCTTCCTTTGTCGGCAGAGGCTGGAAGTACTCGTCATCACCACTGTTTCCGACAACATGCGGCATGTCTTCAGCCTGATCATGCAGTGCCTGCAGAACAAACTTCTTCCACGCCACCTTCTCCTTCTTAGCGGCGTCAGCCAACATGGCCCGGCCATGGGCGCCCGAAGCCTTGGCAGGCTTAACACCAGACACTGCTCCTTGAATCCGGGCAAGCAACCCCTTGGGCGACGTCGCGTCCTGTAAGAACGTCTGCAGGGATGCCAGTTCCGGATGCCCGGTCACATGTTTAAGCGCCTTGCCCGCCGCCGCCGACACAGCCGCTACGTCCTTCATGGGTGCCCGACTGAATTCACCCAGCGCCGCATGAAGTGCTGTGGCCGTCTTCTCTGGGAGCATGTCAGCCGCGTCTGCAATGCTGGCACCCTTACGGAAGAAGGGCGATCGGGATGCCATGTGCTCCAGCGCCATGGCAAACTTGCCGTGTACAGCGGCTGGTAGGTTGGCGAAAGCCTTGTGTGCGGCCTCTTCGATCTGATGCGCATGATTGAACTGGGACTGATCCGCCTTTACCTTGGCCTCACGGGCCTTGGCATCCTGCTGTGCCTCTGCTTCCCGTGCCTTCTGTACCTGCTCGCGGATCTTCTCAGCGACAGACTCCTTTGGTGTCTTATCAGCTTCAGTCAGAAGACCCTGCTGGCGGGCCAGTGCCCGGCACTTCGAGCACGTTAGCTGGTGAGCGTCGAACTTTAGACCATACGCCGGGGCTAGGGCGCCAGCGGCATGCACATCAACGCCCCGTACACCGTCAACTTGAAGCGTGCCTACACACGTGAAGCCGTCCGTGGTCTTGCGTGTCGCCTTGTCCTCGATGCGCTCACCAACCTTGTTACCCTTGGAGTCCCGCAGATGGATGACGTCACGTGAGTCACAGTACTCCACCTTGATCATGTGGACTTCACTGCCAGCCTTCCCATAGACGCCTAAGAACGTCCCCCGGTGAAGCTCGGGGTAGTTACCGTCAGCGTCTTGGTAACGCCGCCAACGGCGCCCGCTAACTTCGTCTTCGTACGTGTGCGGATAAGCCTTCAGCTTCAGCTTGCTAAGGTCAGATACACCCTGCAAGGCACCTGTCGGCCGCTCCTCCGGCTTCAGGTTGGCGAACGGGTCGCCCTTTGCGCCCTTGATGTTGACCTTGGTCGTGACCAGTGCCGTCGTCCCCTTAGACGTGGCTTTAGCCGGGGCCTTCGTGGCGCCCGGCTTCTTCTTTTCAGCTATGGTCTTCTTGGCCGCCTTGGGGTCCGGGGCCAGTTCAGGCTCGCCCCGGCGCTCGGCCAGCCGCTGAAGACGTCCCTTGGCCTTGTCTGGCTCCGGTTTGGCGGTCTTTGTCGCGGCCTTGGCCTTGACCGCCTTCGCAGGCTCGGCCTTGGCCTTGGTAGAGGGCGCCGTCTCCGGCGCCACCTTGCCATTCTTCATGATGTAGACGTGGCGCCCCCGTTCCGTCACCCAGTGCCCGCCGGGGTACTTGGCCTCCATCTCCTTGCCGATGCCAGAGGACCGGGCGCCCTTGATGAGGTCCAGAGGGATGGTGTCGAAGCCCTTGATCAGCAGGCGCACCGGGATCCCCTCCTTAGTACTGCCGATGCACGTACAGCGCCAGCGTGCCTGCCGTAGGCGCCGCCGCCGGAACGAGCTTCAGCCGGATGTACGGATACGCCCGGCCCAGCTTGGGCAGGTCATCCGTGTCGATGACAGCGATGTTACCTACCGGGTTGGCCTCCACGTTGAAGGCCGCGCCTCGGGATGCCCATGGGCCGTTTACATCATGGGCGGCCTCCACCGAGACATTCAGGGCCGCATCCAACGTGTCCAGCAGGAAGAGCGAAGCCGCCTTCACGTCAGTGAAAACGATCGGCTGGGTGTAGATGGGGTTGGTGTTGCGCGGGGAAAGGGTCGTGGTCTCACCGAAGTTGTAGAACGTCTGCAGGACAGTGCTCGACATGGTTAATGGCCCTCCTTGTTGGCTAGTTCCGCTTGGGCGATGGCGCCCGTGTCGTCATTCTCGCCAGCTTCGTCAACAGCCTCTGCGATGCGGGCAGACAGAATAATGATTGGTACATGTTCGATGCCCAGTTCCAAAGCCGCATACCAGCGATGATGCCCATCTAGGATCATCCGGCTGAAGTCTACCAAGATGGGCGGCATGGCATCTCCTCTCTGGAAGGCCTCACGTACCTTTACCAGTTTCGCCGGATTGAGCATCGGGATTTGGTTCTTGTTCGCCCCCAGCGTTTGCGGCGGTACCCAGCAGTTGTAGTAGGGCAGAACAGCCAACCGATCTTCAAGATCTAGGTTGTAGTCAAGTCCCTTTACCAGCACGTCCGGGCGCCCGAAGAAGCTCTTGAGGGCCTGCCGCTCCATCAGGATCTCTTCCGGCGTCTTCAGGTCGATCCGGCCGTCCGGGGTCACCTTCATGAACTTGGGATTGAACCACTGCCAGCGGCAACGGCAGTTGGGGTGGGCCGGAATGCATGGGATCCAGTCCTTCTTCCGGCGGCCATAGTTGGTCTTGCCGATCCAGACCTCGCGCCACGGGTCGCCGGGCGCCCGGACCACCTTGAAGACCTTGCCGTGAATGTGCTCCCGGCACCACTCACAGGCGGTCCCGTCCGACTGGCCGATCACCCAGTCGCCCTCTTTGAGGGTAGCAAGGTAGCCGTTCGACATGCACTCAGCCAGTTCTGTGATGGCGATGCGGCGCCAATCCCGGTTAAACTCGCCCAACTGGTTGAGCAGGGCCTGCCGAAGCTCGTCTGGGGTCCAGCGCCCCCGGCGGGCCTCGATGACCAGTGACCGCACCTTCTGAATCACGTACTGATTCTGGGTGGCAATCTTTTCTCCTGCATGAAGTTGCGCCCACTTGATGGCTTCTTCCTCAAGGTTCGTCATGGGCAGTACGGGCTGGTCTGGGGCGCCCTTGTCAGCCCGCAGGCGGTACTCCTTGCCCGGCTGGGGCGCAGGCATCTGCTTGCGGGCACTGACGGTCACAGGTAGCTCCGGCATGAAGATCTGGGGGAGCTTCCGGCCCGCCCGGTCAAAGGCGCTCATCAGGGCGGCCAGTGCGTCAGCCTTGATGATGTAGCGGTCGGCCAGCGTTGCGTTCTTGGCGAGCCCCTTGCGCAGGAGCTTCTCAATCTCGGCCAACTCAGCGGCGGTCCATGCCTTTCCGTCCCGCAGGTACTTGATGACGGACTTGGGCAGGTACTTGTAGCGCATCAGGTCGTCATGGGCGCCCTTGCTCAGGTTGATGGTGATGCCCTTGCCCAGCGGCTCAGGGCTGTGCATACCGTCTGAGTCAAAGTGCAGGGCTTCAGGCGGGGCGCCCAGTCCCAACTGATCGATCAAGTGCATGATGGTGACTGTGGTCGCATCCATGAACTCCATGTAGGTGGCGTCTTCCAGATCAGCCCATGCAGGGTGCTGGTCGTTGCGTGTCCAGATACCCCCTAGGGTATCATCTAAGGTACTCAACGTGACTCCAAACGGATATGGCATGGGGTCTTCCTCCTCTGTCTGCAGATAAACCCTTGAAAGGCTACGGACTGGTGCGATTTGACGATTTCACTTTTGAAAATGGCCCCCCTACCCCCTGAGGTACAAAATAAAAAACGCCGGGGATTTTTATTTTTATTTTTCACGGCTCAGAAGCGACGAAGTGTGCGCCCCTCAAAGTTGCCGTGTTCGTAGACTTTCAAAGGGTAATGATCTCACCGCTCGCCGAAAAGGTAGTACCGTACCCCGGCCCGGCCCGAAACATACCCCCGGAGGGTACAGGAAGAGCCTAAGAGAATGCACACTGATGATGATAGATATGAATGATGATCTATCTCTATATCTATCTATATCTATCTATATATATCTATATATATAGATATGCTGGAGTGTGTCAGAAAATTCTTGCGTAATAAGGCAAAGGAAAAGGGGGCCGGGCGCCCGGCCCCCTCCTACTTCGACGGGGTTCGCTTTGGGACCTTTAGACCGTGTGCCACGTGTTGCACTGCCACTCGGCCGGGATTTGGTCACCGCTGTGCCACGTGTGCACGACGGCGCCGCCTTCGTACAGCTTCATGGTCAGGGCGCCGTTCTCGGTCACATAGATGAGGTACTTCCCGACAGGCCAGCCGTTAGCGGCAACCTTCGTGCCCACCGGGTTGTAGAGCAGACCCAGCAGGGTGTTGATGCCGTCCGGGCCGTTCGCCACGGTGCCATACTCGTTCACCGTCACCGTTACCCAGCCCTCGTCGGACAGCGGGTAGTTGGTGGTGTCGATGATCTCATCCGTGGTGTTGGTTGCCGTAGCACTGGCGCCCATCGTGCTCGGCTGGGTACCCGTGTTGATCGGAGCGCAAGGCGTCCACGGGGTGGCGACGTCAGGCGGGTAGTCGTTCGGGCGCATCCAGATGATCTCGGTGCCCGTGTTGGGGTCGGCGGCGATGTGCAGGACGGTGAAGTTGGTGTTGCAGACCTCACTCGCGCGGGCCACGGTGGCGCCGTTCTGCATGGCGGCAACGGCGGCAAGGAAGCTAAGGCTCATGGTTCGTTCGACCTCCCTATGTGCTACTTCAGGGGCCGGGGCGCCCGGTTAGCTGATGACCTCAACCCAGTCGGTGGCGATGGTGTCCAGATGGGTGCTGACCCATGGTACGAAGCCGTCATCAGGCGTCTTCAGCCCGATGAACGCCTTCTTCGCCAGCGGCGCCGCTGACGCCAGAGTCGTTGACCAGCTTGCCGGATCGACAAGCACGATCCACTGGTTGGGGTTGTTCCAACCCAGTCGTTTCAGGCGGGATCCACGGCCCAGTCGCCGGATGGCCTCCTGAAAATTGAACTGCTCCGTTGGGGTGGGTGTTGCGTTGGGGTTGGGGATGATCACCCAGTCTGTGCGCTGGGTGTCCTCCGCTAGGGACTTATCCATGGTTCCGGCCGGAAGGACAACGGCGGTCTGCTCAACGAAGTTGGTCACCTTGGCAAGTTGGGGCGCTGGGGTGACCCACTGCCCATTCACGAAGACGGGGTTCCCCTGCTTGGCGATGAGGTACGTACCTACGTTCCACGTGGGCCGGGCCACGCGCTGGCCGCCAAAGACGGAGTTGATGGCTTCAGTCCAGTTCATTCGATCGACCCCCTACAACGAAAAAAGGCGCCCCGGCCATGCCTAGGGCGCCCGTTGTCGGTAAGTTTCGACCTTAACGACTTTGTTCCTGCTTCACTCCACAGGCGAATTTGCTTCAGGGTCGTCTGGCACAGTTTCCCACTGGATGCTATGCCAAGCCTTGGGCCAGAACTCACCTTCAGGAATGGAGTTCACGATGTCGCCGTTCTCCACAACATCGACGTACCATTTGCCCGTCTCATGACGGAGGCCCAGCCAGTAGCCACTGGGGCCGCCTGCAGGACGTGCCTTCTTGCCATCCGTCAAGATCTGTCGGAGCTTCTCGCAGTTGGACGCTCCGTCAGGGACAACACCGTTTTCATCAGCCTTCACAACATGCCAGCCGCGCCCGTGTAGACTGGGGCCATAGGGGAATAAGCCACGCCATGGCCGCAGTTCGTCGGGGTGGCCGTTCAGGCGCTCCATGATGATGGGGTAGCCGCCTTCCATGGGTGCCTTGATGCACAAGACGGTGAAGAACTGGTGCACAGACCAGTCCTCGTGGCTGATCAGGGCGCCCAGCTTCATGGCCTCGATGGCTTCAAGGAAGCTCATGTTCTCGGTGGGCAGGGGCGGTGGCATCTCCTTCAGGAGGATGGGCGCTTGGTAGGCCTCCCAGTCACCCGGACCATCCAACAGAACATCCGGGTCGATGGCATAGGCTGATGACCACTCCCAGCAGGCCTTCTCTCTATCATAGAGTCGGACGGCGGAGATGTCGGTGGCTCGTTCCAGCCGCTTACCGGGCGCCCACGATGTGTGACGGACTGGGGTGCCACTCGATAACAGGTTTCGTGCTTCTTGCCAGTTCACTTGCGCTTACCTCCCTGTACTTCTCGGCGGAATCGGAGAGGGACCGCTTCGGCATAGGTCCGGGGCGCCCGGTACTGGGGCTCGAACTCCTTGATCACGGCGGCCTTGCAGGCGTTCATATCTGAGAATCTCAGCGCGTCCACCTCAGAGCGGCCAACTGCCCGGTGCTTGTAGATAACGCTGGTATGGGTCAGGTTGGCGAGGTCAAAACCGCAGAACAGGTCTTCGTGTTGCAGGTTGATGGTACGTGTGTTGCCCATGCGCATCTCACCCGGCGGTAGGCTGGGATCGGTTCGGTAGCTGATGGAGAAGATGCGGTTCTCTGCGCCAAAGTTGAAGACCGGGATGGCGTCCACGGCCTTGTGCCACATGGCCTGCCACTCCTGCCGGAATCGCTCGCGCTCTTCTGGGGTCAGCGTTACCTGTACCATGCGCGGATGCGCCATTTCCCGCATGAACTGCTCGATGGGGCTGGGTCCCCAGATGGGTCTGTCCTCGCTCACAGTGTAGCCTCCTTCATGGTACAGGGGCCGGGTTTGTGCTCGGCCCCTGTGGTGCTTAGAGTCGGTGTGCCGCCGCCCAGAAGGCGTACAGGGTGCCTAACCATGGGGCCTCGGATGATCCACGTCCGGTGACCGGATCCTCCCCCCAGCGCCGCAGGATCTCTGTCTGTTGCGCTGGGGGGAGCAGGGACCAGATGGTTGCCATTAGTCCGGACTCCAGCCCCGGTCCATGTGGCCGCGATCAGGCCGGGCCTCAGCGCCGCAATTGTGTACAGCGTTCTGGCTTGGTGTCCGGGGGCACCGGATGGTAATCTCCTCACCGGGCTGGATGCGCAGGGCGCCCACCTTCACCAGTGCGTCCAAGGCACTGGTAGCATACACAGACCTGCCATAGCCTGTGTTGTCGTTGCGCTCCACGAACACATGGACGCGCAGTTTGTTGCCGCCTTGGTCGCCCACAGTGTTGCAGTTGCAGGGACCGGGGTCCATGGTCGGGCCGTTGGGGACGGCGCAGTCATTGGCATGCGGATCAAGGGTGTCCGGCTCGACGGTCACAGAGGCGCCCGGCGCGATCTGCCGGATGAGCACGGAGGCGCCCAGCAGGCCGATATGCAAATCGGACTTCTCCAGCGCGTCAAGGTGGTCGTTGGCATGGACAACGGTAGCCTTGACGTTGCCGCCCCCGTGGTTGGTCTCTACATAGAACTTGGGCAGGTCCGGCAGGCGCTCGATGATGATGCGGTCGCCGGGGCTCATGCTGGGGTTCCAGCCTGACATCTGCAGTGCACGCAGGGGCGTTGGGGCCTCGTAGGTGTTGCCCTGATCGTAGTCATCGCCTTGAAGCGCGACTACATAGCGGTGGGTGTGGATGACCGGGGCGCCCGTGCGGTTGTGCTCCGGCTGGGGTGCTCCAGTGCGGCCCGTGCGGTTGTGCTCCGGCTGGGGTGCTCCAGTGCGGCCCGTGCGGTTGTGCTCCGGCTGGGGCGACGGGTCCACAGCCTGCATCTCAGCCCACTGGGCGCCCGTCTGGTGCTCGGGTACGTCGTCGGCTGGGTACTCGTGGTTTAGCCTAAAAAGGGCCTCCACGTGACGGATGCTGTGCGCGCCTTCGGCGTAGCGGGTTAGACGGAAGCTATTTGCGGCTTGGTGCTGGCCGTTGGCGTGCAGGCAAGACTGGATCTGGCACTCCAACTGCTCGATCAGGCGCTCAGTGGCGGCACGTTCAGTCGGATTCGTTGGCTGGAGCTTCAGATGGATGCGCATGTGGGTTAGTCCTCCTCGATGACGCTGGGTTGGGGCGGCTCAACGGGCGCCGGGCGGGTGGCCCACAGCAGGACCAAGACGAAGGCCCATGCAAGGATGCCGCCGCTTGCCTTGGTGCCATGGAGCAGGATGACGTCAAGCGGGATGCTCAGGCCGATCAGGGTAACCCCCAGCCATGGACGGTACTGGGGCAGTCTGGGGCGCCAGCGCCGGGTTGCCAGCGGTCCCCGGTTGCTCAGTGTGAGCACCCAGAAGACCGGGAACAGGATGGCAAAGGCGAAGCCTGCGATCCTCAGTAGTAACAAGTTCGGTCACCTCCTAGCCCAGCTTGAAGCGCTTCTCGATCTGGCCGTACAAGCGGTCGGGGCTCAGCCAGCTATAGGCGACGTCTTCGAGGGGCGCGGTTAGCTGGGTTTCCAACTCGATCAGGGCTTCTGGGTAGGTGTCGCACTCCTTGCCTTCCTTGACGGGCGTGTTGGGGCGCCCCTCATCGGCAATCACATAGACAACAGGAACGAAGATCTCATGTAACAAGTCGTTTCCCTCCTTTCATGTCCTCCATCAAGGATAGGGGCGCCCGGTGGACGCCCCTGTTGGTGGTAGTACGCCAGCCTTCAGAGGCTGTGACAGATTTTACTCCAAAATTTCGATGGTGATGGATTTGGTCAGTTTGCGGCCCTTGGGCTTGGTTTTGGCCTTCGCCTTGTCGGCTTCGGCCTTGACCTCGCGGTCCTTGTCCCGCTGGTGGCCGTCGTGCTCCCGCTCAACGTCACCCTGCTCCATAGCCTGCGCGTGCTGGGCGGCGAGCGTCTCCATGTCCCGGCCGTGCTGGGCTTGGGCGCCCTTCTCGTCGATGTCCCCAGTGTACTCAGCTTCGGCCTTAGCCTGCTCATGCACCTGTGCCTGCTGTTCGAGCTTGTGCCCGTGCTGGACCTGCGCAAGTTCGCCCTTGCGGTCGTCGGCCGCCTTGGCGTTGGCGCCCTGCACATGCCCGCCTACGATGGCCTGTTCCAGCTTCTGGCCGTGCTGGAACTGGGCAAGTTCCTTGACGTGACCGTGCTTCATCTGCTCCATTTCCTTGGCCTGCCCATGTTGCTGGGCCTGCTGTTCCAAGGTCTGCTGGTGCTGTTGGGCGCCCTGATCAGCCTGCATCTGGGCCTGCTGTGCCCCGGTGACGTACTGGGCGGCGACGGTGTTCACAGGCTTGTAGATCCATGTGATATCCTCACCTTCAGGTACGACGCCTTCAAGGGTGATGTCCATGGCCTTCTGCTCGATGGCCGGGACGGTGATGCCCGCCTCCAGCCGGAGCTTGGCGAGGTTGATCTTGGCCTCTTCGTCATCCGGATCCAGCCCAACCCACTGGAACTCGAAGTCGGGCGCCACGTAGGGCAGGATGTAGCGGTTGAATAGCTCAGCGAGGAAGGTCATCAGGGGCTTGAAACCCTTGTCCTTGGCGTTGTCCATCTTGGACTTCTGGGCGTCGCTCTCCACCTTGGAGTTGCCCCCGCCGGAGGAGAAGCCCCGGAAGCCGATCTCGCTGGGGTCCGTACCGTAGATGGCGCACGTGATCGTGGTCAGGTACTCCAGCCACGATGAGAACTCCATCTCCTTGTTGTTCTGCTTGAACGGGGTGAAGGCGATCCCGGCGCCCTCGCTGGCCGCGAAGAAGGGGACCTTGTGCTTGCCAACTACCCCAGAGACCGTGGCCTGCCACTCCCGGCGGAACTCAGCCAACTGATCGGGGTCGTACTTGCCCACAGCCGACAGGATGCCTTGAGGCAGGTTCGAGTGGGTGAAGTAGCTGGCGTTGTACTTCTCGGCGTTGAGGTGGCTGGTCACGGTCTCGATCAGCAGTTCAAGTTCAGAGAGGCCGTAGAGGGCGAACTCGATGTCGGTTCTGGGGTTGCGGATCCCGTACACCAGTGAGCCTGTGGGGAACTCAGCGATGATCTCCCCTTGGTAGCGCTGGACGTACTCGATCTCGGTCGGATGCGCCCGGCCAACACTGGTCTGGGGTTCATAGACGGGGAACTGCCAGTGACCCTCACCTGCGTTGTACTTGTTGTCCACCACAGGCTCGATGGTGGCGGCGTCAACTGCCCACCATTCCACCACCCGGCGCCCCAGCCGATCCGTCACATTCTCGAAGGTCACGGCGTCCAGCGTGAGCGAATCCCGAACGATTTTGCGCAGGAAGGTGTCAAAGTTATCCCTACGCCGAACATTCACCGCTATTCCGGTATTAAGAAATGCCTCCTCCAAATTGAAGGCCTGCTTTTCTTCCGCCATCGTGGGCTTGCGCTTTCGATCTTTTAGCGCAATTTTGAAACCAGTATCAGTGGCATGATAGGGGCGCCGGGAGAACTTGCTGATCTCATTCATCCGGGTCTGGATGATGGCCGCCACGGGTTTTACCTTAGTAGCCATCTGGCGCAGGATCTGGAAGCCGATCGGTGACGGCTTGGCTTTGGACCCCAGATAGTTGAGCACGTTGCTGGGGTCCACCAAGATGGCGTTGGGGTCAGAGCGCCGGGCCTGCTCTAACTGGCGCTTCTGTTGTTCGAGCGCGTCATCACGATAGGCCTTGATTAGGTCCATTTCAGACGTGATGCGGCCCCCGGTCTGCTCCCGCAGGCGGGCGATGTTGGCGAGGTGTTCAGCGACTTGTTCAACCTGCAATTCGGCCATGGTTTGGCCCACCCCCAATCTTGTCGTGTGTAAATTCCGTGGGTGGTGGGTGGATTCCTGCTTACTGGCGCAGGCTGTTGGGCTCTTCGGGCTGATCGTCCGTGATCAGGAAGTGGGCCAACTCGCGCAGGCCCTGCCGGATCATGGCCTCCCATGCAGACGCCTTCATGTAGTAGAACTGGTCGGGTGGTAGTATCACGGAATTACCAATGGGGCGTCCGTTCATGGTGCCTGTGATGCGCACCCGGTAGTCCTTAATTGGTCCTTGATAGCTGAGTTCAAGGGTCGGTAGGCCTTGATGAACTTGGTAGCACTCGATCAGCCAGCCCTTGGAATGGTTCGTCTGTTTGATCAGCTTGCCTTCAAGGCCTTGGTTCAGCAGTCGCATCTGGTAGGCGGTCAGGTTCATGTGGTTTTGCCCCCTAGTTCAGTGTAACCCACAGGTAGCCAGCCGTCTTGCAGAGGTTGCATGGCTGGCGCTCTGTGGGCGATAGATGGAAAACCTTGGAACCGTTGCAGTCCGGGCAGACCCGGCGGATGAAGCCCTGCTCCAGATCCCTCTGGGAGACAAAGCGCCAATCCACAGGGTTGGGATAACTCTGTTGGTAAACGATGGCTAGTTTCACAGCCGCACAAGACCCAGCTTTACACGGGCGTCGCTGATGTGGCTGATTAGCCATGCTCGGCGGGCGATCTTGCGGGCGTTGGAATGGAAGCGCCGGGTTTCGCCCCAGCGATCAATGATGTGAAGTTGCTGTAGTTCGCGCTCCCAGTTGGCTAAACGAGTCTGCAGTGTTGGGGCCATACTTGCTCCTCCTCAAAGGAAAAGCCCGGCGTCCCCATACGACGCCGGGCCTCAATATGGGGCGGGCGCTGAGCGGGCGCCCGCTTCTGGGTCTGAGGATCTTAGGTCAGGACGCCGACAGCGTTGGGTCGGTTGCCGTCCAGCACCTTGCCGCACTTGGGGCAGTGCTTGACGGCGGCCATGGTGGCGGGGACCACCACATTACCGCAAAGCTGGCACTGCACGTGCAGGTTAGCGCGTACCGGGTCGTTCTCGGTGCCCGGCTTATCGCTGGGCCACGTCACGTCAACGTCGGTCGGGTCGGGGACCTGCTTGTGATCGATCGACATGTTCGGGTTCACCTCCTTCGTCGATGGGCGGGGGTTGCCCCTCGTACAGGCCGCAGAAGTACGCTGACCCCAGCCAACCTGCATAGGGGTGCCCGTTTATAATCGGGGTGCTCAGGTAGACCATGGGGAACTGTGGTTCAGGCTCACTATTCGGGGTCCAGTCGGGGTACTCCTGCTTTGGGTTCATCGATGTGAAGTGCCTCCTTTAGCTGGGCCAGCCGCTTGGCGTCAAAGGCGCAGATGTCGCACCCAGCCGGGCCGCCACAAGTAGCCATGTGCCCGTCTGGCCGGGGAATGACCTGCCCGTGCCCGCTGTTGCGGTCAAACCAGTTGAAGCCCTCAGCCAGTTGGGTGCCGGGGTCATCAACGTCAGACAGGTCCACGGCGAAGTAACCTTCAGCCTTCATCTGTTCAACTGCGCGGGCGCTCCACGCCTCTCCAGCCGGGCAATCACAGGCTTCAGCGCTGATGAAGTCGGGGTTGGTGGGGCTGGGCGTCTCGATGTAGCCCCGGTTCTTGCACTTGAAGCAGGGTGTGGCTACGTTGTCGCTCATGTGGGGTTGGACACCTCCTGTTGTTGGGGGAGCTTCAGCAGGCGCCCAGCCACAGCCTTCCACAGGCCGGGCGCCGCCTTGTCGGCTTGGATGGTCAGCAGTTGCAGGCGTGCCCACGACTCGGGGCGCCAGTGCCCATCAGCATCATAGGCGCCCATCAACCGGGCGTCGCTGGGGTTGTCGTTCCAGACAAAGGCTGTGACCTTGAGCAACTTGGCACGCCCGCAGGCCATGCCTAGGGCGCTGGAAGGGTCGGCAAAGGGGACGATGCGAGTGCCATGTGCGAACTGAAAGGTCTTGAAGAACCGGGCCTGTCCTAGGTTGCCGTGCGGGATGGTAGTCATGTAGGTATCCGCTCCTTATGCGTTGGTGGTGATCCAGTTCAACCACATCCGGAACAGACTGTCAGCAACAGCGAACATCTCACGTTGGTCGATGGGTGAGCCGAAGGGCCGCAGTAGGCCGATGGCATCGGCGATGAACTCTCGCCGCTTATCCATCGACAGTCCCTTGGGCCACCAGATGTGTCCACCCCGGCCCGCTTGTTCGGCATGCTCTTCCCAGCGGTTGCTGGGCCGCCATGGCAGGGCGTTCCGTTCCAGCATCTGTAGGTGCTGGCCTTGGATGGCGCCGGGCGCGTAGGGCAACACCTTGCCGGGTGCGGACTGGTGGGTGCTGAACTGGCGCTTGCAGGTGGTGCACGTGTAGATGTGGTAGGCACCGTGGTTGCCTTGATATTGCCCGTAGGCTTCTTGAAGCTCAGAGCAGTAAGCGCAGGGGAGCCTGTGGGCGGCATTACTGGGGCGCCCAAGAATGGTGGTGGGCGGCTCTGGCACGCGCTGTTTGGCTTCCCCATCCCAGACGTGGTTGCAGGAGTAACATTCGTAGCGGTGCATGCCCCGGTGATCCATGACGAGACCCCGGTCGATGCCGGACCCCCCACACTTCGGGCACTTGGGCGCTTGAGGCGGCGGCTCAGCAGGCTTGGTGCTGGTCTGGGTGCTGTTCTGGGGGTAGACCCGGAAGTCCGCCTCGCAGTGCAGGCACTTCAGGTCGCAGTGGGTATCGCTGGAATCTACTTCATCCAGCTTGCCGATGGAGCAGTGGGGGCAGTTGCCACCCGGCCTGAGCATGTTCAACCACTCCTTCCGGGGTATCAGGGTCGCACAGGACACACAGCGCCAGAACATGGACCCGCCCCGACAGACAAAAGCGCCTCGGGACGACTCGCAGTGGGTGCACTTCATGTACGCTCACCTCACCTCAGATTTAGAGCCAGATGATCGAACCTCCTGCCCGGTCGTCCAGTTCTCGCCGTAGGCCGATGCAGAGGTAGTTCCAAGCGTGTCCGAAGTGATCCCCACCCGGCAGGGTGCCGATGCGTTCGTTGATGACCTCACGGCCGTCAGCGCCATCCTCGATGTCCATGACGGATACAAGGTTGGTCAGGTGCTTGATGAACACCTGAAAGATGGGTAAGTGGCCGCCCTTGTAGGGCGCCAGCGTTGGATCGTCCACAATCCACTTGGGAATGATGATCTTGCGGTCTACGAACATCTTCAGGGCGACTTTGAGCGTCAGGGTGCGGTCCACGTTCACTCGGAAGTCATTGTCGTTCCATGCGTCCGTGAAGCTCTTGGTGTAGTCCGTCTGGTTGTTGGGGTAGAAGCAGGAGTAGACCCGCGCGGGGAACTCCTTCAGTAGCTCGTAGTTGCGATCCTTGCCGTAGCCAGCGTCAAAGACGCCGCGCTTGGCGTCCATCAGCTTGAAGAAAGCCTTGGAGCGCTCAAAGTGCGGATTCTTGTCCTCAGGCTCCTTCATCTTGTCACTGATGTGCTGAATGCCTGTCAGGACGATTCGGCCGTCGCCGAAGGGCGCCCCGGCGATCTGCCACGAGTCGTTACCCCAGTCGCCGCCAACCTGCACCTTGGTGCGTACAGCAGGGGGCAGGTCATAGGGGTTGGTCATGCTGTTGTCGATGCACGCCCGGATGTTGCCCTCCGTGATCAGCACGTTCTTGCCCATGTAGGGCAGGCCGATGACATAGTTGGTGTGCAGTTGCTCCAGCTTGTAGTCAAGGAGCTTGTTGATCACGGAGGTGGCGCTGATCCACGGGGCAATTAACTGGCTGGTCTGGTAACCCCGGACACGCTTGTTCTCAGGGAACAGGGCGTACCAGAATCCATTCATCCGGGTGAGGTCGCTAACAGGCTCGTGGCACTGCATGCACTGGAAGTAGTGCGTCTGCTCCATGCCTTTGATGTCTGGGAAACGGTGCTTCAGCCGTGCCGGGATCTCCTGTATGCAGTTCGGCCAGTCATGCACGAGGGTGAAGAAGTGACCGCAGTAGGGGCACTCCATGAACCAGTGCCGCTGGTCGGACTTCTGAAAGGACTCGTTGACGCCCACACCGGGCAGGCTTGGGGTGGAGACGTCCCGGCGGTAGCCATAGGTTGATGACGACAGTGATTCGTTGAAAGCAACCGTAACGCCCTTGTGCATGCGATCAAGTTCGTCGAAGGTGACCATATCAGCGTCCACACCTTCGCCAGCCTTTGGGGTGGCGCCGGAGCGGAAGAAGATGAAGCTCGATCGGATCTTCTTCAGCGTCACACGGTCAACGTCGCCCGTTTCGCTCATCAGGCGGCTCAGGTAGGGCGAATCCTTGATCGTCTCCTCCAAGCGGGTGTTGGAGAAGTCTCGCACCTGATTCTCAGTCGGGAAGGTGTAGACCTGCTTGGTGTGCGGGTGCTGGTCGGCGAACCACAGAGCCTCACGAACGGCGTTCTCCGACAGGCCTAGCTGGCGGGCCTTCTGCTGGGCCTTCCATGGATGCTGGTCGTCCATGATCTCCTGCAGAAAGCGCCGCTGGGCCTGTGGGCGGCTCATATCGTAGATGCCGTTCTCCAGCCGCGCTTCAAAGCGGTAGGGGCGCCCCCGGAGGGTGGTTAGCTCCTGCGCCCAGATGGAAGGCCGATGCTTGATGTTGTAGGCGACGACTTGGGCTTCGGTCGGTACGGTGGGTGCTGTCATGTGGGCTGTCCCTCCTGTCAGTAAGAATAGGGGCCATGTTTACCGCTTGAATTCGGCAAACATGGCCCGAACCCTTCGACAGGCTTCCGAAACGTCAGGAGCGTCACCAATTTGCGTCAGAACCATGGTTAGCAGGAGTTGGCTGTACTTATCGACAGAAGCGTCCGTGCGTTCCCGAAGCTCTTTCAGGCTCGTAGGTTGATGTCGCATACACACACCCTATGCAGGCCGTATAATGAGGGTGTTGGTGATAGGGGGTGTGTTTGATGAAAGTAGCGTTCGTTGCGCTGGTGCTGGTTGTGGTAACTGGGTGCGGCCGGGCGGTCCCAGCGGCGGCGCCTGTACATATGACGCTGGTACCCCGTGGCCCGCATGGGTGCCTGATGCTTCCGCTCTTCACGGCTGATGGGCAGGGCACGGAGTTCTGGGAGATTTGCAATCGGGATGACCAGTATCGGGTGCCGCCGAACCGGATCCGCTGGACAGAGGAGCCTGCTGGGGCATGGGCGCCCCAGTATCCCTAGGCGCATGGGTAGGGCGCCCCAGTATCCCTAGGCGCATGGGTAGGGCGCCCCAGTATCCCTAGGCGCATGGGTAGGGCGCCCCAGTATCCCTAGGCGCATGGGTAGGG